ACACATTCTAGCTCAGTGTGCAAGATGTGATGGATTTGTGGAGACGGCCCGCGACGCTTGCAACGCTAGCGCGTAGTGCTATAGTAGTTGTTGTCAGGCGGGGACACACGGTCCCAGCCGACGCCTACGGCCTACGGGCCAGAGAGGAGCCTACAATGGCTAACACCGCTCTTCACATCTCCGCTACCATGGTTCGTTGGCTTGACTCGGTTCTCACGGAGCGCATGGACTCCGACGCTAGCGCCTACGTTGACGCGCATGACCTTACCGACCTCGCGGAGACCATCAACGTCCCCGCGGAGTTCCTCGAGTCTCTCGACGCGTGGGACGAGGACGATTTCAGGGGTGTCGCCTCGTGCGCCCCGTCGTGGGTTGACCCCATGGACATTGACGGCGACGGCATCTACTTCTACTCCGAGGAGGTGGCCGAGGAGGCCCGCCTCGAGGAGGAGTCCGAGCGCACCTACCGCGCGGACGTTGACGCGGCCTACCGCGCGGCCACGGGCTTCTAAGCCTTCCAGAGCGTCCCAGACGGGCGCCTATCCCAGAGATGGGACGGGCGCCCGTTTCCTGTGCGCGTTCACCGCACGGGCCGTCTCGGTGTGACCGAGGTTTGACGCCCATCCTTCCAAGCATGAGTCACAGAGAACTCATGCGCAGAAGCGGGCGAAAAATCCGAGAAATCGCGGCGGCGCGCGGGAGTCCCAGACAGCCCGCACGCCATACGGCGCGATACGCCCTCAGAGGCCCTCAGGGCGTCCCAGACGGCCGATTCCAGCCCCACACGTCCAAGTGCCCACACGCGGGCGATGCGCCGCTCTCAGGGGCTTAGAATCGGTCTGCTAGCGTTGTGTGTAGTTGTGTGGGAATTGTGAAGCGACAAATTCTCGCAACACACGCTAGCACAGAGTGGTATATTGAAATTGTCAGGAGGGCACACGCCCTCAGCCACGGGACCGAGGAGGTCGGAGATGTACGCGGACATCAACTATGAGGACTGGAGAGATTCCTTCTACGTAGGCGGCTATTTTCAGCCCGAACTCGACTGGTACGACGATGACGACGACGATGAGGAGGAGGACGACAACGAGGAGGAGTAACCAAGACGGGCGGGGGAAACCCCGCCCCATCCTTTTGCGCAATAGGCATCGAATTCGATGCGTTTGCGCGGCTGCACCATCGGAACCTGCTGCTCCCGCCGAAAAGCGGTCGCACCAATTCCGAGCGGGCAGCACCATCGGGAAGGGCAGCTGTGGCGACACGACGTTGCGGCACCGTTGCGGCACCGTCGCGAGAAGGGGGCGGGGGAAGGGGTCCCCCCATCCCCCTCGCAGGCCCCTAGAGGCCCATGTCTTCGTAGATGTACGGGTCATCGTACCCGTAGAGGGCCACATGGGCCGTCTGGTATGCGCCCACGTCACGGAGCGTGAACGCGGCGCGCTCGAGCACCTCGAGTTCGTCGCGCGTGAGGTCCGCGACCGCGTCGCAGAGGTCCGCGACGAACGCCGCCGCCGCCGTGGCGTTAAACGGGCGACGGACGCGGGTGGCCCGCACACGGTCCCAAAACTCGACATTGAGAAGGTCGTTGAGGCGCGTGGCCTCGACATGGGCGTCGACATAGTCGGCGCGGGTGTCGATAGCGGACTGGCGACGGTTGAGCTTGGACATTGTGGCCTCCTCATGGCCCGATGCCGCGCGGGACTAGGCTTGCTCGCGCTGACAACTATTACTATACACGACGCGCTAGGCTATGTCAACAATGAGAATTGCGTTCACATTTCCTACACAATGGGCTAGCTTATTGCATAATGTGAAGTAATTGTGAAGCTGAAAAATCTCTTGACAATGTGTAACGCAATGTGCATAATAATAATTGTCAGCGGGGCCGACAATAGCGCATCCGCGACGCCGAGCCTGAGGAGGCCCACAATGACCATTCAGCACACCATTACGTTGACCGTAGGCCACAATGTGGCTGGCGTCCCCACGTGGGACATGGACACGGTGGTCGCTGTCGCCACCACCTACCTTGGATGTAAGGGCGCGACTGCCATCTACGCGGATGGCATGTGGTGCGGCGAGCGCGAGCGCTCCACTAGGCTCGAGATTGTGCGCGACAATCTCACGGCCGACGACATCCGCGCACGCGTGCGCCGCATGTCTAGGGCACTCCAGCAGGAGTGCATCATGTGCGAGATTGTTCGCACGAGCGTCGAATTCCTCGGATAGTCCGAGGTCATCGGCCCCATCCTCAAAAGGGATGGGGCATTTTTCATGCCGCGGACTCGAGAGGCGGACGAGGCTTGACGCCCATGCTTTGGAGTAATGCGGAGCCCAGATGTGAGTGAGCGGAAAATTTCACACTGGCGTCGGTCGGTCGAATGGTGCGAAACGTCCCCACATCCTAGCGCGGCGAACGCTCTGTGAGGCCCTGTGAGGCCGCTTGTAGGCCCGTTTGTGCGCCCCATGGGCAAATACTCGAACGGAGGGAAACGAGGCCGCTAGAATCGCTCTCAAACGCTCGACTAGCGCGGCGTGCAAGATTGTGGATGGATTGTGAAGGCAAACATTTACGTTGACAATGTTTAGCGTGTCTGGCATAATAATAGTTGTCAGCGGGGCCGACAACAGAGCGCCCGCGACGCCGAGGCTTAGGAGGCCGAAATGCTTAACGTAACCGAGAAGCGCATCATGACCGCTATCGTCGCAGACTGTGACGAGATTGAGGGGTGGGGCTTCACCCGTGTCGGCAGCATGGTCAACGCGGCCGTCGACGTAATCGACGGTAACTACCAGCGGGTGGGCGGCTACATCACCGACTTAATCCACAAGGGCCTAATTGAGGCCGACCTCACCTCAGACGAGGTGTGGATTGCGCCCGAGGTCTTCGAGGCCTATTGCTAGCAGGCAGGACGCGGGGCGGGGAAACCCGTCCCGCTTCTTTTGCAAGATTGTGAACGAATTGTGAACGCGCATGTTTGTCTTGACATGAGCTAGCGCATGGCGTATAGTAATAGTCGTCAGCGGGGACGGCAATGGTTCCCCGCGGCGCCGCGACCTGAGGGGGTCCACAATGAGCATTCGTCACGGTTACTGGTTCGTCGGCTGCGGTGACTTCTGCCTCGCCGTCTACGCTAACGTCAATGGCGCGTTCGTGGAGCTGGAGGAGGACGCCCGCACCACCACTCGCCGCGTCGTCAGCTTCGACGCCGCGTCCATCCTCGAGGCGGCGGCGCTACTCGCCGCAAACAGCAACTATCCGACCATGGCGACGTCAAACTACCGCGACCTCGAGGACGCCATGAGCGACGGTAGCTTCTGGCGCAACTTCTAGGATTGCAAGGGGCGGGGAAACCCGCCCCGCTTCTTTTGTGTGGTGGACCGCGGGGCTGCTCGATACGGGACGGGCAGCTACACGAGAGTCCCCCACGGCCGCTGGGTGATGACCATGGGGGACTCTGTGGGGTCGGAACATGAAAGGTTGAATAAAGGTGCCCGACCCGAATGCTGCGACGCAGTGTATCACGGGCTGCCCAATCTCGTCAAGGGCAGCAATCGGCGACACCCACCTGCGAATGCCGCCGACTGGATACAACGGGGCACGACGCGGCAGTTGCCGTGCCCCCGCACGGGATTCTACACCTAGACATACGGAGGCGGCGCTCATCGGGAAAGAATCCTAGAAGAAACCGACGAGCGCCGCGACCGAAGTAATGGCAGGACCCATGATAGCATCCATAGATGAGTCGCGTCAAGTCCCCAGACGGCACGAGAAGGCCCCGCCCTTGTGGGGACGGGGCCGTGGCTCCTAGAGCGCGGAGAGGGCGCTCATCCACTGGTCGAAGCGTGCACGCTTGATTGCGTGGATTTCGTCGTAGGCGTCCTCGGAGAGTGTTCCCTCGACGTAGTTCCGCCACGCCCACTCATCGGCCTTTTCAGCGGCGAAGTACTCGTTGGCGGCCTTCTCGTAGACTGTCTCGAACATTGCGACCTCCTCAGGTCCTTGGGCGCTACCCTGCGCCCCTCACCATCTATAATAGCGCGACACACACAGAGTTAGAGCGTGATTTAGCGTCTCCACATGACGTACACAATTCCTTAGCGCGACAATCTTGAACGCGGCCCGAGCGAGGCGGGCAGCACTCTCGGAGAGGGCAGCACTATAAGGGCGTGTGGCCCAAGAAGCCCTAGGAACGCCGATGTGTAGAAACTGTGAATTAGCAAAACACATTGCAACACAGAGCACAGAGTGCTATATTGTAGTTGTGCGGGGCGCACGGACCCCGCGACCCTACGACCTCAGGAGGTCTCGCAATGAACATCATCTCAGCCCACCGCCACTCCACCTTCACGCGCCTCACCGTTGACGCGGGCGCGGGATGGCGCTTCGAGCTTGACCACTTCGCGCACGACGCGGCAGTGGTGACACTCTCGTGGTTCGACGAGGAAAACTACCCGTTCACGTTCGAGCGCGTGGAGTGCCACGCGACGCGCGACTGGTCGCAGAACGTCCGCATGGCCCTCGCGTCGGTCGCCTCGAATCTCGTGCTCTCCAAGGACTTCCAGCGCGAGAGGTGTCAGGGGCGCGTCTTCGAGACAATCGGAGAGTTGGCCTGCAAACTATCCTAGCAGGCAAAACGGGGCGTGGCTCACGGGCCGCGCCCCGTTCGCCTCGACGTGCCCTAGGTTTGACGCCCATGCCTCGAAAGCATGTGGTGCAAGTCGCGCAAAAGTTTTTCGAGATTCTGCTTGACAATTCCTAGCGTGTAGCGTATAGTAATAGTTGTCAGGCGGGACAACAACAGCTCCCACCGACGCCGAGGACTGGGAGGTCCGAAAATGACTATGGTAACCATGCTCGAGGGCGTTATTAACCCGCTCGTAGAGGAGTACGCCGCGGCCGACATGCTCGACGAACTCGAGCGCAACGAGAAGTTTAAGGCAGCGCGCATGCTCGAGAGCGTCTTGACTCCCGTCGACCACGCTAGGAACATGGTCATGACCATTGAGGATGAGGTCAACTGGGAGATGATTAACTGGTAATAATCCTCACGGGCGGGGTCTACGGGCCTCGCCTATTTTTCTGAAACCCTATGTGACTAAAGTCGCACACAAATTTATCTTGACATAAACTAGCGCATCTGGCATAATAATAGTTGTCAGGCGGGACGCGAACAGTTCCCGTCGACGCCGAGACCTAGGGGGGTCACAATGTCCAAGCTCAACCTTCGCAATGCAAACCTCGACCTCGTGGCCGACTGCTACGACGAGGGCGTGTCCCTCAAGGGCGCCTACGACGACGAGGCCGACTACATGCTCTACTACTACGACAACGACGACTACCTCGACTACCTCGAGAAGAAGTGGGAGTACACTCCCATCGAGGAGGTACCGCGCTACGTGCGCGAGGCCCTCGGTTGGGGCGAGTACGCCGCCGCCGAGCGGGCCGAGTGGGACCGCATCAAGTCGGTTGCCAACGGCTACCGTCGATGGGCCGAGGTGATGGTGGCCTAGGCCCCACCATACGGGCGGGGGAAACCCCGCCCACCCAAAACCCCATGTGACCAAAGTCGCACGCAGATTTATCTTGACATGCGCTAGCGTGTCTGGCATAATAATAATTGTCAGGCAGGGCAACACAGACCCCGCCGACGCCGATGGGGCTGCGGCCCTAGATAGGAGGCCCACAATGGCCATCACAATCGAGAACGTCACCGAGACCATGCAGGCCATCACCGTAAAGGTCCACGAGACCGACCGCTACCACGTGTATATTGTAGTAATCGACGGGACCTACGTCGCAGGTTGGGTAAACTCGGAGGACCCCGAGTACGGCCCTCAGGGGTCCGTGGCCTACGCGGTCCGCGAGTGGTGCGCCTCCACCGATGAGGGCGTGCGCGAGGTGCTCGCGGAACTCGCCTCGGAGGTCGTGCTCAAGCTCGAGCACTGGCGGGCACGGGAGGCCCTCGAGGCCATCGGCGAGGCCATGGAACTCGCCGACTAGCACGGCAGGCGGGGGAGGGCGACCTCCCCCGTAACACTTGTTCCATATGGTAAACATCTGTTCCATACGCGAAACATCTGTACCAAGGGGAAACACGCGCGTCCAATAGGGTCATTCACATGCGGTGAACATCGCTCTTTACGCGCGCGGGGCATGATGATATGATAGACGCTAGCGGGCGCGGGAGGCGCGTCCGACTTCGAGAGACGGGAGAACGAGATGAAGGACTGGAACACAACGGACGGGATGAAGCTGATGTTCGCGCTCAACTTCCTCGAGCGCTTCGAGGTTGACGGACATGTCGACGAGGAGGGCGTAGCACGCTGGAGCGACGGCCACGCGGTCCAAGACTGGCAGGCCCACATTCTCGAGGCGTGCGGACTCGAGGTGTCGGAGCGGGCGTGCGAGCTGGCACGTCACGAGGAACTCGGCGACGCCTACGCGGCCTATCACAGGAGCTAGGCTCTGGGACACAGACAGACGCGGCCATGGAGCGCCCTCAGGGGCGCTTCACCGTGTCTGGGGAAGTGTTGTGGCCCTCTGGGGCGACCACTGGGGACTCAGGCCCCACACGGCCCCCTCAGGCCTTCTCGCGGGGCGTCTGGCGTCCCTCGGTCTGGCGTCTGGGGCTGGCGCGCCACACGGGCTGGCGGACCCGACTGGGGCGACTGGCTGGCAGGCCCTCAGGGCGTCGGAGACGGGCGGCTCTGGTGTTTGTGGGCACTCGGACGGGAGGCGGGCGCTCAGGGCGTCTCGCGGCCCCTCAGGCCCTCTCAGGGGTATTCGACGCGCTGGCGGTCCGTCATGTCTGGGAGGCTGGCGCGTGTGGCTGGCGGGCTGGCACGCTCGTAGGCTGGTGGCCGACTGGGGCGCGGTCATCCCCGCGGGCTGGCGGCAACTCGCCGCGCGTGGCTGGCTGGCGTCGCCGCGCGACCGTGAGATTTCATGGCGGCGTCCGATGCGGCCGCGACTGGCGACGGCCGTCACGGTTTGAGCAGTTTTTTTCTCTTTTGCCCTCGCGGGCGCTCGGCCTCGCGGATGGGGCGTAATACGATTGTATTACATCCTTTTAAGTCATATAGCACGAAGGGATGTGGTCTGGATGACTCACTTAAATAAGTTGGCTGCTCGGGTCGAGGAGAGCAGCACCCAGCCAACCAGCAAAGCCCCGCCACCGCCCCGAGCAGCAAATGTCGAGGTAGATGAGCAGCTGTGCGAAAAACCGCTCTTTGTGACATTTTTCGCTCTGTGGTGGATTTAACTCATACCAAATTAGCTATGTGGTGGATTTATCACATACGCGTAGGTGATATGCACGTATGCGATACATGCACATGAGGCGTTTGCACCACATGCATGGATGCTATGTTGTGCAATCGCACAGTCGAGTACAGTTGCTCATTAGTGCCATACCATATGAGCATGAGAGTGTTCGGGCGAAAAACTCGAACACACGCTAGCACAGTATTCGATTGTTCGGGAACATGACACACGAACACGCTCCACACGCTACCGAACACACCCATACGCGCGACTGTAGAAAACAAACACGCCGCGTTAGTTTTCAACACAACGACAGGACCACACACCCACACGACAGGGCGACAGGTCCACCCACAGGACCACACCCACCACAGGGCGCGACAGGTCCGACAGGGCGACCACAGACAGGACCACACCCACCTACGACAGGACACTCACCACAGGCCATGAGACAGGCCACAGGCCCACCCATGGGATACCCTCCCACAGGCCACCACAGGCCCACAGACAGGCCCACAGGCCCGACATGGACCACAGGCCCACAGGGCACAGAATCGCCCCACCACAGGCCCGACAGGGCGCGACACAGGCACAAAAAAAACGCCCTCGTGTGAGGGCGTTTGTTGGTGGTTAGTAGCCCAACAGGGCGTCGACCGCGTCGACTACCTCGTTAGTCAGTCCGCGGAGAACGTTCGAGCTAAAATGCTCGAACCCGTCCGACTCGAACGCCATGCGCTCGAGCGCTTCGATTCCAGCGTATTCGATTCCCTCGCGGGCTACCCCGTGGAGGTGGATGCGCTTATGGTCGCAGTGGGTCGAGGTCGCCCCGTCCCACTCCAAGGTGAGGTCGACGTCGCGCGTCTCCATATCGAAAACGAGGAGGTAAACTGTACCCTCGGCTCCGTTTGAAAACGCCCTGCTACGAGCGACGAACGTGGGAGCAAGGGAAGTGCCGTTGGATGTCTTGAACATGATTTTTCCTTCCATTCACGTTTTTGAATAATGCCTGCTAGGTGCCCCGTTTCGGGTCGGGGCCACACCCTAGGACGCTACGAAAGCTGTGCCTTGACCTCCTCGAGGTCTGCCATGATGTCAACGAGCCTATCCATTACTTTCGTGATATGCTCCTCATCTGGCGTGTCGATGACCTCGCATTCGAAGTTAATCCCGAACCAGTGGGACCAGTCGAGGTCGCGCAGTGCGCTATCAATGTAGGACACCATCTGAGACTTAGACCAGCTAGCCATTGTAGGCCTCCAATCTCTCCACCGTGTGGTGGAGTCCGTCCCCCACCCGCGCACAGGCGGGGGAAATTACAGGCATAGAATGCCCCGTATAAGGGCGATATCCGATTTTCAAGGTCCCGCGGCGCGTCGTGCTTTGCGCCAACACGAATGCTACGCTAGCGCGGCGCACAGTGTGCCGACAATGTTTCGTCTCCACACATCCTACACATTTCCCTTGACACTCTCGGATAGCGCGTACGATGTTTGATGCCCATGCTTGCACGTGATAATCCAGCGGCGGCGCGACTTATGCAAAACAGCGGCGCGACACATCCACAGGTACACGCGGCGCGCGCGTATATATGGCGATGACACACGTCATGTAGACACATTCGAATGACTCCGATTTTTCGGGCGTTTGCGCGTGGGAAATCTCGTGCACGGGCCGAAACACAGAAATGCCCCTGAGAGGCCCTGAGAGCGATTCTGAGGGCCGATGGGCCGAGAAACGACTTACTACCCGATTACATCCGAGAAAATGCCACACGTTGGAAATGCCCTGCTAGATGGGTGTGCGATTTTTTGAGTTTTCGAGCCGATTTTATAACGCGTGAGCATGACAGAATCATCAAACATCGACAGTTTTTCATGCATTTGTGGTTATGTTTTAGATACGACATGAGCACACGTACACACGACATGAGCATGCGAGAAATGAGTGTGTTTCGACACTCGGATATAGCGTTCTCGGATAGCGTTCGAGCCGAGATTTTTATACCGTTTGAGCATGAGAATTGCATGAGCGAAAAACAGGCCCAAACCATAGCATCGTGGGATGTGCTCACATACGCCCAAATTCATTGCAAAAAAATCATGTGCTCAAAATCTCGGTTTTCCATAGCGTCAAGGGATGGTTGAAAACTTATCAACACATAGCATGCTATGCAATGTTTTCGACAATTTTTCGGCTCGAGCGACCGAACACGAACGACCGAACAAAGTCTAGCACAGAGAACAATACGCGAACAAACTAGGACGCGTGGCGTACTCATTCAAATGTCAAGTGAAACGTTCGCATGTTCGGTCGGCCATGACACATGCATCGGCTGGACTTGTGCATATGTGCAAACGCACAGATTCACATGACCACTTCTCAGCATGTGGTGTATTTGTCACATTCACGTATGCTATACCACAGACTTGGGATATCCCATAAGTGCGATAATACGATTGTAGGACATAGCGTTTTGGGATGTGGTGTATTTGTCACATTCAGATGAGTGCGCGGCTGCTCGGTCTGTGATGAGCAGCACTCATCCCGAAAAGCATGAAAATCGGCAAAAAAAGTCCCGAAAAGGGCTGCTCGGGAGGATGAGCAGCCGCCGTGCGAAAAATGGCACGTATACCAAAAACGATGTATAACAAAATAGGGGAGGCGTTTCCACCTCCCCTATTCTGACTACCTCGCGAGGTCCTGACGTACCTTGTGAAGTACCTCAAACCATGGAGCAATGAGATTGTCTTTTCTCATTGCCTCCTCGAGGTCGTTAAGGCCCTTGGTGAGGTTCCCCGTAGGATAATCAAGGTTGTAAGCGTGGCTTACCGTCTCAATTCTCTCACCATCCCATTCGTCCACCGTCGTGAATGTGACGGTGAACCATCCATCTAAAACCATCACGTTGGCGTGATAATAACCGTCGATGGATGCGTTGGCGAAACAGGACATTGTGCCCTCCTTCCCCCACCCGCGGGTGGGAATCGTGGCGAGGGGACGCATCCCCTCAACCAACCTTTATTCTTTTATCAACTATCTATAGTATACTCATTTCTAGCTCATTGCATAGTATCGTGTGGAATCATCACAAATCCCACACATACGCCTTTTGCGTGTTTGACTCCCGTACTCATCACTCATAAGGATGGGCGTCAAGCCTCGAGCACCCAAAACCCTCAAAAGTAATTTGTGGGCAAAATGTGAATTTCCCCTTGACACTACATATTGCGCTACGTAGCGTTATTATATCTATAGCACCTTGAAAACAGGATAGTCAATCAATTCGGGCGGCCACCCTTTGGCCACCCCCTACCCCCGACATAGTCGGGAGAAAGGACAAATACAATGTCCGAACAGTTTACCATCACGCTAACTATCGGCCATAACGTAGGCAATACGCCTACGTACACAACCGAGGAAGTCGCCGCGGCGGCCACCCTTTACCTCGGTACCAAAGGCGCCACGGTCATTGAGGCCAAAGGCCTTTGGTGTGGGATGCCCGAAGCATCCACGCGGATTGAGGTCGTGAGGGACAACCTCACGTATGAGGACATCCGCAAAAGGGTACAGCGTTTGTCTAGGGTACTTAGACAAGAAGCGATTATGACCGAAGTCGTGAGGACTTCGGTTGAATTCCTAGGGTAAAACCCAAAAGGGGGTATCCACTAACGGATACCCCCACCCCCTTAGAAACACCCCCTAGAAAGCCCTAGAAAGCCCCACAAGCCCCATCAAAGGGGGGGGTACCCCCCAAAGTAGAAAGGAAGACATAATGAACGTTAAGTATATGAACCACACCATCGGTATTAGTCTTACCACTGGCATCGTGCCCACCATTGCGAGGCGCATACCACGTGCCTACGGTATTACTTCAAGCGATGTAGCAGTGGCGCTCATTGCCTACCTTGCCACACCTAAGAGCGTACGCGATAGCGCACGTACGGCATACGCCAACGGCGATGCCCTAGCACCCCAAAGGGTTAGCGAATCATCGCCTACCATCACGCTTGAATATGATGGTAGATATATAACAGACGATGTAGTATCATACATTACTACTAAGATATTCGACTTAGATTTGCAGGGTGTAATTAAATTGTAGTGTTGTTATATGTAGGCGGTACCTTATGGTGCCGCCTATTATTATGCTTATTATATTGTTATATACACACACTATAGGTATAGTATGTGCCGTGCTTTTCTTTTAGAGTAAGGACATACATAGTATATATATTAGGTGCCGTGCTTGCGTGTGTTGTTTTGTTCTTGCTTGTTGTTTGTTGTGTTTGTATTTTGTTTGGTTGTTGCGTATATAGATATGACTAGTGCCGTGGCATTCATTGTGTCATTGTATTCATTGTGTTCGTTCGTAGCATTAGAGCGTGTGGCCACTCATCATCACGTTCTTGCATGTGTTGTCGCGTGCGCCGTGGCATCATTTTAGAGCATTGCCTTTTCTGAAGGGACCCATACCCCATACGCGATAAGGCTAGGGGGTGGTATGTGTCACACGGCAACGGCGCAACCCATAACCTAAAATTTATAAAAAACTTTTCAGAATTTTATTTACTTAAAGTTATGGGGAGGGGGTGGGTGGGGGTGGGTGGGGTAATACAAATTTCTGGCACTGTATTACGTCGCGCGACTGACCCGTCGCGATGCAGACCGCACCTCACGATGATATCACACCACCTGCTGCGCGAAAAAGCCCTCAAGCTGCCCTTGACGTGGCCCCTTTCCTGTGATATGCTATAGAGGTTTTCCACGCAGAACGGGTTCTTCGGGATTTTCCAGAAAAATTCGATTCAATGATATCACATAAGGAGGGGAAATTGGCTCTACCGAAGAGCATCAACGTGCTCGGCCTGAGGTACGACGTGGTGCGCAGGGACGTCGACGACGAGATGGGCCACGTGGACGTGAAGCGGTGCGAGATTTGCGTCGGCCGCAGCCTCCGCGGGAGGCGGGCACGCGAGGTCTTGGTCCACGAGGTCATCCACGCGGTGCTCGAGCAGCTCGGCAGGTACGGGGAGTACGAGGACGAGCAGCTGGTACAGGGACTCGCGGCGGGCATCACGTCGGCGTTCCCAGAGGTCGGCCGTGTCCACGACTAGGGCGGAGCGCGAGGCCATGAGGCGGTACCACGGGAAGGTCTTCTCCATGGCCCTCAGGGTGAACCCAGAGACCGAGGGCGCGGTCTACCGACAGCTCATGCGCCAGCCCAACAGAAGCGGCTACATCAAGCGCCTCATCGCACGGGACGCCGCCCGCTCCCAGAACGTGCAGCAGCGCAACGAACCCATGGTGAACCCATGACGGCGCCAGAGGCCACGGTGGTCCTAGAATGGCGTGGCATGGCCACTGGCACGCGCCCCGAGAGAAGCGCCACTCAGAAGGCCTCTCAGCGCCCCACGGGGGCATGCCAGTGCGGCCACCGCTGCGGGCGATGCGAGAGGGGGACCGACTGATGGCGTACGAGTGCTTCCACTGCGGCGAGAGGGCCGTCATATGGTGCGGCGACTTCGACTTCGAGGACTACATGCTCGAGGGTGAGGGGGTGGTCCACGAGTGCTACTGCACGAACTGCGGGGCGAGCATCACCTACGAGGTGCCGACGCCGAACTGGGGGGAGGACGACGATGACGACTAGCCAGCGCCCACGTTGTGCAACTATCCCGCCCGTGGACGAATCGCACCCGTCCCGACGTTTTCCCAGCTACATTATACCACAAACTAAACGCGTTCTAGCGCCAGAAAAGACAGAAAGGGGAGAATTCCATGAGGCCGATGCCTGAGCTTGAGGTCACAGAGGTTCCCGTGGACGAGCTTGTCCCCTACGAGGGCAACGCGAAGCTGCACCCGAGGGAGCAGATAGACCAGATTGCCACCTCCATCGCGGAGTTCGGCAACTGCGACCCCATCGCGGCTTGGCACGACGAGGACGGGGAGCTTGTCGTCATAGAGGGCCACGGGAGGCTGCTCGCGCTGAGGCAACTGGGCATAGAGACCGCCCCCGTCATCCTCTTGGACCACCTGACGGACGAGCAGAGGCGCGCCTACGCCCTCGTCCACAACCAGCTCACGATGAGCAGCGGCTTCGACTTCTCCGCGCTCAACGACGAGCTTGACGTGATACTGGACATAGACATGCGCGACTTCGGGTTCGACCTCTTCGAGCCTGAGGACGCGTACCCAGACATAGAGATTCCCGAGGCGCCAGAGCGCGCGACCACCGACCGCGCTGGGGACGGCGACGAGCATGATGACGAGTGCGACGATGACGACGGATTCGACCTCTCGGAGGTGGCGTCGGGAAGCCTCGTCCAGAGGTTCGTCGTGCCGCCGTTCACGACCCTCGACGCAAGGCAGGGCTACTGGCAGCAGCGCAAGCGGTGGTGGGTCGAACTCATCGGCGACGACGGCTCGTCGCGCGGCGACGCCAAGGCGTATGGCACGGGCAGCCTAAGCGGCAATCTCGGCGGCGCCCTCGACAGGCTCAGCGCAACCGCCGTGTCGCTCACTGACCCCGTGCTCTGCGAGGCCCTCGTCAAGTGGTTCACCCCACACAAAGGCTCCAAGGTGTTCGACCCATTCGCTGGCGACACCGCGTTTGGCTTCGTCGCGTCACACTGTGGGCACAGCTTCACTGGAATAGAGCTTCGCAGGGAGCAGTGCGACTTCAACAACGACAGGGTCTCTGGGATGGACGCCCGCTACTTCTGCGACGACGGCAGGAACCTGCTCAGCCACATTGGGGTCGGCTCTCAGGACATGATGTTCTCGTGTCCGCCGTACTTCGACCTAGAGGTGTACAGCGACCTAGAGAACGACGCGAGCAACCAAGAGACCTTCGAGGACTTCTACGCGATACTCGACGAGGCGTTCACGCGCGGGGCGGAGGCCCTTGCGGACAACAGGTTCGCCGCAATCGTGATAGGCCCAGTCAGGAACAAGAAGACTGGGGGCTTCTACGACTTCTACGGAAGCGTCGTTGATACGTTCAGGCGTGCAGGCATGTGCCTGTACAACGACGCGGTGCTTCTCACTCAGGCTGGTACGGCGCCCATCCGCGCCGCTGGCAACATGAAGGGCAGGAAGCTGGTGACCACCCATCAGAACGTGCTCGTCTTCTATAAGGGCAACGTCAGGGAAATTAGCAGCGAGTTCCCAGAGATAGAGGTGGAGGTTGACGCCGACGATTTGGAGTAGCCGCTGGTGGGTTGAGCTTGGCCCAGAGCGACAGGAGGAACTCATCGAGACCGTTCGCAAGGCAATTGACGCATCCCGCTTTCGGGTGGTCGGCATGAGCGACTACAGTTTCTCGCCACACGGCTACACGTGCGTGTGGCTGATTGGGGAGAGTCACATCGCGGTCCACACGTGGCCAGAGCATGGCGTCGCGTATCTCGAGTGCTCTTCCTGCAACCAAGACAAGCACGACAGGTTCTCGAGGCTCATAGACCGTTGGACGCGCGTGCTGGAGGCGTCGCATGACGCGCGGTTTGAGCCAATGGAGGTGTAGGCATGTGCATGTACTGCTCGGGGAGGTACACGGACCTTCCCCTCTACGACATGAGGGACGGCACGCTCGCCCCAGAGATTTCGACCCAGTACGGCGGCTTCGGCATCCGCGTGATGCCAGACTTCGACGGCCGCGGCGCGTACTTGGACGTCGACGGCATGTGGGCCGATGGACTCACGGCGTTCGGCGCGACGGTCCCCATCAACTACTGCCCGATGTGCGGCAGGATGCTGGACGGTGAGCGTCATGGCTAACATCGACAACCTCGTCCACTTCACGAGCGACCAAGACCGCGAGAAGGCCCGAATAAACGGCGCCAAAGGCGGGAGGGCCTCTGGCGAGTCCAGAAGGCGCAGGAAGGCCATGAGGGAGGCGCTCGACGACATCCTCTCGCGCGAGTTCGTCGACAGGAACGGCAAGAGGGCGCAGGGCGTCGAGGCCATGATGGCCCGCGTCTTCCAAGACGCCATGGACGGCGACATGAACGCCGTCAAGTTCATCCGCGACACGGTGGGCGAGGCACCCGTGCAACGCGTGGAGACCGTGCAGATAGACCAGAGCGCCTACGACGAGGTCCGCAAGTTCCTCTTGGGCGAGCAGCCGAAGGAAGGTGACGAGTAGTGGGCGGCGGAGGAAGGGCTTCGTCCGAGAACAACCCCGACACCAAGAAGAAGCCCGAGGGCGACAATAACGGCGGCGGCAGCAGCAGGGCCGAAACCTTGGCGCGACTGACTGGCGAGTATGGCGTGTCCCTCGGCAGCCGCATCGACGAGGCTCCCGACGAGTCAATCGGCGCAATCGCGAGGGGAATCGAGTCGGTCATGGACGACTTCCCTCGGCTCAAGGGCAAGGTGGAACTTTTCTACGACCCAGAATACAACGCTGGGGCATATGCCCCCGGGTACTGGGGGGAAGACGGCTACCTCAACCACCAGATTGCAATGGCCATCTCGTTCAGCCCCGACAGGATAGGCCGCTCGCTGAACAACTACTATGAGTTCAGCAACGTCGGCGGCGAGGTCGCGATGAACTTCGCCGAGGGCGCTGGCGCGCATGAGGCTGGCCATGTCGTCATGCACGAGCTTGCCAACGCAATATATGGGAGCAAGGTGACAAGCAGCGCGTTCGCGAGGTCGGGCGCCATCTCAGACGCACTGAATGAGCACAGGGTCGAGAAGCGGATTGTCAACGCGGCGTACAAGAGGGTCGTCGGGCAGGGCGAGACGCGCAGTCTGTCAGAGCTTAGGCACGACCTGCGAGTGGACGACTATGGCGCCAAGAACATGGCCGAGACCGTGGCCGTCGCGTTTGGTCAGGTGAAAAGCCTGCGCAGTGGGGCGCAGCCATTCGCAAAGGCAATCTACGACGTGGCTAAAGAGTACGCGAAAAAGTACTTTACATAGAGGGCTCTATGTGCTAGCATATAGTATAGTCTTTTGAAAGGAGTGTGTCATGGCTGTCGTCATCAAGACCCCGAAGAACGAGGCCGAGTTCAGGCGCATGGTCGCAAACAAGGAGCGTGCCATAATGGAGGATGGCGGGCTGAAGGTGCCGACGCGCGGGAAGAACGCCAGAAAGAAAACCAAGAGGAAGAAGTGACGACCGTTGACTGGCGGACGTCCCTGCGGAACTACAACATGCACATCTGCAGGGACGTCCACTGCGACAGGGACGGGTGGCCCATCGTCCGCCCGTCCCACTCCGTCCCAGACAGGCTCACGAAGCTGTTCATAAGCGACACGGGCCGCTTCGACAGGAAGAGGCGCAAGGAGGGATACCTTCACTTCTTCGTGGACGACTACAAGTTCGAGCGCCTTTGGAACCACCCAGAGCGGTACGTGGAGGCCATCAGGAAGTACGACGGCATGATTGCCCCAGACTTCTCGACGTGGCGCGACATGTCGCAGCAGCAGCAGCGGTACAACGTATATCGCTCTAGGGTGCTTACGATGTACTACCAGCAGCAGGGCATCGACGTCATCCCCCTGCTGCAATGGTCTGACGGCCGCAGCTGGAAGTGGTGCTTCGACGGACTCCCACGGGGTGGCACGCTCTGCGCCCCAGCGCACATCGGCTTCGGGAGCGACCGCTGGGCGCACCGCCTCTACGTGATGGGCCTTGCGGAGGCGTACCACAGGCTCGAGCCAGACACGCTCTTGTTCTACGGCGAAGAGTTCGACGTCGACCTGCCCTGCGACGTCGTGTGGTACGAGAACGAGGACCTCGTGAGGGGCCGTGCCCCAGAGAGGGAGAGGAGGCGGAGAGAGCGTGAGTCCAGAGGCGGGTGAGCTTCTCGCGTCCCTCAGGGAGCACCCAGAGAACTTCCTCCACATGGTCGGCTTCAAGCGCAAGTGCGACGTGTACGGCGAGTGGATGCGGATGATGCTCTACGACGAGGGGGACGTCACCATACAGGGCTTCCGAGGCTCGGGTAAGACCGTGTGCGTCTCTGGGGCGCTCGCGCTGCTCCTGATGCTGTTCCCATACCTCAGGGTGGCGTTCATCAGGAAGACGGACGTGGACGTGAAGGAGGTCATGGCCCAGACGGCCAAGATGATTGCGCACCCGCAGTCGGCGGCCCTCACGAAGCTCATCTGGGGCGCCCCCGTGCAGCTCACCACCGTCACCCAAGGCGAGCTGAACACCAACCTCAACGTCGACCCCAGAGGCGCGTCCCAGCTGGTGGGGATGGGCATCAACGGCTCCATCACGGGCAAGCACTACGACATTATATTCACCGACGACATCGTGAACACCAAGGACAGGCAGTCGCGCTCCGAGAGGGAGCACACGAAGGCCGTCTACATGGAGCTGCAGAACGTCAAGAACCGCGGCGGCCGCATCATCAACACTGGCACGCCGTGGCACGTGGACGACTGCTTCTCCATCATGCCGCCAGCCCGCAAGTGGGACTGGACCACGATGCCCGAGGTAATCTCCCCAGAGGAGGCGGCGCACATCAAGGAGCGCATGACCCCGTCGCTCTGGGCAGCCAACTACGAGCTTCGCCACATACCGTCCGACGACGTCCTGTTCACATCGCCCAAGACGGGGGCCGACATACTCAACATCCTCGACGGGGAGGCCCACGTCGACGCCGCATACCACGGCGACGACTTCACCGCCTTCACCATTATAGGATATCATGACAACGTGTGGTATGTCTATGGCAAGATGTGGAGAAAGCACGTAGAAGACGTTACCCCGTTGATGATTGCCGACATGCAGAAGTTCCGCATCAGGAAGATTCACATGGAGAACAACGCGGACAAGGGCTATGCGGCCGCGCCGTTCAAGAAGGCTGGCCTCAAGCCGATTCCATACCACGAGTCGATGCAGAAGTTCGTGAAGATAGTGACGCACCTCAAGACGGCGTGGCCAGACATCGTGTTCTGCGAGGGCACGGACCAAGCCTACATCGACCAAATCTGCGACTACACGGAGGACGCCGAGCATGACGACGCGCCCGACAGCCTCGCGAGCCTCCTCGCTAGGGGAAAGTTCCGCTCCAAGCCGTACAGCCCGCGCCTCGGAAACCAAGGCGGCGCACAGAGGGTCTCGCTGTACGGGTGAGTGCAGCTCTGATATACTATAACGACGTATTTGTAACACGGAGAGGGAAGGAACAATCATGGGTAACTCCGACACCGCGGGCGTCGTGCCCGACTACTACGTAGAGCACAAGGCCAACGCTCAGGCCCTCCGCGAGGGGCGCGAGATGCCGTTCCCCAACGCGAACGCGGGCGTCTTCGGCGAGGACCGACAGAGAAAGGCTTAACGATGGGCAGAGGCAAGGGAGGCTCCCTTCGCAGGGGCCGCGCCCCCGAGCGCAACTTCAACTACTACTTCGTCGCACGCGGCAACGCCAACTCCCTCCGCAGGGGCGGCAGGGCGGTCCTTGGGCTGGACAGCAACAACAACGTGACTGTCGCTGGCAGGAGGATATAACGCGTGGAGCGTTATCACGTCAGGGAGCATCAGGTGAGGGCGTACAGGATGTACAACCTCCATCTGGTGGACGCCGCCGACTGCCTCGGCGGCGTCTGGCCCCCCGTGCGGCCCTCTCAGGCCCTCCCGCGGAGGCTCACGACCTTCTACCCGAAGACGGCTGGCGACAACGGCGACGCGTACGCCCACTTCTTCATAGACGACTACAGGTTCGAGCGCGTCTGGTCGGACCCAGAGCGCTACATCCCAGTCCTCAGGAAGTACGGCGGGGCCGTCATGCCCGACTTCTCCACGTACCACATCATGCCGCTGCCGATGCAGTGGTGGAACGTGTACAGGAGCCGCATGCTGGCCCACTACTGGCAGGAGAACGGGATTGACGTGATACCGCTGCTGCAGTGCGGCGACCCGAGGATGTACGACTACGCCCTCGAGGGCATGCCAGTCGGCGGGACATACGCCATAGCGACCAACGGTCAGGTTCAGGACAAGGCGAACCTCTTCTACCTCTTGGAGTTCCTCGAGATAGCCTTGGACGCCGTCAGGCCAGACCTGCTCGTCGCGTACGGCAAGAAGCTCGACGTGAAGCTGCCGTGCGAGGTGATATGGTACACGAACGACAACACCAACAGGGTCGCCGTGAACACTGGGCGCTTGGAGGCGCCGCTGCCAGACTACATTGACGAGGGGAACGTGCTCGCGCTCGCCGACGCGAGGGAGAGGGCGATGCTCGAGGCCGAGAGCGAGGTGGCCCCCATAGGCCTCTCTGGCGACGGCTACGTACGTGCCGTGAGCACCCTCAGGCCCGAGGAGAGGCGACCGCTCATGTTCAACGAGGAGCTTCCGAACTGGACCCCTTGGTACGCGGACGAGGCCGTGCCGCTGCTTCCGAGCGCCGATGACATGCTCCTCCCGTCCGAGGATGGTGAGACAGGGTGAAGACCTTCCAAGACTTCGAGAAGGCCAAGGACGACAAGCCAGCGTTCATACTGGCCGCGATAGGCGACCACAAGGCCAGTGACGCCTACAAGACGGCCAAGACGGCCGACGAGTACGACGCCCAGAGGAACACGACCATAGCGGCGGTCACGAGGACGATATACAACGCGCAGGGCGTGGCGGTCGAGGACTACACCGTCTCGAACATGCGCATAGCGTCCAACTTCTTCAACCGCCTGAACACGCAGAGGTGCATGTACTCCCTCGCCAACGGCGTCACGTTCGTAGACCCGTACGACGAGGCGCAGGAGCAGCTCACCGACGAGACCAAGGAGAAGCTCGGCGAGCACTTCGACCACGTGCTCAGGGAGGCGGCATACTACGCCCTCATCCACGGGCGGAGCTACCTCTATTGGAACATGGACAGGGTCTACAACTTCCGCATGACGGAGTTCGTGCCCCTCATAGACGAGTTCGACGCCTCGCTCAGGGCGGGAATCCGCTTCTGGCGCATCGACCCCAAGAAGCCGCTCAACTGCGTCCTCTACGAGGAGGACGGCTACACGAAGTACAGGACCGACGAGAACGGCACCCTCAGGCTCGTGGAGAAGAAGAGGGCCTACAAGGTCGAGTACCAGTACACGGAGGCTGGGGACGTGCTCTACACCAACGAGGAGAACTACACGAGGCTGCCCATCGTGTGCATGTACGCCACGCGCCTCAAGCAGTCGACCCTCGTCGGCATGAGGGACGCGATAGACGCCTACGACCTCATCTCGTCGGGCTTCGCGAACGACCTCATCGACTGCGCACAAATCTACTGGATAGTGGAAAATTACGGCGGCATGGACGACGCCGACCTCGCGGAGTTCCTCGACAAGCTCAAGTTCAACCACATCGCGAACATCGACAGCGCGTCTGGCGGCGCGGTGAAGCCCTACACGCAGGACCTCCCGACCACTGGCAGGAGCGTCTACCTCGCCGAGATAAAGCAGCGCATCTACGACGACTTCGGTGCGCTCGACGTGCACACCGTTCAGGCGTCCAACACCAACGACCACATCGACGCGGCCTACCAGCCCATGGACGAGAACGCCGCGGACTTCGAGCACTGGGTGGGTGACGCGATTGGGCAGCTCTTGGACATCATCGGAATCAAGGACACGCCGATATTCCGCAGAAACAAGGTGAGCAACAAGGGCGAGGAGGCAGAGATGGCCCTCGCGGAGGCCCCGTACATCGACAAGGCCACCCTCCTGCGCAAGCTCCCGAACATCACGCCCGACGAGGCACGCGCGATACTGGCCAACCCGCAGATTCGCTCCGCTCAGGCCGAGAGCGCCATGGAGACGGCCGCGATAAGCGTCATGAACCTGATGGCCAACGGCCAGTCCGTCAACCAGCAGGCGCTCGAGATGAACGAGGGCACGCTCAACGCTGGCGGGAACAACGCGGTCGACCTCAGCGACGCCGAGAGCATGGTGGAGACGAAGTGAGCGGGTACCTCATAGGCGGGACCGTCACGTGCACGAACAGGTCGGACGCCTTCCTGCAGAAGCTCGGCGACGCGCTCGGGGAGGCGCTCGAGGAGTGCGGCGAGCACCTCGTGGGCGTGGCGCAGGAGGCGTGCCCCGTCGACTCTGGCGCACTCAGGAGCACCATACGCTTCACCATAGTCGATGACAGGAAGGTGAGGGTGTCGGCTGGCGGCGAGTCCACCACCCCGACGAGGCACTCTAGGAACCCGAACTACGTCGACTACGCAGACGCCGTGGAGTTCGGAACGTCCAGAACGCCCGCACAGCCATTCCTGCAGCCTGCCGTGCTCAACCACACGGCGGAACTCAAGGCCATCATGGACTCGCACCTCACCTAAAAAAGTCCTTGCATCCCCTAGCTCGTTGTGCTATACTGCTTGATAGCAGGAAGGGAGAACGAGCTAGGAGGTGTGAATTGCTTGGCTACCTGATTGACCCGCACACGAAGAGGGCGACCTTCGTCCACGTCCACGGCGAGCGCGACTACAGGCGGCTCCTCGGGTGGAGGGGCGTCGAGGTGCGGGGCTTCAGCGTCGGCGGCCACGGGTACGCGTTCGTGGTGGACATCGCGAGGGACGAGAACCCGATGGCACTGCCCTCGGTGGTGGACGAGACGTGCTGGCCCATGGTGTTCGGCGGCACGGTGATAGTCGGGGTGGACGAGTCTGGGCGGCTGCGGTCGCTGGACATAGACGAGTGCAACCACCTCTACGCGGAAATCAGCGTCATATCGGACGGAATGCACGGTGACTGGCAGGCAATGGTCGTTGACCAGAGGGGAGCACGAAGGTGAAGGGCTACAAGATTGACATTGACAACGCATGCGCCTACACGGTTGAGGTCGACGGCCTCAGGGACTACTACAGGGAGATTGGCTGCGATGTCATCGACATCGTGGTCGTTGAGATAGACGGGGCGCACTACAACGTCGTCATCGACGACGAGGGCCTCCTGAGGGACGACCCGCGCCCCTCCGTCGCGTGCGGCGGCGTTGGGCGCCTCTACGGCAACGCAATCGTCCTCGGCATGGACGAGGAGACGTGCGACCTCGCGACGCTCACGGACGCCGACGTCACGAGGATATTCTCCCGCCTCGCGAACGTGGCGACGAGCGACGAGAACTTTGGCGTGAGGACGTGGCTCGTGCTCGACGCCGACTAGCGACGCCCACATAGGCAAGACCGCATGGCGCGGGGCCTCGGAGACGGGGTTCCGCGCCATCTCTTTGCCTCCGCATGTGCGATGTTTTACACATTTCCGTGGATGTTATATAATTATAACGCAAGAGTCGAGCCATTACGGCACCGCGCAAGGCATCGCGCGACCCGTAGTTCCGAGGAAATGGAGTTGAACATGGCACTGACTAGAAAGCTGCTCGAAGGGCTTGGCGTCGAGGGAAAGACCATAGAGTCCATCATCGAGGCACATTCCGAGACCGTCAACGCTCTCAAGGCGGAGCGCGACACGTTCAGGAAGGACGCCGAGAGGGCGGCAGACCTCCAGAGGCAGTTGGAGGAAGCCAAGGCGGACACGTCACTGGCAGACCTCAGGAAGGCGTACGACAAGCTGACCAAGGAGGACGAGAAGCTCAAGGCCGACCTAGAGACGGCCACAAGCGCACTGAGCGAGACGCGCGAGGAGCTTGACGTCACCAAGGGCGAGCTTGAGACGGCAAAGGCCGAGGGCGAGACCCTCAAGACCGCGAACGACGAGCTTACCTCGAAGCTCACGACCGCGGAGACCGAGAGGGACGGCCTGCGCACGGAGTACGACGACTACAAGGCTGGGGTCGAGGCAGACAAGACGCAGCGAGCCAAGGCGAGCGCGTATCGCAAGCAGGTCCTTGAGAAGGCTGGCATCGCCGCCAAGTACCTAGACGATGTCATGGGAGTCACCAAGCTCGACTCCATCGAGCTTGACGAGGACGGCAACATCGCCAACCTCGACGAGCAGGTGGAGGGCGCAAAGGAGAAGTGGGGGAGCTTCATCCTGAAGACCCGCACCGACCCCGCGCCCGTGGAGACCCCGCCCGCCGAGAACAAGGACGGTGCTACGACAATCGACGGCGCGCACGAGCGTGCCGTCCAAATCGCGCGTGAGCGCCATGAGAGGCTTTACGGCAAGAGTAAGGAGTAAGCATGAGCTTCACAGGCTCCAAGACGGGAAGCACGTTCAACAACGGCTTCTTCCTGCTCGATGAGGAGGACAGCCTGCGCGAGACTGCCCTCATCAGCAAGAACCACACACAGGCCGTCACCCGAGAGAACCGCAAGATTGTCCCCATGGGCGCCGTGGTCCCGTCCAACGACGGCAACGCCATCGGCCTCCTCTACGAGGACATCGACGTCACCGAGGACGACGCCCTCGGCTCCGTCGTAACCCGCGGCAAGGTCTACGAGGACCGTCTGCCCGCATCCGTCGAGAGCGCGGCCAAGGCCGTCCTGACGGGCCTGCAGTTCGTCACCTCGCCGACCGTCGTCCGCCCGTCCATCTTCGCCAAGTTCGCGAAGCTGGCCGTCGCGTCCGTCGCTGGTTCCAGCTCTGGAAAGACCGCCATCACCGTGACGGGCTACACCCTCAAGGCTGGCGAGTCCTTCGCCTATAAGACCGACGCGTCCGCGGCCCCGACCGCCGACGCCGACACCGACCTCACCTCGTGGACTTCGTGGAACGGCACCGACCAGCTGACCGCCACCACTGGCCACAAGATTACCGTCGTCGCCAAGGGCGCTGACGGCAAGGCCATCGGCGCTGGTTCCACTTCCATCACGAGCGCGGCATAGGAGGGATAGGGAATGGAACTGTTCCAGAACGTCCTCGGCATGGTCAGCGAGCCTGACCTGCTCACCACGGGCTTCAACGTCAACCGCCCGTCCGACCCCATCGACGGCCTCTTTGACGACGAGCTTACCGAGAACCTCGTCGCCCGTTGGAACTACATCGCCAACGAGTATCAGGTGCCCCAGATGGCCCAGTTCCACGCGTTCGACACCGTGGCACAGAAGAGCGTCCGCGCCCCCATCGACCAGCGCAACATCGAGAAGGGCCTCATCAAGGTCAAGCGCAACACCTCGGAGCTTCTGTACGAGCTTCAGGGCCGCGGCGTCTCGACCGAGCAGGCCCTCTACGACTACGTCATGGAGGACGTCAACACCCTCGCGGACGAGGTCGTGACCCGCACCAAGGTCGCCAAGAACGAGCTGCTCGCGACTGGTCAAATCACCATCAAGGAGAACAACGTCGATACCGTAGTAGACTACGGCGTGCCAAATGAGAACGTCACCCTCGACCTCGATTTCGGCGCTGGCGCCGAGAAGGAGATTCCCGCCCAGCTGCAGGACCTCATCGACCGCGCTGGCGACAACGGCGTCCAGCTCACTGGCATGCTCTGCGCACGCTCGACCCTCTCCAAGCTCCGCCAGAACGCGGCCATCCAGAGGGCCATCAACGGCATGTACATGGAGGGCGTCCTCGTCACCCATGACGCGCTGCGCTCCTTCCTCGACTCCGAGTATGGCATCAGCCGCGTCATCACCAACGACCTCTCCTACTCCACCCCGTGGACCGTGGGCAGCGACGGTCGCCCCGTGACCAACAACAAGCGCTACTACCCGAAGGACCGCATCAGCTTCTTCGGCACTGGCAACGGCATGCGCCTCGGCTCTGGCCTCTGGGGCATCCCGCCCGAGGAGCAGATTGCCCGCTTCGGCGAGGTCGGCGGCTCGAGCGTCAACCCGTACGTCTACGTGCACCAGTGGGTCGAGGATGACCCCGCGGTCGTGTGGACCAAGGCCTCTGGCCTGTTCATGCCCGTGCTGTTCAACCCCAACTCCCTGTACGTCGCCAAGGTCATCGAGACCCCGAAGGTCTAAGGGGCCGCACGGATGATTGTCGAGTGCGTAAAGCGGTTCTACGACATCAGGGCGGACCGCTTCCGCGAGGCGGGCGACCTGTTCGAGGTCACCCCCGAGCGCTTCGAGGAAATCAACGGGCACCCCAACTACGGGGTGCTCGCCGTGGCAGCCGCCATCCAGCCCGAACCCGAGCCTGTGGCGGAACCCGAACCCGAGGCGGCGCCCGAGGTGTCCCCAGAGGCCGCTGAGGCGGCCGCTGAGGCCCCCAAGCGCCGTACCACGACCAGAAAGCGCAAGACCGAGAAGACCGAGGCTTAGGGAGGCCCACAGTGACTCTGGCACTGCTCGAGGAGGTGCTCTACCACATCCACAACTGGTTCATAAGGAGCCAGTGGCGGGTGAGCGAGTGCGCCATATCCGAGGGTGCCCTCCCCGAGGCCGCGGCATCGGCAATCCCGCAGGGGGCCTTCTACCGCGTGGAAGGCTCCCTGCTCAACGACGGGCTTCACAGGATGGGCGAGGACGCGCTCGAGGACGAGACGTTCAGCGGGCGCATATCGCTCTGCGTGATTCCCAAGGCGCTCCTGAGCGTCGTCGAGGAAATCGAGGCGTGGCAGGAGAAGTACGGCGAGCAGGTCGATGGCCCGCTCAAGTCGGAGTCGTTCGGCGGGTACAAGTACACGCTCAAGACGGCGTTCGACTACGGCCTCGGCTACGGCGCCCAGCCTCAGGGCGGGTGGCGGCTCGCGTTCAGGGACAGGCTCAACCCGTTCAGGAAGATGTGGGGGTAGGCATTGGCGTTCGCTGGTCTCATCAACGACTTCGTGGTCCCGTGCGTCCTCGTCGAGAAGGTCCGCGTGTCGGACGGCGAGGGCGGATGGATTGCGCTCTGGCAGGACGGCATGAGGTTCGACGCGGCCATAACGCACGACACCACCCTGCAGGCGAAGGTCGCGGAGTCGGAGGGGATGAAGTCAACCTACACGGTCACGACCGAGCGCAACAACATCCTCGACTTCCATGACGTGTTCAGGCGCCTCTCCGATGGGCAGGTGTTCAGGGTGACGTCAGATGGCACCGACGTGGTGACGCCCGACAGGGCGTCGTTCCAGTTCTCTCAGGTGTCCGCGGAGGAATGGGAGATTGCGCAATGACGCCAGAGGCGGCCATATACGCCTTCCTCGACTCGTTCGGCATCCCCGCCTACGCGGCGTCCTCGACGCCAGACCAGACCGAGAGGGAGTTCCCCTACATCACCTACCAGCTCGTGGTCGGCAACTGGGGCAGCGGCACGTCGACCGTCCCCGTCAACGTCTGGTACAAGACCGAGTCCGAGGCCGAGCCGAACGCCAAGGTGCGCGAGATTTCCAAGGCGATAGGTCTGGGCGGCAGGACGGTTCCGTGCGACGGTGGGATGTTGTGGCTCAGGAGGGGGCGCCCGTGGGCGCAGGCCCTTCAGATATCGGAGGAAGACCCACAGGTCAAGCGTCGGTACCTCAATCTCGACGTAGAGTTCCTAGTCACAGAATAGGGAGTGTGTGACATGAAGTTCACAACGGTGGCGGCTGACGCCTTCCAGAAGTTCCAGATGAACGCGGGTGTGCTCCTCACGGACTTCAACCCCGCGTCCCCGACCATAGACCGCAGCAAGATTATCGGCGCGACCTCGGGCGGCTGCACGTTCACGGCCACCCCGACCTTCGTCGACTTCGGCGACGACGTGGACAACGTCCCAGCCAACACCATGGAGCTGAAGGTCCTGCAGTCCGTCGAGGTCAAGATGAGCGGCACCTTCAAGACCGTCGACACCATGCTCGCGAAGCAGCTCATGGGTTCCGCGAGCCTCCTCGCCAACGGCAAGATTGTCCCGCGCCTCGACCTGCGCAGCTCCGACTTCAAGGACATCTGGTGGGTGGGCGACTACTCCGACCAGAACGAGGGCACCAACGCTGGCTTCATGGCCGTCAAGCTAATCAACGGCCTCGCGACTGGCGGCTTCCAAATCAAGTCCAACGACGACGGCAAGGGCGAGTTCTCGTTCGAGTACACGGGCCACTACAGCATCAACGACATCTCCAAGATTCCGTACGAGCTGTACATCCGCGTCGGCGAGGCGGAGACCGCCGCAAGCTCCGCGCTCTCCGCGCTCAGCGTCGGCACCAGCACGCTCGTGCCGACGTTCGCGGCCAGCACGTTCACCTACGCGACCACCACGACCAACGACTCCGACACCATCACCGCCACCGCGGGCACTGGCGCCACGGTCGCCATCGTGGTCAACAAGCAGGCCATCAACGGCACCACGGCCCACTGGCTCGACGGCGCCAACGAGGTCGTCATCGAGGTCAACAACGGCGACAACACCTCCACGTACACGATTAACGTCACCAAGGGCGCCTAGGCGCACGAGACAAGGAGTGAGGGATGAAGCTCTCTGAGATTAAGGGCGAGCGCGTATTCGACGTCATCGCGGACATCATCGAACCCGTCGCGACCATAGCTCAGGACAAGGAGGCCATGAAGCTCTTCTCGTCCGAGGGGAAGCCAGAGGAGATGAGCGGCTGGGAGTGGTTCGTCGAACGCGCCAAGACCGCCGTGCCCGTGCTGATGAAGACGTACAAGCACGAGCTTTGCGTCATCCTCGCGACCGTCAACGACGTGACCGTGGAGGAGTACGTCGAGGGCCTCAGCGTCCCGAAGCTCTTCGCGAACGTGCTCGACCTCGTCACCGACAGCGAGTTCATCTCTTTTTTCTCGTAGCCCGCAACGACATGACCCTCCTGTGGCTGGCCCTCGGCGATTACCGTGGGCCAGCCCTCGCAAGGGCGTTCGTGGGGTATCTGGTGGCGCGGTACACCGACAGGCTCACGGAGAAGAGCTTCAGGGTGTACGTGACCGATTCGCTCCAAAGCATCCCGCAGATGCAGTACAAGACCAAGCGTTGGGCCGAGCTTGCGGGTATAGTTGACCCTGAGAAGGAACGCTCTGCCGAGGAGATTGTCGATGATGTCGTAGCGAGACTGGGGATGTGACATGGCCGACCTTGGCAACGTCGTATTTGTAATTCAGGCGGACACGTCGAAGCTGGATGACGTCGTAACCGCAGTTGGCAAGGTCGAGTCAGCGGTAAACAACCTGCAGTCCACCTTCAACTCCATGGGCAGCAATGCCTCCAACGCCGCCAACAAGGCAAGCGGCTCAACCGACGAGCTTTCGAGCGCACTCAAGTCGGCCGCGGCTCAGGGCGAGCTGTTCGCGGATGCCATAGAGAACGCGTTCAGCAAGGTCATAGACCTCGCCAAGAGCGCGGCGGAGGCGTTTACGGGCCTCGTCGAGGACTCCGTCCAGTCGTATGCGTCATTCGAGCAGGCATACGGGGCGGCGGACCGCTTCTACAAGGCGTCCGAGACTGGCGCCGCTGGCGGCAAGGGCGTCATGGAGGCGTACAACTCCGAGCTTGAGAAGAGCGGTCACTCGTTTAACGAAATCGGAATCTCGATGAACGAGTACTACCAGCTCACCAACACGCTCATGCCGCGCCTCGCGAAGGACACCGCCGAGGCCCGCGTCAAGGCCGAGTATCAAGCACAAGGTGGCATAATCGAGACCGTCGAGGTGCGAAAGAACGCGCTCGACTCCGAGCTGTCCGCCCTGAAGGCCAACCTCAGCCAGCAGTACAACGAGCAGAAGGCCGCCTACTCCGCCGACGAGAAGGAGTACAAGGCCTCCCTCAACCAGAAGTACGAGGATGACAAGGAGTACTGGGACAAACAGATAACACTCTTCAAGCGCAATAACGAAGATATATATGACGCGCAAAAAGAGGAGTTCGCGAAGCAAGACGAGCAGCTCAAACAGCAGTTGGATGATGAGCTGACGGCGTTCAAGCAGGCAAAAAGCGATGAATATGACGCATTGAAGGACTCCCTGCAGGCTCAGTACGACGCCGAGAAGCAGGCTAGGTCGAATGCCCTCGCGCAGTTCAAGGAAAACCTCAATGAGGAATATAACTCTCTAAAAGATAGCCTTGATGCACAATATGACCTGCTCAAGTCAAATCTCGACAAGCAGGTGGAGGCCAAGAAGAAGGCCAACGACAAGTCCGTCGACGAGCGCCAGAAGCAGCTCGACAAGGAATACTCCGCCCTGCAGCGCTCCCTCGACAAGGAGGTCAGTGCCTTCCAGAGGGCCACGGACGCACGCGTCAAGGAGATAAACCGCGAGTACACCGAGAAGCTCAAGCTCATTGACGAGGAGAAGTACAACGCCCTCAAGGCCATTGACGACCAGATTGACGCCATCGACAGGCAGGCCGAGGAGGAGGAGCGTGCGGCCAAGCTCCGCGAGTACAACGACAAGCTAGAGCAGCACAAGCGTGCGATGAACAACTCGACGTGCACCGCCGAGCGCATCGCCGCCGAGGAGGCGTACCAGAAGACCCTCGCAGAGATGCAGGCGTACACGGCCAAGAACGAGCAGGCCGACCAGAAGGAGAACCTCCGCAAGCAGCGCGAGGAGGTGTCCCGCCACTACGACCAGCTCAAGACCGAAGTCAAGGAGGAGCAGTCGGAGGAGGTCGACCAGTACAAGACCCAGAGGTCGGAGGAGCTGGAAAGCCTCCGCAACCACAACAAGGACATCCTCGCGGAGAAGAAGCAGGCCAACAAGGACGCCATACAGGCGATGAAGGACGCCAACGCGGAGGAGATAGCCGACCTCAAGGAGACCAACGCGGAAATCCTCCGCGAGGCCAAGGACAACAACGAGGGTCTGCTCCGCGAGAAGAAGAACGCCAACAGCGCGCTCATCCGCCAGCAGCAGGAGGACGACCAAGCCTACCTGAAGGCCATCCAGAATGACAACGAGGCCACATTAAAAGAGGTCAAGCGCGCAAACGATGCCGAAATCAAGGACAAGCAGCGCGCGAACAAGGAAATCCTCGACAACCAGAAGGACGACCACGACAAGCAGCTCAAGCAGCTCCAACGCGACCTAGCCGACGACCTCGAGGAATACAAGTCGAACGTCGACGACGTACTTGACGAGAAGAAGCGCCAGTACGACACGGACTACGAGAACTACCAAGAGTATCACCGAAAGATGCTCGAGGAGCTGAAGGAGTACAACCGCGTCTACGCCGAGCAGGAGACGCAGAAGACCAAGTCCGCGAAGAAGGAGCTGAGCGAGGACGACTGGAAGGTCGGTCTCGACTTCACGCCCACGGCTCAGGACTACGACAGGGCGATGAGTCAGGTCGACCGCCTCGTGAACAACATCGCCGACGCGACCGCCGCGACCGACAAGTCAAACATCACGACCTCGATTCTCGGCGGCCTCTACGGGCGCTACGCCACGTTCGACGAGCTGAACCTGCCGTACAGGAACAAGACTGGCGTCCAGCAGATGATTGAGGACGCGTACGCTGCCACGCGCGACTCGAGCACTTGGAACGAGGAGCTGTTCGGCGTCAAGGGCGACCCGTTCGCGGGACTCGAACTCAGCGCCGACAACGCGTCCGCGTACCTGACGGCCCTCACGTGGGCGCTCAACCAGTACGGCTACAGCGGCATCGCCGCCGAGGAGGCGACGACCACGCTGTCAGGCGCATGGCGCTCGCTAGAGGCCGACAAGGAAAACCTGCTCACCGTGCTCTCCATGTCCGAGGAGGAGATGGAGAGGTGGGGCGTCAGTCTCGATTCCATCATTGACGAGACGATGGAGCACCTCAACACGTTCCTCTTCGGCAACGGCGTGGAGGACAAGGGTTCTGAGGAATACTTCGGCGGTCTCGTCAACAAGGTCACCGACGTCCTCAACAACATATCGAGCACCATTGCCAAGGAAAAGGACAAAGAGGGCGGCGTTGTAGACCAGCTTGCCAAGATGTTCGGGGCGGCTGGTGGACTGATTCTCACCGCACTTGAACCAGTCATAGAGCAAATCAAGGCATTTTTCAGGGAGAAGGCCGCAATCGTCGTGAACGAGTTCCTCGACTCGTTCAAGGAGAACATCCCGCCCGAGTGGGCTGAGAATGTCAACACGATAATCGACGTGTTCAAGAACGTCAAGGCAATTATTGAGGAACTCAAGCCACTCATCGAGGGTGTGTTCGCGCTCACGATTGTCGCCGACGCGATAGTCAAGATTAAGAACGTTGGGGATGCCTTCGGTGGCGTCGTGAAGGCGTTTGAGATAGGCTCGACAACGATTGGCACGATATTCTCGGGCATTAGCAGTGGTATCACGGGGGCATTCGAGGTACTTGGGTCTGGTGGCGGCGTCCGCATGGCCATCCAAGAGTTCCTCACGTGGGTTGCCATGGGATTCGGTGCCGATGCCCCTGCTGCCGTCGCCATAGCGAAATTCGCTGGCCCAGCTGCAATCGGAATCTTACTTGCCGCAAACGAGGACGTGCAACGCATTGTCGGCGAGGTCTTCGGCAATCTCGCCACGGTCATTGGTGGCGCACTTGATGCATGCTCCCCCATACTCGACACCTTCAAGATTGTCTTCGAGGGTGTTGAGGGCGCCATAAGCGCGGTCGTACAGGCGCTTGAAACCCTGCTTAGGCCAGCGTTTGACAGAATCAGCGAGTTCATGTCCCCAGTCATGGAGGACATAGGCGGCAAGTTCAAGAAGGCGTGGGAAGACCTCAATGACGCCATAACCAAGATAGGCGACTATCTCGGAAGGCTTTTCGGCCCCGCGCTCCAAGACCTCGCAAAGCTACTCTCGCCAGTCGCCGAGGGAATCGGCATGATTGTCGGATATCTCGGCGCAGGCTTCCTTGGGATACTCGACGGAATAGTCACGCTATTCGGCGGCTTCTGCGGCTGGCTCAAGGACATTGGCGACATCCTCGAGGCGACGGAAGACCCGTGGGGTACGTTCATCGGGTTCATGGAGGGGTTGCCAGAGGCAATCGGCACGGCCATGACCGAGGCTGGCGCGGCCATACTAGGCTTCCTCGACCAAGTCAAGAGTGACATAACGGGGTACTTCGAGAAGGCTGGCGACTGGCTCATCAACACTGGCAAAGACCTCATAGGCGGTCTCGTCAGTGGCGCGAAGGAGAAGTGGAAGGAGTTCAGCGAGTGGTTCACCAACCTTCCAGACAGCGTCGTCAAGTTCTTCACGGAGCCTCTTGAAATCAACTCGCCCTCAAGGGTGTTCCATCGCATCGGCGGTAACGTCATCGAGGGCTTCCAAGAGGGTTCCGAAGAGGCTTGGGGTCCAGTAAGTCAGTTCTTCCAAGGCCTGCTTGGGGCAGTTGACAGCTACGTCGAAGACCCCGTTGGCACCCTGCTCAACGCTGGCGCCGAGGTCATCAACGGCTTCCAGAACGGCGTGAACGGACAGTGGCCCACGATTCAGGGCTTCTTCGGCGGCATCAACGGTGAGATAGGCGGGTACTTCAACGGCTCGGACGCTTGGCTTGATACCTACGGCAAGCAGATGATGGATAACTATGGGTACGCCATAGACACCGCCTTCCAAGCCACGCGCAACTTCTTCGGCCAAATCGACTCCACGCTCGGAACCATCCTTGCCAACTCCGACAAGTACCTCACGGACGAGGGCAAGCAGGTAATTGCTGGCCTCAAAAGTGGAATGGACGACAAGTACAAGAACATAACAGGCATGTTCGGCAAGATGAAGAGCGACTTCACTGGGTACTTCAACAACTCGAGCAGCTGGCTCGACGGCAAGGGTAAGGACACCATGGGCGGCTTCCACACTGGCCTCAAGGGCGAGTGGGGTTCAATCGAGGTGTACCTAGGTGGTCGCGGCAGCAGCGTTCAGGCGCAGTTCAATGGCTCTGGCACTTGGCTCAACAACGCTGGCGAGAACATCATGATAGGCCTCTACAACGGCCTCGTGAACGCTTGGAACAATGGCGACATAACCAGCTTCATCTCGGACATCGCGAGCTGGATTGTCGAGAACAAGGGACCAGAGAGCAAGGACAAGGCGCTCCTCGTCCCAGCGGGCGGATGGATTATGGGCGGCCTCTACAGTGGCCTCGAGGACGCGTTCACCGACGATGTCATGCCGTTCGTCGAGTCAATCGCGACGGAGATGAAGGAGGGCTTTGACGACACCCTCGAGACCACGAGGATGTTCCTCACGAAGATGGACATGGAGTTCAAGAGGTTCGCCACAAGCGGCAGCGAGTTGCTCACCGAGGCTGGCGCGGACATCATGGACGGCTTCATGAGGGGCCTCGAGAGGGGCTGGGAGAGCGGCAGGGAGTTCTTCCTCAACATAACCGACTGGATTCAGTCCAACAAGGGTCCGAAGCAGAAGGACCTGAACCTGCTCGTGCCCGCTGGCAACTGGATTATGGGTGGCCTCAGGAGCGGCCTCGAGGACGCGTTCAGAAGGGACGTCATGCCGTTCGTGGAGTCGATGGCGGACGAGATGGAGCGCGGCTTCGGCGACCCGATGCTCATGGCGAGCACGGGCATCGACGGCGACGGCTACAGCAGGAGCTACGGGGCGCCTCAGGTCATCGTACAGCACATGGAGGTCCGCAGCGAGAGGGACATCCACAAGGTGTCGCGCGAGCTGAACGAGCTTTGGCGCATGGAAGCGAGTGGTAGCCTGATATGAGAGAAGAAGTAACCTTCAACGGCATAAAGTTCTCCGACTACTTCGACGTAATCAACGTCGACCGCCCGAACGCGGCCGTGACGTCCGAGACCAAGACGGTCGCTGGCCGCGACGGCGCCATACTCGTCGGCTCGACGCTGGGCACCGTCACGATAACCGTCACGGTCATGCTCAAGGACCCGCTGTCCCACACCAGAAGGGCAAGGATGCGCGAGGTGTGGCAGCTGCTCTACACGGACGACGCGAGGCCGCTCGAGTTCTCCGAGGACGACGGCCTCTACTACATGGCCAAGCTCGACGGCGAGATGCCCGTGACCGAGCACATCAGGAGCGGCGGCATAAACATCAACTTCACGGCGTTCGACCCGATACTCTACGGGAAGCGCAACTCCGTCACCGTGCCGTCTGGCAGCTCCGTGTCGTTCTACGTCGATGGCAGCTACGGCACGTACCCGACCATATCTGGCAGTGTGTCTGGCTCGTCTCAGACGGGCAACCTCTGGGGCATAAGGCTCGACGGCGGCGACTTCATCCACATGCCGATGGGCAACACCACGCAGAAGAGCGTGGAGATTGACTGCGCCACGCGCGTCTGCAAGGTCGCGGGCGCGGTCACGCTCCCCACGATGGACTCCGACTGGCTGTGCCTCCGCGCTGGGCAACACACCATCGTCAACGACGTCGGCTCTGGCGCGTGCACGGTCACTTGGGACGAGAGGTGGAGATAGGTGGATACGTCAAGGATAATAATATGCTCTCCTACCGACGTACTGCTCTTCGAGCTTTCGCCCGACGACGTGTGGGCGTGTGACGAGAGCATCGAGATAAACGGCCCGCACACGCTCGAGATTGTCACGACGCGCGTCCTCACCAAGGAGCAGCGCGTGCTGGTGTTCGACGAGGCGGAGCACGCCCACGAGTACGTCGTGGCGTCCGAGGACAGGGAGCACGCGAGCGGCTCGATACCGTTCGGCACCTACAAGTGCGCGTGGTCTCTGCAGCACGACGCCCGCCTCTGGAAGGTCGACACCGACGTTGGCATACTGAGTCCCGTAACCGCGTCGGTCGCACTCGACGCGGCGCTCTCTGGCACCGAGAGGTGGGTCAAGGGTTCCGTCACCCTCGTGACCACTGGCGGTGCGGAGATGCACGACATGAGCGGCTGGGAGGCCTTCGAGACCGTCATAGCCACGTGGGGCGGCGAGATTGACGCTGAGGTCGTCGTTGGCCCGACTGGCGTGACGGCGCGCAGGGTCATGCTCTACGTCCAGATGGGCAACCAGACCGCGACGAGGCGCTTCGACTACGAGCGCGACGTCGAGTCCATCCAGAGGCACGTCCTTCAGGACGACGTCGCGTGCAGGATAATCCCGCTCGGCAAGAGCGAGAAGAATGAGTACGGCTTCGAGCACAGCGTTGACATAAAGTCCGTCAACAACAACGTCGAGTGGCTGCAGAACGACGACTCGGCCGCGATATACAGGCTCGCTGGCCCGAACGGCACGTACGAGTACCCAATCATGTACGTCAAGAACACGGAGATGGAGACGGCCGCCGACCTGCTGGCGTGGGGCCAGTCGGTGCTCGAGGAGTACACGGTCCCCAAGGTCGAGTACGAGATGGAGGTCACGTACCTCTATCACGAGAGCTACCACCCGTTCGGCGTCTCGCTCGGAGACGTGATACAGTGCGTCGACCACGGGTTCGGCGACACGCCGCTCAGGCTCGAGGCACGCGTCACTGGCATGACCATCGACCGCCTCGACAAGAGCAGGAGCACCGTCAAGGTGTCGAACGTCAGGGAGAACAGGTCGCTCACGTCGGCGCTCGCTGGAATAAGCAGCTTGGTCAATGAGCTAGTTGTCGTGAGCGGCGGCATAACCGAATATCTCGACAGCCTGCTCGACAACATCAACAAGGAGATTAACGCCCGAGGCGGGTACGTGTACATCACGGACGGTCAGGGCCTCAGGACGTACGACAAGGCCGTCTCCGACCCGCTCACGGGCTATACCGCCGACTACGTGACCGAGATGAAGGGCGGCTCCCTGAGATTCGCCCACGAGAAGGAGAACGGCGAGTGGAAGTGGACGACGGTCATCACGCCAGAGGGCTACCTTGGCCTCGCCGCGACCATAGCAAACATCACAACTGGCTTCATAGGGAGCGCATCTGGCGGAAACTATTGGAATCTGGACACTGGCGAGTTCAGGCTTGCGCTGACGACGACGGTCGGCGACGCGAACAGCTCGCAGACGCTGGCGCAGTACATCGCGAGCGTCGCGCCGACGCCAGAGACCATCGACGTGGACGCAGCCATCTACAGCTACCTCACCTCCAATGGCAAGGTGCAGGGCATATTCGCTGCCAGTAACGGGCGCCTCTACATCAACGCGAGCTACATCAACACTGGAGTGCTGAACGCTGGCCTCATCACGAGCGGCAAGATACAGAGCCAGAACGGCAGGGTCTACTTCGACCTCACCAACAACGAGCTTCACTGCGACAAGCTGGTGTCGACCGACAGCGGCACGGTCGCCAACTTCTCGGCCTCGATACAGGCAAAGCCGTACTACGACACGACGCTGTACGGACTCGTCATCACGAGAGAAGACTACACGGATGGCGCGATGACCATATCCCCGGGTTCCTCCTATCCCTCAATGAGGCCGTCGATAAAGACGTCCGACAGCTTGGAGCTATCCGTCATCTCTGGACCCTCCCACAACCATGGCTCATCATACATATATATAGAATCGCCCGACACCTCGGTCGGAATCGGTGGCATATACATGGCCGTGAGTAGCTACTATGGCGGACACGTCAATGAGGGTGCGAGCATATGGCTGCGCAACCCGACATCGAGCACAAGCCCGACCTACGACATGGAGCTTACCACCCACTACAAGTGCAGGTGGAGCTTTAGCAACAGCGGGTCCGCGATATACTGGGGCGGATACCCCCCGACCTTCAGCTCGCTTACGGTATCTGGGAACAAGAATCGCGTCGTTGAGACCCCGACCTATGGCAAGAGGTTGCTCAGCTCCTACGAGACGCCAGAGCCGTTGTTCGGTGACGTTGGCAGTGCGACGACGGACGCGGACGGAGTGTGCGTGGTCTCCATAGACGACGTGTTTCAGGAGACGGCCCGCACCGACATGGCATATCAGGTGTTCCTGCAGAAGTGCGGCCGAGGCGACCTGTGGGTGTCCGAGAAGACGCCGACGCACTTCGTCGTGGAGGGGACTGCCAACCTGCCCTTTGACTGGCACGTCATGGCCCACCAGACGGGCTTCGAGACGCAGCGGCTCGAGGACCAAGACCGACGCGACGACGCCGAGGTCATGGGCAACATGGACTTCAACGCAATCGACCCGTACAAGGACGACATTGACTACGTGCGGGAGATTGAGTCACTCTATCAGGACGACCTACCCATACGTCAGGAGGAAGTATGAAGCAGCTCAGCAGTTTTATGGTGCTCAACGTCAATGGCGGCGACCGCGTCAGCTACACCTACGACGTGATTGACAATGAGACGGGCGACCTCATCAGCACGAACAACAAGGAAAGCTTCTTTGTCGTTGATTCCGACCTACGCGCCACCATCGAGGACGTTCGCGACTACATCCGTGAGAACAGGCTCTCAGACTAGCCGAATGAGCGATATATACACCATTTTGTTACATTAGCGGTATACTGGGTGATGTCTCGCGACATTGCCCAGCACCCGTAGATAGGGGGAACCTTGAATACCCGCAGGTTGAGCCTTGACCTATCCAAGGCCCCGAGTTGCATGCAGGTGGTCACGATAGGCCAAGGCGACAGCAAGGGCACGACAATCACGGCAAGCATCTACGACAACGGCGTGGCCGCCAACCTATCGGGGATGTCGGCGCGATTCTGCATGAGGCTGCCCGACGACTCTGGGTATGTCAAGGACTCCGCGTGCACGGTCAGCGGGAACACCATATCCCACACGCTCAACGAGTCGCGGTGCGCGGCCGCGGGTGGGCGCACGGACAACGCCTACTTCGAGATTGAGGACCGCGATGGCTGGGTCTACTCGACGGCACGGTTCAGGGTCGTTGTTCTGAGAGCATGCGACGCCTAGGAAGGATGAGGCATCTTGAACACACAAAGACTGGCGCTTGACCTCTCGAAGGCTCCCATGCGTGCCCAGATGGTCACCATCGGTCAGGGCGACAACGGCGGCACAACGATAGTCGCGACCATCTACGACGACGGCACGGCCGTCAGCCTCAGCGGCAAGACGGCTAGGTTCTGCATGAGGCTGCCCAACGACGCTGGCTACCTCAGGGACAGCAACTGCACCGTCAGCGGCAGCGAGATTACGTACACCTTCGACGAGGCGCACGCCGCGTCCGTCAGTGGGCGCACCGACGAGGCCTACTTCGAGATTCTCAGCGGCTCCACGACCATCTACTCGACGTCAAGGTTCCGCGTCATGGTCCTCAGGGCGTGCGACTCGGAGACCGAGGCGGCAAGCGTCTGGGAGTCCGACTACGAGGTGTGGCTCGCCGCCAAGAACGCCGAGTTCGCGGGCGTGCTGAGCGACTTCGGTGACGACCTCGACGCCGAGCTGCTGAGTCTCCACAACTGGATGACCGCCAAGGACACCGAGATTGCCACCATGAAGAGCGGCGCCGAGAGCGCCATCGCCACGAAGATGCAGAACGTCGACACTTGGATGTCCGCCAAGAACGCCGAGATGACGAGCATCGTAAGCAGCTTCGAGAGCGAGGTCAGCGCGGCGGCCCAGACCTTCCGCACCGACGTCAACGACGCGATTGCGGACTTCGCGAACGACATGAACCTGTTCATGTACGGCGTCAACGTCTGGAAGTCGGAGGTCGAGGCCGACGTCACGGGCGCGATAAACAGCATCTCGGACGCAATCAACGCGGAGAAGCAGGGCTTCGACGTCTGGATGGCGGCGAAGGACATAGAAATCGCGTCCGCGATGGAGAACGTCGAGGACACGCTCCGCGACGAGATGAAGGACTTCATCGACGTCGATGACTTCGCGCTCGAGCAGGACGAGAACACTGGCCTCGTGTACGTCACCTACCGCGGCGAGAAGGGCGCCAACGGCATCCCGCTCGCTGGCACTGGCGGCGGCGGAGGCGGCGGAGGAGGCGGCGCTGGCAACGCGGCCGTGCTCACGGTCACGAACGAGACTGGCTGGCTCGCTAGGACCATCTCGCGCGGCTCCGAGTGCGACATCGTGATTAGCTGGTCGTCAATCGAGGACAACCTCGAGACTGGCGACGGCACCATGACGGTGACCGTTGGCGGCATCGTCAAGAGCGCCATGGGCGTCTCTCAGGGCACCGTCACCGTCAACGTCGGCCCGATGCTCAACACTGGCACCAACAAGGTCAAGGTCAGGGTCAGCGACGTCTACGACAACTCGCGCACGATAACCTTCACCATCAGCTGCGCCGAGCTGGTCCTCACGTCGGACTTCGACACGTCCGCGGTCTTCGGCACGAGCGAGAGCATTCTCTACACCTACACCCCGACTGGCGCGTCCGAGAAGACCGTCCACTTCGTGGTCGATGGCACCGAGCTTACGACGAGCGTCGTCACCGTCTCTGGCCGACAGCAGACCAAGCTGCTCCCGAGCATGAGCCACGGGGCGCACTCGCTGCGCGTCTACTTCACGGCGACCATCGACAACCAGCTCGTCCAGTCCAACGAGCTTTACTACGAGCTTATCGTGGTCGACCCCAGCTCCAACACGCCAATCATCGCGAGCCAGTTCAACCAGACGGCGGCGACCCAGTACGACATGCTCTCAATCCCGTACACGGTCTACACGCCGAACGCGCTCACGTCGACCGTCCAGCTCATCGCCAACGGGCACGTGGTCAACGAGATTTCGGTCGGCCGCACCGAGCAGATATGGTCGTACAGGTGCACGATGATGGGCACCACGACCCTCTCAATCAAGACGGGCAGCGTCACCAAGACGTTCACCGTCTCCGTGGCCGCCTCGGACATCGACGTCGAGGCCGAGACCCAGTCCCTCGCGCTCTACCTCAGCTCCTACGGCCGCTCCAACGGCGAGGCGACGCCGAGCGACTGGCAGGACGAGGACAACAACATCGCCGCGACGCTCACTGGCTTCAACTACACGGCGAACGGCTGGGTCAACGACCCAGACGGGTTCACGGTGCTCCGCGTCAACAACGGCGCGTCCGTCACCATCCCCTACAAGCCGTTCGAGAGCGACTTCCGCTCGACGGGAAAGACCATCGAGGTCGAGTTCGCCGTCAGGGACGTGCTCGACTACGACGCGACGGCACTGAGCTGCATGAGCGGCGGCCGCGGCTTCAGTCTCACGGCGCAGTTCGCCACGCTCGCGTCCGAGCAGACGTCCATGACCACGCAGTACAAGGAGGACGAGCACGTGCGCGTCTCCTTCGTTGTCCAGAAGCGCAACGAGAACAGGCTCATCCTCATCTACATCAACGGCATCATGAGCGGGTGCACGCAGTACCCGTCGAACGACGACTTCTCGCAGCAGACGCCCGTGAACATCGCAATCGGCGATGACGGCATAACGGTCGACGTGTACTGCATCCGAATCTACGACAACGACCTTACGCGCTATCAGATTCTCGACAACTGGATTGCCGACACCCACAGCCCAGAGCTGATGCTCGACAGGTACCGCCACAACTACGTGTACAACGAGTACGGCGACATCGTCATAGAGCGCCTCCCGAACGACCTGCCCTACATGGTCATCGAGGCCGCCGAGCTGCCGCAGTACAAGGGCGACAAGAAGACCGTCTCTGGCTACTACGTCGACCCCGTGCACACCAACAAGAGCTTCACGTTCACGGGGTGCCAGATGAACGTACAGGGCACGTCCTCTGCCCCGTACTACCGCAAGAACTGGGACCTGCAGTTCAAGAGCGGGTTCGAGATGTCTGATGGCACGCACGCCGACAACTACGCGCTTGCGGCAGACGTCATACCGTTCAACCGCTTCGTCCTCAAGGCTGACGTCGCGTCGAGCGAGAGCGCAAACAACGTCGAGCTTGTCAAGCTCTACAACGAGGCCGACCAGTACACGAGGCCAGAGAAGTCAGTCAACCCAAAGGTCAGGGACGGCATCTACGGCTTCCCCATCGTCATGTTCTGGCACGACACCACGACCGACGAGACCACGTTCTACTCGAAGATGAACTTCAACCTGCCCAAGCGAGCGCCCGAGCCGTATGGCTACAGCGGTGACATGGAGTCTTGGGAGTTCCAGAACAATACCTCGAACCTCATGCTGTTCCTCACCGACTACTTCGATGAGACCATGCTCGCCGACCCGAGCACGGGCGACATCAAGGAGACGTGGCGCTACGACTACGAGGCCCGCTTCCCCTCGGACGAGTGGGTGGACTACGCGAAGCTTCAGGAGCTTCAGTCGTTCGTCTACTCGACCTACAGGGCGAACGCGACGGGGGCCAGCCTCCCGTCACCAGTCAGGTACAGCGACGGTTTTGTCAACGGCGAGGAGAGGTTCACCACGTTCACCAATGACACCGCCGAATACCGCCTAAGGAGGTTCAGAGAGGAGTTCGGCAAGTACGCCGAGGTCAACAGCTTCATCTTCTACTACATCTTCACGGAGCTGTTCCTCATGGTCGACTCGAGGGCGAAGAACCTGTTCATAGGCTTCTCGGGCGGCACCGCCACGGGCACCACGGCGATAGACCGCAAGGCAATCGCCGAGCCGTACGACATGGACACCGCCATCGGCACGAACAACGAGGGCAGTCTCGTCTTCGGCTACTCGCTCGAGGACACCGACCACCTCGCGGGCGGCGCCAACATCTTCAACGGCCAGAACAGCGTGCTCTGGTGCAACCTGCGCGACGCGTTCCCGACCGAGATTGCGACCATGTACCAGCGGCTCCGCTCCAACGGCACGCTCTCCTACGCGAACGTCATGCAGCGCTTCTCCGAGCATCAGGCGAAGTGGCCCGAGGCCATCTTCAACGAGGACGCGGTGGTCAAGTACATCGAGCCGCTCGTCAGCCCGAAGACTGGCGAGCCTACGGCCGCGTACCTGCCCATGCTGCAGGGTTCCAAGGCCGAGCAGCGCAAGTGGTGGCTCTTCAACCGATTCCGCTACATGGACTCTAAGTGGATGGCTGGCGACGCGACGGCGCATGTCATTCAGGTCCGCGCCTACGCAAAGGCGAACATCACGGTCACGCCCTACAGCGACATCTACACGGTCATCAAGTACGGCTCGTACTACGTCTCCGAGCGCGGCACGCACGGCGTCGCCAACACGCTCGCCTGTCCAATCGACACGCTGAACGACACGGAAATCTACATCTACTCCGCGCCGCAGCTCATGAACGTCGGCGACCTCAGTCCGCTCAAGGTCGGCTGGGCCGAGTTCGCTCAGGCGAACAAGCTCACGTCAATCAAGGTCGGCTCGGGCGACTCTGGCTACACGAACCCGAACCTCTACTACCTCGGCGTGGGCACCAACCGCCTGCTGGCGTCCGTCGACGCGCGGAACTGCACGGCGCTCACGGACAACCTCGACCTCTCTGGCGCGGCCAACATCGAGCACGTCTACCTCGTCGGCACCGCCGTCACGTCGGTCGACCTCCCCGTGGGCGGCATCCTCAAGACCCTGCAGCTCCCGTCAACGATAACCAACCTCACCGTGCGCGACCAGCCCAACATCACGGCGTTCTCGATGCCGAGCAACGACTACAGCAGCATCACGACGCTTCGCGTGGAGAACTGCGGCTCTGGCATCCCGACCCTCGCAATCCTCGAGGACATGATGCCGAACAGCCGCGTGCGCATCGTCGGATTCACTCTGGCCGTGAGCACCACCACCGACGTCGAGAACTTCTACGCGTACCTCGACACCATGCGCGGTCTCGATGAGGCGGGCAACACCGTCAACACCGCGGTCGTCGCTGGCGACATCACGGGCCTCGGCACCATCACGGGCGCGTGGCTCGCCCAGATGAACGCGAGGTACCCGAACGTCACCATCCACTACCAGCACATCAACTCGACGCTCACCTACAAGTCCTACGACGGCCAGACCACGCTGCACACCGAGACCATCACGGACGGCGGCAACGGCACCTACTCTGGCACCCCTACCCGCACCTCCACGGCCCAGTACACCTACGCGTTCGCTGGCTGGTCGCTCGAGACGGACCAGCTCGTCGCCAACCCCAACGCGACCAAGAACGTGTCGGCGGACCGCACCGTCTACGCGGCCTACACCGCCACCGTCAGGACGTACACCATCACGTGGAAGAACTCGAACGGCACGACGCTCGAGACGGACAACAACGTACCATACGGCACCATGCCCACCTACAACGGCGCGACGCCGACGTACAACGGCCAGAGCGCAACTGGTTGGAGTCCCGCAGTCGCGGTCGTCACGGGCAACCAGACGTACACCGCGACATACCTCCCGCAGTACACGGTGAGGTTCTACGGCGAGAACGACACGCTCCTACAGACCTCTCAGGTCACTCAGGGGCAGGATGCCGTCTACACTGGCTCCACGCCGACCCACAGCCAGAACTTCGAGTTCATGGGGTGGGACAAGGCCCTGACGAACATTCAGGCCGCGACCGACTTCCATGCGAAATTCCGCGACAACAGGTCAATAGTATTGCAGTACCTCTACAACACGATTGACGAGGTGTCAGGGTCGGAGATTGAGACGGTTAGAGATTATGCCTTCTACCAATGCTCCGCCCTCACGACCGTCAGCCTTCCCGTCTGCACGTCGGTCGGCGCCTATGCCTTCTACCAATGCTCCGCCCTCACGACCGTCAGCCTTCCCGTCTGCACGTCGGTCGGCGGCAACGCCTTCTACAGTTGCTACTCCCTCACGACCATCAGCCTTCCCGTCTGCACGTCGGTCAGCGGCAACGCCTTCTACAATTGCTTCGCCCTCACGACCGTCAGCTTGCCGTCTTGCACGTCGGTCGGCAGCTACGCCTTCGCCAATTGTTTCGCCCTCACCTCCGTCAGCCTTCCCGTCTGCACGTCGGTCGGCGGCTACGCCTTCGACAATTGTTCTGCCCTCACCACCATCAGCCTTCCCGTCTGCACGTCGGTCGGCGGCTACGCCTTCAACCAATGTTACGCCCTCACGACCGTCAGCCTTCCCGTCTGCACGAGCGTGTGGGGTGCCGCCTTCTACCAATGCTCCGCCCTCACGACCGTCAGCCTCCCATCATGCACGACGGTCGGCGGCAACGCCTTCAACAGTTGCCGCTCCCTCACCTCCGTCAGCCTTCCCGTCTGCACGTCGGTCGGCGGCTACGCCTTCTACGGTTGCTCCGCCCTCACGACCGTCAACCTCCCATCATGCACGTCGGTCGGCGGCAGCACCTTCGTCAGTTGCTACTCCCTCACCTCCGTCAGCCTCCCCGTCTGCACGTCGGTCGGCGGCAGCGCCTTCAACCAATGCTACTCCCTCACGGCCCTCCACCTCACCAGCGTCTCACGGGTGCCAGCGCTCGGGGCCAATGCCTTCGCCTCAACCCCCATCGGCGGCTACACCTCATACACGGACGGCCAGTACGGCTCCGTCTACGTCCCAGCGTCGCTCTATTCGGACTTCCTCACGGCTAGCAACTGGTCATCCATCGCAGACCGCATCGTCAGCGTCGCATAGCGACCAAAGAAGAGTTAGGAACAAAAATGGCAAACACAAGGGACATATTGGGCGACGCTGTAGCTCTGGGACAGATTGTTGAAGGCACGATTGAGAGCTTTGAGGACAATGCGGTCGATTCAGTAAAGGCTTACGCCTTCTACAGTTGCCGCTCCCTCACCTCCGTCAGCCTTCCCGTCTGCACGTCGGTCGGCGGCAGCGCCTTCTACCAATGCTCCGCCCTCACCTCCGTCAGCCTTCCCGTTTGCACGTCGGTCGGCAGCTACGCCTTCGCCAATTGCTACTCCCTCACGACCGTCAGCTTGCCGTCTTGCACGTCGGTCGGCGCCAACGCCTTCGTCAGTTGCTACTCCCTCACCTCCGTCAGCCTCCCCGTCTGCACGTCGGTCGGCGGCTACGCCTTCTACCAATGCTACGCCCTAACAACCGTCAACCTCCCATCATGCACGTCGGTCGGCGCCTACGCCTTCTACAGTTGCCGCTCCCTCACGACCGTCGACCTCCCATCATGCACGAAGGTCAACGGCAGCACCTTCAACAGTTGCCGCTCCCTCACCTCCGTCAGCCTTCCCGTCTGCACGTCGGTCGGCGCCTACGCCTTCTACGGTTGCTCCGCCCTCACGACCGTCAACCTCCCATCATGCACGTCGGTCAGCAGCAGCGCCTTCAACGCTTGCTCCGCCCTCACGACCGTCAGCCTTCCCGTCTGCACGTCGGTCGGCAGCAGCGCCTTCGGCAGTTGCACCGCCCTCACCACCGTCAACCTTCCCGTCTGCACGTTTGTCGGCGACAACGCCTTCCAATATTGCAGCACCCTCGCCTCCGTCGGCCTCCCCGCGTGCACGCTGGTCAGCACCAAAGCCTTCAGCAGTTGCTCCCACCTCACCTCAATCGACCTCCCGTCTTGCATATCGGTCGGCACGCAAGCCTTCTACAACTGCTACCGCCTCGCCTCAGTCAGCCTCCCCGTCTGCACGTCAATCTATGCCAGCGCCTTCCTATATTGCAGCGCCCTCGTCAGCGTTAGCCTCCCAGCTTGCACGACGGTCGCCAGTCAAGCCTTCTACAGCTGCTATGCCCTCACCAGCGTCAATCTCCCCTCCTGCACGAAGGTATATAACCGCGCCTTCGGCAGTTGCACCGCCCTCACCACCGTCAACCTCCCCGCGTGCACGATGGTCAGCAATGACGCCTTCATCCATTGCCACAACCTCACTGCACTCCACCTCACCAGCGTCTCGCAGGTGCCGACGCTCGGCACCAGCGCCTTCTACGCAACCCCCATTGACGGCGGCTACTCCGCGTCCGCTGGCCAGTACGGCAGCGTCTACGTGCCAGCGTCGCTCTATTCGGACTTCCTCACGGCGACGAACTGGTCTAACATCGCCTCCCGCATCGTCAGCGTCGCATAGCCCCGCGCGGTGATAGAATGGTGCCCATGGAACACTGCGTGCGACATGGGCACGCCATCACAGGGAGAGGTGTAGGGTTGGACAAGGAGAGAAGGCTCGACTTTCTGGTCCCCATGTACAACGAGGGCGAGGAAGTGGTGAAGCCACTGCTCGACAGCATCGCATTGCAAGTTGGCGTCGACCTAGCTCAAGTCGGCGTCATCATCTGCTGCGATGGTGGAACGACCAAGATATCCAAGAGGCTGAGGGACTCGTACCCGTTCGAGGTCGAGTTCTATCGCCTCGGGCACGCTGGCGTCTCGGCGACGCGCAACGCGTGCCTCGACAGGTCCAAGGCTGAGTACGTTATCTGGTGCGACGCCGACGATAGGATGCTCGACGCGAGGGGCCTGTTCATCATCTTCCGCGAGATGGACGCGCCGCCAGCGCCTCAGGACGTGGCGAACTATGGGGCGACGGGCACGGGCTTCGACTACATGGTCTCCGTGTTCTGCGAGGAGTCCAAGACGCCCGAGGGCGAGCTCACGTACCTCAACCACGACATGGACTTCACGTTCGTCCACGGCAAGGTGTGCCGCCGCCAGTGGCTCCTCGACAACAAGGTCCGATTCTGTGACCGCCTCACCGTCCACGAGGACTCGTACATGCAATTGCTCTGCCGCGAGGTCGCAAAGCCGTGGCGCGTCAAGTACTGCCCGATGCCGTGGTACCTCTGGTGCTGGCGCGACGCCTCGGTGTGCCGCCACGACCCAGACTACATCCTCAAGACCTTCCCCAACATGATTGAGTCGTGCGACGCGCTCATTGACGAGTTCGTCAGGAGGATGATGCCCGACAAGGCGAACGCCCACACGGCGTCGCTCGTCTGGGAGACGTACTACATGCTCAACAAGCCCGAGTGGGTCGAGAAGACGCACGAGGACTACAGGGAGACCACCGAGAGGCGCTTCGCCGAGTTCTTCCACAAGCACGGGAAGAAGTGGGACGCGCTCACGCCTCAGGAGAAGGTCATCATCTCCAATGGCGTCCGTCAGCGCAAGGTCATGGAGGGCATGCTCGTCGAGGCCGTGACCGTCGACCAGTGGCTCGAGAGGGTGCTCGAGAGGTTCCCCGAGCAACCAGTCGCGATTGGGGACGTCGGTGGGAGTGAGATATAATTATCACCATGGCTCACCGATGACCTTGGAGTAGATGCATGCCAGACATCCTGAACGACTCGATGACACAGCTCGTGCTGTCAGCTGCGGTACAGCTGCTGCTTGCACCGATTCTCGTGTCAATCTTTAAGCGAATGCTCGGCGAGAAGTTCGACACGATTAACGCCAAGCGCGAGGAGGCCAAGCGCGAGATAGATGAGCGCGAGAAGGCCGTCAGCGAGTGGCGTGAGGCGGTCACGGGTGGGCTGAGGTCGATTCTGAGGGCCGAGCTTGTCAGCGAGCACCGCAAGGCCCAGTCTCAGGGGTACTGCGACCTAGAGACCAAGGAGTACATCGAGCGCACGTACCACGCGTACCACAAGCTCGGTGGGAACGGCATAGGCACGCACCTCTACGACGAGATAGTGTCACTCCCCTCAAAGCCACGGCATCACGAGCACGAGGAGCACGTCGATGGTTAATTGGAAGGTCAGAGTCAGGAACAAGAGCTTCTGGGTCACGCTGGTCCCAGCCGTCGCCCTCTTCGCACAGGCCGTCGCCGCATGCTTCGACGTGCGCATCGACCTCGGCGAACAGACCGACAAGATTATGGCCGTCATCAACACCCTCTTCGTCGTCCTAGGCGTCATAGGCGTCGTGAACGACCCGACGACCTTCGGTCTCAACGACAGCCCCCGTGCCATGACGTACGACGAACCCTATCAGTACGACGTCAACAGCGACGGCAGGGTGGACGAGAACGACGTCGCCGAGCTGCTCGAGCGCATGAGGGAGAGGGATTTAAGTGTCCTTTAACGGCGTCGACGTAAGCGGCTGGCAGCCCGACATAGACACATACTCCCTCACGGCGGACTTCGTCATCATCAAGTCCACCGAGGGCATTCAGGGCACCCGATACAACCCCGACTACCGAAGGATGGCGGACAGGGCGTTCGACAGCGGCAAGATGGTGGGCTTCTACCACTACGCCAACGGCGGCGACCCCAACGCCGAGGCCGAGTGCTTCTACGAGAGCATCCGCGACTACCGCGGCAGGGTCACCTACACCCTCGACTGGGAGGGTCAGGGCAACAGGACCTTCGAGACTGGCGAGGACGTGCGCTGGTGCCACCAGTTCATGGTCCGCATGGACGAACTCATGGGCGGCAAGTGCATGCTCTACACCTCCAAGGGCGTCTGCCTCGAGTATGACTGGTCCGAGGTCGCGGACCACCCGCTCTGGGGCGCCGAGTACGCCTACGACGACTACACCTATCAGGGCTATCAGGCCGAGCCGTGGCAGTCAAACCTCAGGTGGGGCGCATGGGGGCACGGCGTCTCAATCCACCAGTACGGCTTCGTCAACCCCAAGCCAAACAACGGCGGCTACGCCAAGCTGGACGCGGACCTCATGTTCGGCACCGCGGCCGACTGGGACGCGTGGTGCGGCTCCAAGAACCCGTCGCCCGCCAAGCCAGTCGGTCGCAGGAAGGCGTCCCTCGCGGACATCGCCGCGACAATCCACTACGACATGTGCGTCGACGAGACCAACGGCTACTCTCAGGCACCGTACCGCTGGGGCGGCGACTCCCCCCACGGCACCAAGACGGTGGAGCTGTGTGGCCGCCGCTACACGTACAAGCGCGGCTCCTATGACTGCTCAAGCTCCGTCATCACCGCGTGGAAGCTGGCGCTCCAAGGCACCCCGTACGAGGGCAGGCTCGACAGCGCCACGTACACGGGCGACATGCGCGAGGTGTTCGTGAACTCTGGCCTCTTCACCGCCGAGTTCCGCGGCAGGTGGCACTCGGCGAAGAGGGGTGACGTCTACCTCAACGAGGGCGTCCACACCGCCATGTGTCAGGACGGCGGGAGCGACGGCGTCCTGAACTACGACGCCCTCTCCGAGTTCAACAGGAACGAGCTTCACGGCGCGACCTACGGTGAGGTGGGGGACCAAGACGGCCACGAAAGCGTCGTGAGGGGCTACTACGACGACAACTGGGACTGCGTCCTCTACTACAACGGCAACGGCGACTTCTATGTCGATGAGGATGACGAGGGCGCCGAGTACGAGCAGGAGGATACCGTCATGAGACCCATCTTCGTGAGGTTCGACGGCGACCCGACAGAGATGATTTTCAACCCTTGGTCGGGCAGCCTCAGGGCCGTCGCCAATCAGGACGAGAAGACCGCGGCAATCAAGCTCTATGGCCTCGCTGGCGTCGAGATGGACGCCAAGGTGTACGACTTCGGCTCCGAGAGCGCACCGTGGGGCGCGAGGGCCAACGACGCCCTCTCGAGGGGCGCGAGCTTCAAGGGGTTCGAGCGCTACACGAAGCACCCGTCAACGAGGGCGATAGTCAAGGACGAGCTTGAGAAGGCGCTGAGCAAGACCCCAGTGGCAAGGCTAGAGAAAGTGGAGGAGCAGGCATGAGCGAGTTCGGGAAGAGCGCACCGTGGGTGACCCACTTCAACAGGCTCGAGGCGCTGTTCGGCGGCGACCCCGACGTTGACGTTGACTATGGCGACGGCCTAGACGGCAACCCGCTCGTCACCCTCCGCGTCAAGGGCAACGACAAGGCCGACGCAATCGAGCGCATCGTGAGGTCGGATGTCGAGTTCGGCAACGTGACCGTGCACGTGAGCGTGGTCCCGTCAAATGACGACGACATATCCCTAGCGGAGCTAATCCGCCGCGCCTTTCAGGGCAACGAGGCGTTCGTTGACGTCGTGACCGCACGCACCCCGCAGGGCTACGAGACGTCCTACGCCGTCTTCGAGCCTGAGGTCGTGCAGTACTACGACGACGACACATCGAGCCTCTTTGGAGTCGCCACCGAGACATACGAGCAAATCGCCAAGGAAGTCCTTGACTTGGGCGCCGAGGCGTTCATTTGCTCCGATACCATATAACGACGTAGACAACGTTGTGTCAGAAAGCGTGAGCGATTTGTCGGGATACGACTATCAGACATACAATTCGGCGGGGTGGAACCAGCCGTACTACAGGCAGGCCCCGCCCATGCCGTCGTACCAGCCCGCCATGCAGGGCCAGACCGTCGTCGGCGGCCAGATGCAGGTGGCACAGCCAGTCAACGGGCTAATCCGCGTCACGGGCGAGGAGGGCGCGAAGGCGTACGCGCTCCCGCCCAACAGCGTCATGCCGCTGTTCGACGCGAACGAGGACATCCTCTACATCAAGACCACGGACGGGGCTGGCTTCCCGACAATCATAGCCTACGACTACCGCAGGAGGGCCGCGTGCCAGCCCCAGCCCGCGGAGTACGTGACCCGCAGCGAGTTCGACCAGCTCAAGGAGATGGTGTTCGGTGGCAAGCAGCCTTTCCAGCCTGTTCCCGCAGTCTAGCCCCGCGGCCCCCGCCCCCACGCCCTCCGTTGAGGAGGCATACGCCTCGATGATGAGGATGGCGGGAGGGAACCCGATGGGCATGTTCAACATGATGATGGCCAACGTCCCAGAATTCGCGCGACTCGTCAACAACAGCCGCGGACTCTCGCGCGAGCAGGTCGCGAAAAACTGCGGACTCTCGGAGAAGGACATAGACGCTCTCAGGAGACTGATTGGGTAATGACGGGGTGTCAAACGGCATCCCGTTTCCGTTTCCATATGGAAGGAGCGTTATGAACGAGTACTCCCTCTCCGACATCGCGGCCGCGGCCGATGGCGCGAACAGGAACGGGGGCTTCGGCGACGGCGGATGGTGCATGTGGCTGATGTTCCTGTTCTTCCTCTGCTACGGCAACAACGGGTGGGGCAACAACGGCAACAATGCCGCCGCGAACGGCAGTGCGCTGTACCCGTGGCTGAATCAGGCCCAGATGACCTCTCAGGGCTTTGCTGACCAGAACGCCGTGATGGCGCTCAATGGCATCAGCGGCGCCGTTGCTCAGGGATTCGGCGACATGTCCACGCAACTCTGTGGCGGCTTCGCTGGCGTCCAGCAGTCCATGGCCAACGGCTTCGCTGGCGTCGAGGCTGGCGCGAACGCGCGTCAGGTCGCCGCGATGCAGCAGGGCTTCGCACAGCAGACCGCGATGCAGCAGGGAATGAACGGTCTCGGAATGTCCATGCAGCAGGGCTTCAACGGCGTCCAGCAGGGCTTCAACGACGCCAACATGACCTACATGCAGGGCTTCAACGGCATGCAGGCACAGCTCGCCAACTGCTGCTGCGAGAACCGCCTTGCCACAGCCAACCAGACGGCGACCATCCTCGCCGAGCACTGCAGCGACCGCGCCGCCCTCTCCGATGGCATCCGCGACATCATCGCCGCGAACAACGCTGGGACCCAGCGCATCCTCGACAGACTCTGCGAGCAGGAACTCTACGCTGAGCGTCGCGAGAACGAGAACCTCAGGCAGCAGGTGAACATGATGAACCTCGCCGCGTCCCAGCAGGCGCAGACGGCCCAGATTCTCGCCGACAACTTCGCCCAGACCAGCGCGCTCGAGCAATACCTCGCTCCCGTGCCGCGTCCGTGCTACGTCGTCCAGAACCCCAACTGCTGCGGCGGCCAGTACGCCAACTGCGGCTACGCGGCCTAAGGGGTCGTCTTGGCGGCCGAGTTCTTCGCCTCCCCGAACCCACAGACGGTTCAGGTTGGCGGCAACGTGCAGTTCACGGACTCGATACCGTGTCCGTGCGGCTATGTTATCCACAGAGAGGGCAGCGGCCTTTTCACGCTCAGGGGAGTGACGTTCGGTTGTCAGCGACAGGCGCGGTACAAGGTAACCTTCAACGGCAACATCGCAATCCCAGAGGGAGGGACCGTCGCCGCGATTGCCCTCGACCTCGCGATAGGCGGCGAGCCTCTGCAGTACTCGAGGGCGATAGTGACCCCAGCCGCGGTGGAGCAGTTCGCGAACGTGACGTGCACAGCAGTGGTGTCGGTCACTAGGGGGTGCTGCTACACGGTGGCCGTCAGGAACGTCCCAGCGGGCGTCGGCGGCACAATCGAGCAGCAGGCAGTGGTGGTCGCCGATGGCAACCTCACGATTGAAAAGACAGCCTAGGAGGAACCGTGGTTGATGTCATACGCGAGCGCAAGAACGATGTGCTCGACTATATGGACAAGGCCCTTGACAAATATGGGCCAGACAAGATGGATGTCGCCGAGATGGACAAGCTGGCCGACATCGTCAAGGACCTCGCAGAGGCTGAAAAGTCGTGCTGGGAGGCCGAGTACTACAAGAGCGTGACCGATGCGATGCACAACGGCTCGTACGGCTACATGCCAGAAGGCTCGTGGCAGTACGACCAGACCGAGGGGCGTGGCAGGGGACGCTACGGCTACGACAACCCCATGGGACGGTACTCCTCGCGCAGGGGCTACCACGGCGGCATCGACGCGATACGTGCCGAGATGCAGTCGGCGACGCCCGACGAGCGGGAGAGGCTCAAGCGCGAGCTTCGGCAGATGCTCGACTCGTAGCCAAAGGCATGCGCACCATAGTCATAAACGGAGACACTTGGGGGGTTGTCCGCGTTCCAGCGGGCGACCCCCGCCTGTTCGACATGACTGGGACCGAGAGGCTCGGCACCACCGACCCGCGCAACCGCACGGTGAGCATACGGTCCGACCTAGGGCCGCCGATGCTCGACAGGGTAGTCGTCCACGAGATTGCCCACGCGATAGCGGTGTCGTGGGGCCTCGTCGGCGGTCCGACTGGCGACCCAGACGAGTGGACCGCTAGGATGATTGAGAACCACGCCATCGAGGCAGTGAGCCTCGCGGCGCTGGTGCTCGGGAGGCCGCCGTGTGTCAGGGGTGAGTGCGCTTGATAAGCCTAGAGGTAATAGAGCGTGAGATAAACGAGATAGAGGCGCGCAGGGAGACCACGTACGCGACGTGCGAGCGCCTCGCGTGGCTCTACATATGCAGGGACCACCTCGTACCCAGCAACGAGCAGACGCGGACGCGGACGCTGGGCGGCACCGAGTTCCTAGACGCGTGCTCCGACGTGCCGTACCTCGCCATGATGGGCGTGCTCGACGAGCACATGAGCGCGCTGTCCGTCGTACAGCCCAAGGAGTACGAGTCGGTCATGGCGAAGCTGAGGGCGCTCGGGAAAGAGTGATATAATTCACAGGTCTCCTTCGGGAGTTCCTTCTCCTTGTGATGCCCCTTGAGCAAGGGCGTCAACGCACGGCGGCTGGCATTGCCATTGGCACCAGCCGCCGAGTGCGTATGTGACGAAGTTCGCACGTCATTTTCGTTGACAGCTTGCGTAACACATGGTATACTGTTCACCGAACAAAGGGCGTGGCGGGGCGCCAGCCCAGAAAGGGAGAACGGTATGGACAAGTACAACATCTTCAACGTCAACAACATCGTCGTCCTCGCGGAGAACGAGGCGGATGCCATGAAGTTCGCCGAGAACGCGGACGGCATGGGACTCAAGGTGGACGGCAAGACCGTGTGGCGCGGTCCCGTGCCCGATGGCAGCTACATGCTCATCGGCAACGGCGTCCGCATGAGCACGCCAAAGTTCTACGCCTACCGCAAGTCGAACGAGCTTCCGCTCGATGAGGCAATCCTCACCGTGGCCGAGATTCTGTCGAGCGTGCGCACTCACCGCACCTGCCACTCGGTTGACGATGGTCTCTACGAGGAGCTTCCGCGTCCGCGCGTTGACTTCGCCGAGTACCTCGAGTACATCGAGGACGTCATTGAGACCGAGGAGGGTATTACGGCGGCTCACATCGCGGGCGCCGCAATCAACATCGTGGAACTCTACGAGGTAATGGTCCGCAAGACCATGCAGAGGTCCGAGTAGGACCGTACGACTATGCCTTGGGGGCGGCGTTCTGGCGCCGTCCCCGCTGGTATAATGTTGTGCCATATCGTATGCGACGATAGGAGTCAGACATGGCACAGGCCAGTATCCAGAGTGGCGACATGCGCGTCCTCAAGGCAATCAAGAGCGGCATCGGCAAGAACGGGTGGGCACCCTCCTACAGGGAGATTGGGCAGAAGGTCGGCATGACCAGCCCGTCGTCCGTCATGCGCAGCGTAAACAGGCTCGTTGAGAGCGGCTACCTGCAGAAGGTCGGCGAGAACGCAAGGACAATCCGCCTCACCCGAAAGGGCAAGAGTGCCAACGCTTAGGTTCTTCGTACCCACCAACAGGCGGGACAAGAAGGGTCACCTCGCCCCGCTCGACGGCCTCAACGAGCTTGTGAGGGCAGACAGGACGGGGTACCACTACGGCAACAAGGTCAAGCGCGAGAACGGCAGGAACGCCGAGGTGTCGTGCCTCGTGGCCATGAGGGAGAGCGGGTGGAGGGTGCCCGACTGCAGGTGCACCGTCACCCTCTCCTTCGTGGAGCCTCACAGGCGCAGGGACCCAGACAACGTCTACGGCGGCGCGAAGTTCATCCTCGACGGCATAACCGAGCCTAAGGGTTCGCGAGGCTACGGCGCGGGGGCGATACACGACGACTCGCAGAAGTGGATGAGGCTCGTGCTGGACCCAGACATAGGGGTTGACCCGCAGCACGTCGGCTGCTGGGTGACCATAGAGACGGAACGATAGGGGAGGGAACTTGGAAATCAAGGACGCGATAGCGTACGCGTCACGCTCCGAGAGGTTCGCTGGACTCAGCTTCGGCCTCTTGTACCACACCGAGAACGTCGGGGTCTACATAGTGCGCCACACGCTCGAGTGCGACAGGGGCGAGGTCGTCGGGGCTTGGTGCGAGGTGCAGCTCAAGGGCTGGAAGGAGCCTTATCTGAGGACGGCCGAGGGCACCGTGGCCGAGGGATGCATCGAGGAGGCCGTGTACATGGCTCTGGACGACCTAGGCCTCTTTGACGAGGAGGCCGCTGGGTGGACGGCCGTCGACACGCATGCGACCGAGAGCGCCCCTCAGGAGGCCTCTCAGGCCCCCACAGAGGCATCCTACGGCGAGCCAGCGAGCGACATGCAGAAGGAGCACATCAAGCTCATGCTGAACGAGGTCGCCAAGGCACGCGGCGTGTCCTACGACACGGCGAAGTCGGCCCTCATGAAGTCTGGCGCGGCTCAGGCCGCTGGCGTCGCCGACCCGCGCGACCTCAAGACGAGCGAGCAGGCGGAGACCCTCATAAAGCTGTTGGAGCACTGGATGTCGATGGTGGTGAGCAAGGATGGGGAATGAGTACGTCCATGAGGTCGTGAGCACGGGCATAGCCTCGGTGCAGGTTGACTACAGCCCGATAAGCGGGCTGGTCGTGGCGGTGTCGCCGAGGTCGGACGCAATCACTAGGACGCGTCAGGAAATCATTGCTGGCGGCACGGCCGTCACCCACGTCTTGTACGGGAGGCTGCCCAAGGTGGGCGACGAGATATCTAGGGGCGGCGGGACGTTCGAGGTCACCGCCGTCAGGGAGGACGAGTCTGGCAAGGTGTTCGTCAGGACCGACGCTGGCGTCTGGACCATCTACGAGAACGACAAGGAGAGGGCATGAGCATCAACAGGGTCACACTTTCGGGGAACCTCACGCGAGACCCCGACCTGAGGTCGACGGCGACAGGCTCCACGATTCTGGGGTTCGGCATCGCCGTCAACGAGCGCGTCAAGAACGGCACCACTGGCGAGTGGGAGGACCGCCCCAACTTCGTTGACTGCACGGTCTTCGGCGCACGCGCCGAGTCGCTGTCAAGAATCCTCCGCAAGGGCATGAAGGTCGCCCTCGAGGGGCGTCTCCGCTACAGCTCGTGGGAGAAGGACGGCCAGAGGCGCTCCAAGCTCGAGGTCATCGTTGACCAAATCGACCTCATGCAGCGCAAGGGCGACGGTCAGGGTCAGGACTCGGCGGGAGGCATGAGTGAGCGCGACATCAAGCGTGCCGCTGGCGGCAACGTCAATTATGCGAGCAATTATTCTGATGACGACATGTTTAGTGATGACATCCCTTTCTGATATCTAACTAGCTCATAAAACACCGTTTGAAGCCGCGGCCAGAGTGTGCTATAATGTGCCTTTGACCAGCGGCTTCTCTCGATTGGAGACAACATGGCAGCGGAGTTTGAACTCTGGCTAGAGGTCAAGGAACTCATGCGCAGGCAGGAGATGGCGATAGACGAGATGCGCCGATGCGGTCAGGAGCTTGCGGCCGCCGAGAGGGCGTACAAGGTGCAGCTCAGGGAGACGGCCCTCAGGCTCAAGCGCGGCGGCATGGCGGTCGGCATGATTAACCTCACCGTGCGCGGCGAGGAGAAGGTCGCCGAACTCAGGGAGCGCCGAGACGTCGCCGACGCGTTCTACAGGGCGGCTCAGGAGGCAGTGCTAAGCTACAAGCTGCAGGCGAGGCTCGTGAGCGAGCAGCTGTCGCGCGAAGTAGGCTCACCGAGCTTTGGAATAGGCTCGTAGAGGAGGAGGAATGGGCAAGGAGATGAAGCCGTGCCCACTATGCGGCGGGAAGGTCATGCTCTTGTACGGCACGGCGAGCGGATGGCCGCCGATATGGTGCCCAGAGTGCGAGACCATCTGGCGCCCAGTGGTGCACGCGGACGAGATAGTCACCGACTGGTGGAACCGAAGGGAGGGCGAGTGACCATGGCGAAGTGCCCGTACTGCGGCGGCCCGCTCGTGCCCTTCATCGCACCCAAGGACACGAGCATGACCATGTTCGAGTGGTGCCAGTGGTGCGACCGCGTCTATGTCATGAACGGGGGTGACCATGGCAAAACCGAGCTTGTACGGGACCGTTGCTGACGGATGCTGGCTCTGTGAGACCACGCGACAGTTGGAGGTCCATCACATCTACCCGAGCAGCCGTAGGGACATATCCGACGAGGAGGGGTGCACCATCCCCCTCTGTCACTACCACCATCAGGGCGAGGGTGGCGTCCACAACGACAAGGAGTTCGACGAGTGGCTCCGCAAGGACTGCCAGAGGCGCTGGGAGGAGCGGGAGGGGCTGGACGAGCCAGAGCACGAGACCTTCCGCGCGCGGTTCTACCGCTCGTACCTGTAGGGTGATTATCTTGAAAGACATGGTCGAACCAATGGATGACTTGAATGACCTCAATCTCATCAAGTGGCTGTCGCGCGACTGGAAGACGGAGCGCGCGGCAAGTCCGAACACCGAGAGGCTCCGAGACCTGCTCGACGTACTCGACGTGCCATGGGGACTTGGTCTGGAGCCGCTCACCCAGACCGAAACCCTGTTCCACGGGGAGCACGGCGTCGTGAGGATGACGGCGTGCGAGCGCGAGGACGGGGCGTTCGACATCAGGACGCTCACCTGCGGCGTCGAGCTTGACGAGACGGCAAACACGCTGTACGAGAGGATGTTGTAGGAGGTGAGAGGCATGGAGAGCAACGACAGGCCAAGCGGCAACGGGACCGTGTGGACCCCGCTGGGCAACGTCGTGGTTACGTACGACGCGCACGACGAGAAGGTGACCGTGGCGTTCGAGGCCGACGACCGCGTGAGGTCGAGGGGACTCGTGATGAACGACGGCAAGCCCGTCATCGAAGTGAGCAGGGTCAGGGAGATGGAGTAGCCATCGAGGGGAGAAGGAACATGGCTAACAAGACTACCGAGGTGCTCAAGCACCTGCAGGAGCACGGCAGCATCACGAGCATGGAGGCAATCGAGCTTTTTGGGGCGACCCGACTCAGTGCCATCATCTTCAACCTGCGCCGTCACGGCCACGACATCGTGACCATCAACAAGGAGGGCGTAGACAGGTATGGGCACAGTGTGAGATTCGCTAAATACGTCTACCAAGGGCTGTCAAACACTGCTACAATCGAAGATGCGGCCCCATCACAGGCAGAAGAGAGCTAGCGCGTCGCAGGTCACGGCGTTGGGGCCGCCTGCAATTGGGGGTTAGCACAACGGTTAGGGCAGTCGGCTTATAACCGACCGACGTGGGTTCAACTCCCGCACCCCCAATCAACGCTTGACATGCGATTCGATATGTGATACACTACACGTAGTCGCTGGATGCTTCGGACCTTAACTATTCGTTACCATTCCAAATCTGTGGGATACAGAACGAATTCTGGTTGGCCAGTCCAGAGTTCGCTTGGTTTGATTTCTCCTTTTCCTTTGACGTTTCAGCGACCACTGCGCGAAGGCCCCCGAGTGAGTGCGTCCCCTCGGGGGCTTTCGTGTGTTGTCGGACTGAATGTTGCGCTAAAGAAAAGTTTAGTGTATAATCGTGCCCGCACGGTGATGACGGCACTGATGTGTTATGATAGCGTTAGCCAAAATGCCCGCCCAGATTGCCGTCATCAGTCTGGTGCGGGCATTTTGTGTCTAGAAACGGAGTATTGACGTGGCAGTGTTCAGGGTTCACAAGACGCAGGACTTCACGGTAATGAGCAACCATCACCTCAGGGACCACAAGCTGTCACTCAAGGCCAAGGGCCTCCTGTCCGTCATGCTCTCCCTTCCCGACGATTGGGACTACAGCATGAGCGGACTCGCATCGATATGCGTGGAGGGCGCGAGTGCCGTCAAATCGGCCATGGACGAGCTTACGGAGGCTGGCTACGTCGTCGTCACCAAGCTCTACCCGAACCAAACCGACTCGGGGCGCATAGAGTACGCGTACGACGTGCACGAGGTCCCCGAGGAGACAACCCCCGAAAAACAAGGCGATAGAAAACAACCCCTAGAAAATCTACCCCTTGAAATTCAACCCCTAGAAAATCGCGGACAAGTAAATACTAAGAAAGTAAGTACTAAAGAACCAAGTACTAAGGACAAAACAAAGGGGGGTGCGAAAAAACAGGCCACGCAGGACCTTGTGGCCGAAGTGGACGCCTTCACGGACAACGTGCTCCTGCGACAGACCATCCTCGAGTTCATGGACGCCCGCAGGGCAATGAAGGCGCCGATGACCATGAACGCGCTCAGGAAGATGCTCAGCAAGCTCAAGAAGCTTGCCTACACCGACGACGAGCGCATAGAGATTCTGAACAACTCCATCATCAACGGCTGGAAGGGCGTGTTTCCGCTCAAGGGCAACGAGCGCCGACAGCAGAACGGCGAGCAGTTCCAGATGCGTCTGGACGAGTACTCGCAGAACACGAAGGCGAAGACTCAGGTCATTCACACGGAGTACGTGCCAAGGGAGGGCAGATAGGTGGTTTGCGAGTTCTGCGGCAAGGTGATAGAGACGAGGAAGTTCTACGGCATGACAATCCCAGTGCCCTGCGATTGCATGGGCGCGTGCATGGAGCGTGCCCGACTGGACGAGGAGGAGCGCGAGCAGAATATCGCTGAGACGCTCAGAGAGGCCGTCTCGCGGGCGCAAATCCCATCGACGTACAACTTGTACCAAGAGTGGGGAGACGGCCGTGGAAAGTACCTCTACGGCCCTCAGGGACGCGGCAAGACGGAGATGGCGTGCGGCATCCTCCGCAAGTGGCTCCGCGACGGCATCAAGCACCTCGACGGCAACCGCTACTACGCGTCGCGCAGCGCGAAGTACGTCCTCGTGCCACAGCTCATGATGGAGATGAAGGCAACGTACGGCCACGGCGGCAAGAGCGAGCTTTACATCGTGGAGGCCATGGGCGGCGTCGGCATGCTCCTGCTGGACGACCTCGGCAAGGGCAAGCTCACCGAGTGGGCCATCGAGCGCATCTTCATGGTCCTCGACATGCGGCTCCGCGAGCGCCGACCCACGGTCATAACGTCGAACCACGACCCAGACGAGCTTACGGCCATGCTTGCCGCTGGCTCCGACGACGAGATGGCGCTTGCAATCAGGAGCAGAATCGACGGGATGTGCGACATAACGCTCGTGGACGGCGTGGACTGGCGCGAGAAGGCCCGATAGCACACCAACACTCCATGCACAACACGCTTGATTACAGATTGGCACATGATGTACAATGTGTCCATCTATAAAACTCACGAACAAGGGAGGGAACGTGGCAGAGAAGGGAACGAAGTGGTCCGAGCGAGAGGACGAGATTCTGCGCGAGGTGTACCCCACTGGCGGGACGAGGGAGACGATTGAGAGGCTCGCCGAGGAGGGCTTCGACCGCAAGAACAGCTCCGTGCGCATGCGTGCCCACGTCCTCGGCGTGAGGAACGACTCCTACAGCTGCGGCAACCGCACCGACGCGTGGGACGAGGCGGAGCTTGACGTCGTGAGGGAGAGCTACGTCGAGCACGGCGCCAAGTACGTTCAGGACGCGCTGCGCGAGATGGGCCACGAGCGCACCCTCGGCGCAATCCGCGGCCACGCCACGATGCTGGGGCTGCACCGCAAGAACACGCCGTCCCGCCGCTTCTGCGAGAAGGCTGGCGCGACCCGAGTGCTCAACGTCGTCTTCGATGACGTGCGCGACAAGGAAATCCTCGACCACATCTCCAAGCACGAGAACCGCTCGGAGTACATCAGGCGTCTTGTTGCGTCTGACATCACATGTGCTGTCGCAAAGTAAAAAAGTCATTGACAAGCTCAGTCGTAACGTGTATAGTTCTTAAACAAGGAGATAGGGAACTCTACGAAGGGACGGTTCAAGTTGCTCGACTTCAATACCAGCGACGAGGCTAGGGCGGCGTTCAATGCCGACTACTCGTACCACGACATCACCAGACGGGACGTCCTCGTGCTCGCGGCCATCCTCGAGCACGAGCTTGCGATTGCCCGCGCGTGCCCAGACACGCGGGTGATGTCCGAACTCAGGCTCAAGAAGAAGCTCAACGACGACTACGACAAGGAGGGCCACCTCAAGGAGGCGTACCTCCGCTGCAGCGGCCCGTACTTCAAGAACCGCGAGGCCATCAGCTTCAACTTGGACGGCTTCATAGGGTTCTGCGGCTGGGCCGACTCGCGGAACCAGCGACCGTTCCTGAACGCGTTCGCCAGATGGGTCGAGTACCTCAACACTGGACTCTTGAGCTTCGTGCGCTAGGAGGGGGACCGAGATGCTGACAATGTACCCGACCGTGAACTACGTGATGTTGGACAGCAACGCAAAGGCTCCGAGGCCCGCCAAGGAGGGCGACGCGGGCATGGACCTCGTCGCGACCGAGGACGCCCTGCTCTATGCTGGCGAGACCAAGCTCGTCCACACGGGAATCGCAATCGAGCTGCCCAAGGGATTCGCTGGACTCGTGATGCCGCGCTCGGGGCTTGCGCTCAAGGGCATCACGCTCTCGAACTGCGTCGGCCTCATCGACAGCGGCTACCGCGGCGAGATTGGCGTCGAACTCCACAACAACAACCCGTCACGCACCGTCGAAAGGACCAAAGACGGCATTGTCGTCCGCGACAATCTCACGCCCTTCCCCATCCACAAGGGCGACCGCATCGCACAGCTCGTAATCATCGCCGTCGCGACCGCGACCATGTGCCAAGTGAGCGAGCTTGGCACGAGCCAGCGCGGAACGGGCGGCTTCGGCTCGACTGGCGTCAGGGAGCGTCCGTGAAGGGCGGGGCGTACACCTACAAGGAGGTCAAGCTGGCGGCCGAGATGTGGAGGGACGGGTACACGCTCAGGGAGATTGCCCGCGCCACCGACAGGTCGATGAACAGCATCAGCGGATACGTGAGCAAGCACAGGGACCTCTTCCCGCGGCGAAGGCCAGTCATCACGACCAAGATGATTGGCGAGATGCGGGAGATGCGCAACAACGGCAAGAGCTACGAGAAGATAGCCCTTCACTTCGGCATCGACTGGCACACCGTGCACAAGTACGTCAACTACGAGGGCGACGAGCTATGGGGGTAGGCGTGAGGGGCAACCTCAGGCTTGCCAAGGCGCTGTGGCGGCAGGGCTGGTCGATGAGGGACATGGCCGACATGCTCGGACTCAGCTACGAGTCCGTGAGGAAGTACGTGGAGAGGCACAGGGAGCACTTTCCGAGAAGGGACTCGCATGAGCAAGACGATTGACACGGTCGACGCCAAGCTGGACGCGCTCGGCATCGAGCACACGACGATTGGCTCCATCGTGTACGCAAGGGGCATGCCGTGCGGCGTGAACATCAGGGACATGTACAACGGGAACGTCGTGGTCGAGTTTCCGTGCCAGTTCACGCCAGACGAGGCCATCGACATGGTCGTGCGCATCATGGACGACGTGGTGATGTGACATGAAGATAGCCGACAGGCTTGATGCGGCCGACAGGCTCGCAGGCCTCAACCTCGATGACCCGTCCACCGACGCTGGCGAACGCCTCTCGATGCTCTGCGGGGCGCTCGTCGGCGGGCACCACGGGGAATGGACCGTCGAGGAATGCAAGTGGGTCAGGGACGTCATGATGGGGCTGTTGCTCTTCGAGGACAACGCCCCAGAGTAAGGGGGAGGGAACGTGCGAGACGTGAACGAGTACTACATCAACGTCGGCTCTAGGCTCCGCTATGCGAGGAGCGCAATCGGCATGACGCGCGAGGAACTGGCCAAGCTCTTCGAGGTCAACCCGCAGACCGTGTACAACATCGAGAAGGGCAAGGTCAAGCTGTCCCTCGACAAGGCACGCGTCGCCGCCGAGGCCATGGGCTGCACCGTCGACTGGCTCTGCGGCGCCACCAACCACCTCAAGCTCAACGGATACTTCAAGGGCAAGTGGTTCAACATGGAGGCGGACCTCGAGCCGTTCGGCCTAGGGACCGAGCCGTCGCTCTAAGGGGGATGCCATGAGTGGCGGACACTTCGACTACCAACAACTCACCACCGCCGAGCACTTCAGCGGCGTGTGGGAGGACGAGGAACTCAACGAGCTTTTCAACGACCTGTTCGGCAGCGCGTGGGGTTCGCCGTCGTCCGAGTTCGGCCGCACGTGGGCGTACGACGGCTTCGGCAACGGGCTTGCCGAGACGCTCGACCTCTGGAAGTCTTGCGACATCGGCGAGGACGAGTACCGCGAGCAGGTCGGACGGTTCAAGAGGAAGTGGCTTCGCAGGAGCAAGATGGACGCGTACGAGTTCTACGTGGAGCGCTTCGAGTCGAAGGCCAAGGAGATGACCGAACGGTTCAAGAGGGAGATGGATGGCTAATGGCGGACAACGTGAACAGCCCAGCCCACTACATGGGCGACGGGATGCAGGTGATAGACGTGCTGAGGGCGTTCTTCAGCCACGACGAGTACGTGGGCTTCCTCTGCGGGAACGTGGTCAAGTACGTACTGAGATACCGAAAGAAGGGTGGCGTCGAGGACTTGAACAAGGCGCAGTGGTACCTGAACAAGCTCGTGGCGTCCGAGGCGATTGAGGAGGTTCGCGATGAATGCCGAGAATGACGTGCTCAATGCACCAGCAGTCTCGTATGGGGACAGGATAAAGGCGGCGATTGCGCTCGCGGCCGGGCAGTCTCCGTTCGCACTCGAGGAGGTTAAGAGGATTCTTGGGCCAGTCGAGGCGTACATGGAGCGGCTCGAGTTCGAGAGGGACCAAGCCGAGGTCGTCGCCGAGGCGTACGAGGAGGACTGCAGGACGTGCGAGTTCGCCAATAACGAGGCGATTGCCGACATGCACAAGCTGATGGACAGAATCGAGGCGCTCGATTGTGAGAACAGGACGCTCAGGGGCGAGCTTGCCATCGCGGTCGAGCGGTACGAGACGCTGAAGAGGCTGCATGAGGAGCTTAGGGACGAGATGGTCGATTTGGTCGACAAGGAGGAGGAATGAGCTGGGAGGACGTATACGAACGAGCCAAGGCCAAGCTGCTGGACGGCGAGAAGCTCGAGGAAGAAGAGATTGCCATGCTCTACGAGGCGAGCAAGACCGTCAACGAGTGGGCTGGCGAAAACCGCCGCTGGACGAGGACGGTCACCACGACCATCCAAATCGAGGGCATCGAGGACCGCTACTGGAACATCGAGTGGGAGGAGGCCCTCACGGAGATTCAGGAGAGCTACTTCGTGGACCAGCCCTATGAGGTCAAGCCCGTGAAGGAAATCGTGCCCGCCCACGAGGTCATCCGATATGTCAAGATATAAGGCGAATCAGGCGCTGTGGCGGCTCGTCTCCATCACCGACACGATGGAGAGCGAGCTGCTCGCGCTCGCAAGGGACGCGCAGAACAACGTCATGGAGGCGTTCAAGGAGCTTGACGGAGGCGAGGGCGAGCTTCAGGTCTTCGCACGCGAGCTTTGGCAGCGGTTCTCGGACCAAGTCGAATGCGACGTCGTCGGCGACGATTCGTGCCCGCACCACGAGTACTGCTGCGAGCACGGCACGTGCTGGTATGACGACACCGCGCACGAGTACAAGCTGGACTAGGAGGACATCATGGACGAGGAACCCTCGTACGAAGAGCTTGAGAGCAGGGCGCTCTTCGCCGAGATGAAGGTAATACGGCTCGAGACGGACCTCATGCGCCTGCGGGAGGCGGCTGCTGACGCCTTCTGTATGGCGCACGAGGCAATCGAGGGCGCCGAGATATCCGACGAGTGGTTCGAGTCGCTGGAGGCCGCGCTGAGGGCCGCTGGGGCTTGGCCGCCTAGGAGGGAGAATGAGGGGCTTCAAAGACCTCGAGAGGCGCGGGCAGTGTAGCAGCTGCGGTGCGTTCAAGTACGTCTCAGGCGGTCTCGGACCGTGCCTCGCGAGGGGTCACGAGTACTACGACGAGGACATACGCGGCTGGTACGAGATGGTCGCGTGGTGCGACGGGTGCTCGAACTGGGCCGAGACGCTAGAGGAGTGCCTCGAGAACTGGAAGAGGGACGACAGGTGGCAATGAGCGAAATATAACGCTTGCCGTACCTTGCACAACGTGCTACAATGGTTTGCAACGAAGGGAGGAACGATATGGAGAAGTTCAACGAGTCGCTTGCCACCGTACGCGCGTGGGCGTGCGACAACCTGAGCGAGTCACAGGCGGGGGAGCTGTGCGGCCTGCTGTCCGACGTCTCGAGCACTGGCAACCAGCTCCAACAGCTCGTCGTGGACATGCACGAGCTTATGACGCGCCGCGGGTGCGCGAAGTGCGACAACGGCGCACAGTACGCCATGGCGGCCATACACAGCAAGATGCTCAGGCTCGAGTTGGAGCTGCCAGAGGTGCCGCTCTTCGCCATATGCCACTACGAGCCAGAGGAGACGTACAGGGACGCGAACGACGTGCTGAGATACGGCCTCGACAGCTATGGGTGGGACTGTTCCGCCTGTGGCGGTCCGATGATGGGCGGCGACGGCGGATGGTTCGACACCGAGACTGGACAGCCGAAGTTCAACTACTGCCCGTACTGCGGCCGCATGGTCGACCCACTGCTGACGGTCGCCGTCGCGAACTCGGTGGTCGATGATGACTAACAGGTGTGGATACGAGATAACGGAGGTATGAGCATGATGGACGAGTTAGAGGACGGTCTGGTTCCCGTAGCTGAGCGCGATATTATCGACAAGGCCGACACCCTAAAGTTCTTTGCTGGCAAGCTGTATGGATACATTGACGCACTCGAGATGAACAACAACATAGACAAGAACGTCAGCGACAGCCTCAAGGCCAACATCGACGTCATCGTCTATACGTCAAACAGGATGTACGAGTGGGTATACGAGGATTGGTCGGGTGAGCTTGATTGAGTGCTAGCGAGAGACTGCGAGCCGAGAGCACGAAGATTCTCGAGCTTGTGATGCCGAGCTTTGTAGAGTTCAACAGCATTGCCGCCGACGTGTGCCTGCTCGAGTCGAAGCTCGAGCGTCAGGCCGCGGAGATTGACGCGATGCGCAAGGCGCTGGAGCAAAGGAACTCCGAGGTCAGGCTGTACAAGGAGCAATGTGGTCGTCTCGCCGAGGAGAACGGTCTACTCCGTGACGCGTGCAAGGCCGTGTGGGGGTGCGCCCACACGCACGTCGTGTGCGAAAAGTGCGAGGACATGTTCGGCGAGTGTCCCGTGAGGAAGGCGATGGGAGCCGCGGGGGTGGACGTAGATGATGGATGACGAGGTTCAGATGGCCGCCGACGAGCGTCGCGAGTTCAACGAGAGGTGTAAGAACGAGCAGCTCTTGGAGGAGAACGCTGAACTCAGGTCGCTGGTGTCCGACATGTTCGGCATCCTCCAAAACTGCAGTCAGGCGTGCATCCTGTGCGAGTATGACTGCCACTTTGGCAGCGAGTGCCAGTTTCTCAGGAGGGCGCGGAAGTACATCACGGTAAAGGAGCCGAGAAGTCCGCACAAGAAGCCGAGCACGCACCTCCCGCAACACATGAGCGCGGGCGCACTTGAGATTTTCGAGCGAATGATGAGGGGAGCCGATGATGAGTGAGACAATGGCCCCAGAACCCTCGATTGTCGAGGACGCAAAGGCCTCGTCGAGGCACATGTCCGTAATGATTGGGGTTCTCGGTGACAAGCTCGAGTGGTACGAGCGGGAGTACGACAAGATGAAGTTGCGCAATGCCGAGATTACGGTGCAGAACGACGTACTCTGGAATCTCTGCCACAGCATGCGGTCTGCGCTGGAAAAGTGCGACTTTGCGGACGAAGTGTACCTAAATGCACTAGACAACACATTGAGGAAGATTGGGATTGAGGTGTAGCCATGATTGAGTATGACGTTGACATGCCCTATTTTCACGAATGCGAAATCGAGGACGAGCTTGACGAGGTTCTGCTCCACGACGAGTGCGGTGAGTACGACGACATCACCTACTACCGCAAGGAGCTGTTCGACAGGCTCGAGGACCTCGTGAGGGCCATGTGGCCGTTCGTCACTGGCGAGCTTCGCAACGGGGAGAGGGCCGACGCCGAGGGGGAGCATTGGGCCATCAAGATTAACGCCGAGATTCGCGAGCTTGGCATCGAGGGGTGTGACTGATGGAACCAAGAGCCGAGATGGACATTGACGAGGAAATCAGACGCCTCGAGGAGGACTGCAAGGGTAACGCCGAGGTTTACAACGTAAAGCGCCGTCAGTGCATATCGTGGCTCAAGGAACTGAAAGCGCTGAGGGTAAGCAGTTGCCCAATCATCAGCCGCCTCGACAGCTACGCGGCCCCATCGACGCGTGGGATGGAGATGAGGCTCGCAAAGGCGGTCGCCGAGGCCGAGATATGGAACGAGAAGTGGTCCGAGGAGAACCTGAGGGTGTTCTGCCTCAGGGGACTCGTTGACAGGATGCACGGGTGGATGGACTCCGTCATCGCCGAGGGACTCGTCGGCGGCGAGGGATACCTCTGGGAGTTCGGAAAGATTGAGCACGAGATGAACAGGTTGGGCATTGAGGTGAAAAACACTCTTGCTGACGACTAGACAATGTGCTAAAATGTAAACAGGCAAAGTGAAGGGAGGACGATGTGGGAATAGAGTATGAGCACGCAATCACACGCGCGATAAAGGAAGAGTTTGACTGCGATGGCACGTGGCCTCATGCAGACATTCTGGACGAGGTAGAGACGCTCGCACTCGAGCGCGACCTGCTTGCCGAGAAGCTGAACGCACGCGAGGTCCAAGTAGAGCAACTTCACGCGTACGCCAAGGCGCTCAAGGAACTCATTGACGACCTCTTGACGTGCCAGTACATGCTCAAGGGCGAGATTGAGAGCGGCGTCACGTGGCGCAACGCCAACCAGATGGACGTGTGCCTCGAGTGCCCGATTCAGTGCAACAGGGAGCGCCCGTCGCTCAAGTCAAGGGCCGAGGATTTGGGGGTGTCATTCCGATGAGCGAGACGTGCGGGACCTGCGCCCACTACATGCCAGATGGCAACTGTCTCCTTCAAGGGGACTTCTATGCTCGGTCGACCAGTCCAGCATGCGTCGCGCATGACAGGCGCGACGGCCACAGCGGACGCGAGATTGCTGCCAAGTGGTACATGGCTAGGGAATGGGGCGTCAACGGTACTGGCCTCTGGAAGGGGCACACCGAGAACTACGGTGACGGGTTCAGGCGGATGCTCTCCGACCTGCTCTCGTGCGCCCACGAGCTGAGTGCGTTCGTGGAACTCAATGAGGACACCGCACCGCTATATGACAAGTTGGGCAAGTTGGTCACCGAGGCGATGCTCGTTGGCGTCGGGCCAGACGAGGACTTTGAGGATTGGCTTGAGAGGTGGGGGAGTTACATTGATGGACGGCTGGGAATCGAGGTCGACTGAGGTGGAGCCACGTTTCGGAATGGGAGCGGAGGTGTGATGGATGAGTGATGTGGTGACGTTTACGCTTGCTGGCGTGATAATCGCGATGTGTGGTAAGGATTCCGCTGGACGCGGCGTCGGATGGTGCATGGCGTTCATCGGGTTCGTCATCATGGTCGCGACGCGCGTGCTCGAGGTCGTATTGGGGGTTGGGTGATGTACTACAGTCCGATAAAGATTGTGAGGCGGCTGCTCTGTCGGCATGAATGGGAATGGGTTAGAAACATTTATGGCGACGAGATAAACCTCGCTGGTGGCAAGCGCAGTTGGTGGAGATGCAAGAAGTGCGGGAAGCTCAGGCTCAGTCCGCATCTTTACAAGGAGGAGGAATAGATATGGATGACAGCGTCAGCAGAACGCTCGCTGAACTCGATGACGAGGCGCTCGACCAGCTCGGGTTACTTCGAATGCCGACTGGCTCAGATGGCAAGTACGTCCGCATCGGTGAGAGGGTCTACACGAAGAGCGGGCGTCCATGGGACGTGATTGGCGTTTCGTATACCGACGAGATGGGCTTGATGGTGTCTTGCGCGGCTTCCGATTTCAAGGAGCCAGAAAACGACGAGTTCTATCCGTGCGAGGTTTCGCATCGGCCGCCGTCGATGGGCCTAATGCTTCTCGAGATGCTTGATGACCTTGGAGTTGACTACCACGAAAGTATGAACAAGCGGATAGTTGACGAGTACATAGAGCGCTTTGGCTTCTTCAAGGAGGGGTAATGGGCTGGCTTGGTGACGAGGCTCCATGGGTGGGTGACATCTACGGAATGGTAGAGGGTTCGTACGTCAGCGGTCTCGAGGACGAGATTAACTACCTGCGCGGCGTGATTCGCGACGAGAAGCGCGACCACGACCAACGCGAGATGAAGCTCATGGCCGAGGGTATTGAGAAGAATGGTCGCATTGACGAGCTTGAGGAGGAGTGCCGAGAGCTTCATGTGCGCGTTTGCGAGCTTCGCGACCTTGTGGCCGACCTAATACGGCTGCCCGCAGTAAGCGCGTTTGATTGCTATGGCTGCAAGTACGAGAAGCATAGCGATTGTTCTGGCGGATGTTTGCTCATAGAGATGGCGAAGGCGCTTGGAATCGAGGCGGAAAGATGAGCAAGGCCTACGACGCCGCGGTGGGGGTCATTGACAGTGAGGTGCACGAGAAGTGCGACTACGACGCGTATCTGAATTTGCGCGACGCGGTTGACGCGCTTGAGCGCGACAAAGCCGTGGCCGAATACTTGGTGTACAAATTGAGCTCCGTCCTGTACGACCTTCGGGAGCGAGGCGAAGTGGGCGCGCGGGGTCACGACGATAAGATGACCGAGTTGGGAATCGAGGCGGGGCCGTGCTAGACCTTCTCGGAGCGACTGGCGCGGAGGCGTGCAGGGAGTGCGGCGAGCGGGCTAGGGCAGAGCGCGACAGACTCGAGGCCGAGAATGCCAAACTTCGCGAGATGGTGAGGGACGTGTACTGTCTGGCCTATCCGAGTACTGTGGAGCAGGAAGTGTCAGACGCGATATATGACAAGTACAGTCCGTGCGATAGGTGCAAAGAGCTGCATGGTGGCAAATCTCCATGTGCCAGCACTTCTGAGGACATGACGGAAGAGTGTTGTGAACCGATTCAGGCCGCTGTTGTTGCCGACCACATGCGCGAGCTGGGAATTGAGGTGGAGAGTGAGCATGCTTGATATAAACCGACCGCTTGAGTTGGCGGACGAGTTGATTGGCAGACTAACGGAGGAGACGGACAACCAAGCTGACCTCCTCGGGGGAATCGCCTTGGCGATACGTCGGATGCAAGGCTATCAGGATTACGTGCTGCTTACGTTTAATCCGACGCTCAGAAGATACAAGACGAAGGAGGAAGAGTTGGAGGGGTACGAGGGGCGCATGGAAATGCTGGGAGTTGATGCAGACGAATGAGCACGCTCGTTGACATCGCACGGGAGAACGCAAGGCTGCGCATGGCGGTGGCGACGGCGATACGGGTCCAGACCATCCTGTGCGCCGACATGGGCACGCCGAGGTGCATGGCGGAGTGCCCGCTGTATCGACTGGAAACCGACGATTGTGTGGCCTGCGACGTGATAAGGGTTGCACGTGAGCTTGGAATCGAGGCGAGTTAGATTGAGACGTTTGGCCCTTCCAGCCTCCGTATGCATCGCGTTTGCGCTCGTCCCAATCGCTGGGGCTTGCGGGTATGCAAACGAGGCGATTGCTGCCCTTTGTGGGTTCGTCGTTGGAGTAACCGTGGCCCTAGCATCAACTTACGAGGAAGACTAGAGAATCGAGGTGGAGTGATGAAACGCAAGGACTGCGCTTACTGCATCGACCTTGATGAGCAAGGCGCACTTTGTGAACATCCGCTTCGCATGTATTGCGGTGAGCCAGTCGAGGCGAGGTGCTCAAGCAGGTGCGCCGATTACGAACGGCGCATTTCCATCGACGAGGCGCTCTTACGCATCCATGACCTTGAGGCGAAGCTGGCAGAGTCAGAAAAGTATCGCGCAGGATACGCAGACATGCTCATCCCTCTCAAGGTCGAGAACGCCAAGCTGCGGGAGCAATTGGAGAGCCTTCAACCGACAGACTGCGAGGGAAACATCCTTGACATTGCCGACACGGTGCACATGCTTCGCTCTGAGTGGGACGGCGACCACGAATGGGATGACGTGATAGTGGAGCTTGCGTTGACGAAGTGGGGTGGCGACAGATGGATAGTCCGTGGCTCAAAGGGTGAGGCATGGGCATGTGACTGCCTTAGGACTGGATATGACGAGGATGCGTATGAAGGCTCTGACGATGCAGAACCCATCGTCAATCCAACGCTTATAGAGGCCGAGAACGCGAAGCTACGCGACCTCGTGTTGGATGCGTGGACGAGCTGCCCCGTGAGTGCCGACGACTGCCTCGCATGCAAGCATTGCCTCAACGCGGACGATGACGAGGCCGAACAGATTGAGTGCGAGCTGTATGTGCGCATGCGGGAGCTTGGAATCGAGGTGGGGAAGGATGCAGAGTGACGAGCGGGCGTTCAACGCCGCAATCACGCTCGTGTCGTGCGTGTGCCTAGTCGGGTGCACGCTTGCGGTGCTGGCGGGCTGCGTGGCTGGCGGCAACGGAATCGCTGCTGGACGCCATGACGATGGGATTGACGGCAGGTTCGCCTACGACCTCCCGCCCACGGCGGCGGTGAGCGACTACGACCTGAGTTTTGGGGAGGTCACGGACACCGAGACTGGCATCCGCTATCTCGTGATGTACAACCACTCAAAGTGGAGCATCAGTGGCATAACCCCACTGCTCGACAAGGATGGAAACGTGATGGTTGACGAGAGGTATACAAGCGATGAGAGATGACGAGATGGCTTTCCCAGAGACATGGCGGGAGTTCGCCGACTGGTGGTCAATCAACGACAGTGAGCAAATCTACTCAAACGGGGTCGACTTCCTGCCAATGCACCGCGTCGAGCAGATGATGGAGCACTACTACGAGCCAGTGATGGAGGCAAACAAGGACCTCGCGTGGACTGTGATGACCCTAGAGAAGGATTTCGCCGACTGGATTGGCCAGTACGACCCGACCGATACCCATGTGCGCATGCTGCAGGAGGAGAACACCAAGCTTTACGACAGGTACACCGAGGCGGTCGCAGAGGCCGAGATATGGAACGCGCAATGGGAGGCGGAGCACACAATCAACTCCAAGCTCCGAGACATCATCAACGACTATGACAAGATGCTCGAGCACGCACTGGCGGCCTATCATGCCGAAGACGCGCCGCTCGCCGATGCCGCGCACACGTCACTGCGTTCTCGCTTGTACAACCTTGGATTTGAGGTGGAGTAATGGCACAGATGAGTATGTTTGAAAGCGCGATTGAGGAAGCGAAGTGCGCCTATGACGAGGTCGACAGGGCGTATGGCGAGGAGCGTCTCCAGAATAGGAAGCTCAGAGAGTACGTCGACTTCCTCGAGGACCACATCGTCGACTGGGAGTTTCCCACCGTCGAGGAGGCGCACGCCTTCATAGATGAGGAGCACAAGAAGTTTCTCGGTGAGGATAGGGAGTGGTAGGCATGGGATACCTCGAGAGAAGAAAGCCAGACTGGGACGCGCTCATAAGAACGTTGGCAAAGAACCATGGACTGGATGTCTCATGGGACGGACTGCGAGGCTTCTGGAACGTCGAGCTTAACGAGGAGGGCATCCGACAGCGCGACGAGCACGACGAGCATGTGAGAAAGATGACACTTTACACGCTTTAGACAATGTGCTACAATTGCTTTAGCAAGGAAGGACACTAGGAAGGGAGCACGATGTTCGTAAAGGTGTGGTGCTGGGAAGGCGTCGGCAAGCGAAAGGCTTTCCTGAACACCGACTACATAGCAGACGCCTACCCGACCAACGGCCGTTGCTCGGAGGTCCATATGAGCGATGGGAGGGCGGTCAAGGTCGACAACGACAGCTTCGACACTCTCATGACGGCAATCGAGCACGAGTGCGGCCTCATTTTCGGCGAACCTGCCAAGGGTCAGGACTGGAAGGAATGGATGGCCTCCGAGAAGAGGAACTGGGGTGACCCCAAGTGCTAGTCGAGGTCACCTACAGGGCGGGCGAGCATGACAGCAGGGACTGGATTGACGGGTTCATCAACACCAACGCCGTCTCTCGCATCCAATCGTTCGGCCCATGGGCAAGAGTGCGCATGTGCGATGGCGGGGACGAGCTGACAATCGACGAGGATAGTCGCAGGAGGCTCATGCAAGCATTCGAGAGCGATGGCGGGGTGGAGTGGATATGATGATTGGAGAGATGGTCGAGTTTCCACGTGATTCACGCGGTATGCCGATACACGTCGGCGACGTGCTCGCGTTTGGAGATGAGATGGTCGAGGTTGACTCGCTCACGCTCTTCAGAGACGGCGAGTGGGTCATCCTCGACGACGACGGAAAGATACTGTCAGACAACCTCTCTGGCGGCACCGTAATCGGGAACCCACAAGCCCTTGCGGAGGAGAACGCCACCATGAGACAGTTGCTCGAGGGGTTAGAGCACTGCGGCTACGGAAGCGGCTGCTCGTGTCACGTTGTGTCCGAGGGTGAGACCATTGGAGTGTGCCCGCTATACATCAACGGTAGGAAGACGTGCTTCGAGCTGAAGAAGAAGCTTGGGATAAGGGGAATTGACAAGACATGGCTGACGAACCAGTAGTGATGGACGACCAGAGGCTCACGATGTTCCTGACCGAGGTCGAGCGGGTCGCGTGCGAGAACGTGCGCCTGAGGGACCTCATAGCCTACCTCCTGCCGTTCTACAGATACTTCAGGGAGAATGGATACGACACGTGCTACTTCTGCAAGCTCGATGGCTCCCAGTGGTGCGACACCCACAAGGGCGGCTGTCTGATAGACGAGGTGATAGAGGACTTGAAGATAAGGGCACCAAAGCTGCCCTACTACTCAAGCAACCACTCAGTCAAAATGAGGGACCAGCGGTCGGAAGGCGCTGATAAGGGATGAACGGTGAGTTCGATGACCACGAAGACGTGGTGTCAACAATATTGAAGAGTGACGTAAGCGCCAAGGTGGTGTACTCGTCCAACAGCAGCGAGTATTACGAGTCCCTCGAGTGGCAGAACGACGCCCTCAAGGCCGCGCTCGCCGAACTGCTCTCTGGCACGAAGGAAGCGCTCTGTGACAAGACGACGTCGTTTGACTGTATTCACAACTGCCCAATGAACAAGGGGAACGGTGAGTGTGTCTGGACGAAGGCCTTTAAGGTGAGTGTAATGTGCGACTATGACACGGCGGTGGTCTTTTTGGAGTCAGGTGATTGCAAGTGATTGCTGGCGGACACGAGAAGCGCGAGAACACGAGGCTCGAGAGCGTCCTCAACTACATTGACTTCATGGAGGAGCGCGGCTTCGCGCGGAGAATCGACTGCGACATACTGCGCGAGGCCATCGAGGGCGGCCTGTGGGACGCATACGAGCTTTACCAGTGCTCCCGACAGGTGGGGTGCGACCGTTGCGGCTACCGCAGCGAGTGCAAGCTCGCGGCGGAGTTCGACAGAATCGAGGAGTTGTGCCAAGGACGATAGTCGGCCCGCACAGGGTCAAGGCTCACAAGCCGCATGCGTGCGACTGGTGCCTTGGTCGGATAGAGGTCGGCGAGGAGTACACGACCTCCACGCTTGCGGGCGACTGGTTCATCTACACGTGGTGCGAGTGCGACATATGCGCCCCGTACGTTGCCGAGATGCGCCGTTACTACAAGAATGACGCAAGCAAGCTCGATACGTACCACTTCTCGGAATTCATGCTGGACGAGCACCCAGACGTATTTAAAAAATGGCTCGCAGACAAGAGGGAGGACGACTAGGTTGGACGTGAAGGACTGGATTATAGCCATCTCAATCATCATTGGCTTTTTTGCCGTTGCACTCATGCACGTTTTCTCGTACCAACAGGGCCATAACGACGGCCGCAGGTGCTCTGAGAACTATTATAGGGTCATGCTCGGCGACAGGGTGTGGCTCTGGGTTAATGGGCGGTTCTATCCGTACGACATAACCGAGGACGAGCTTCGCGCCGTGGTGGTGACCGACAGGATTCACGGCGGCAGCCTCGAGTGGCCGCGCCAGTCGAAAGGCATGAGATGAGAGGCATTGACGGAAACCGTTTAACGTGATACAGTGTTAGATGTTCACATTATGGAGAAGGAGGCCCCATTGCTCAACGAAACGCACCGATACGCCCTAGACGTGTACACGTTCAGGATGGGCGACGACAAGGCGGCCGCGCTCAAGCCGCTCGAGGAGGCTGCCGAGGTGTTCGCGGCCTACCAGCTCTACGATGGGTGGTCCAACATGGGCGCGGGCGACGTCGAGGCATATGGTTGGACCGAGGAGTCACTGAACAATCTGGACGCCGTGAACCTAGCCCATCTGGCGGACGAGATTGCCGACGTGATACAGGCGGCGTGCAACCTAGCCGCCAGATACGACATCGACGTCGCCGAGGCGATGGCTCGGTGCGCGAGGAGGAACGACGAGAGGGGGAGGTACGATGCCAGTTAACACGAACATAGACCTGCCGCGTGCCATCGAGAGGCTCGAGGCCCTCACGCACGAGGATGGCTACAACACGTCGCTCATTCAGACCATCAACGCCCTCTTCGGCAGTGAGGACTGGAACTTTCTGAACGTGAGGGCTGCCCTGCTGGTCCTGCTGAAGAGGGCCTATGCGCTCGAGCGCGAGATTGCCCCGCTTGGCGCAGATGGCCAGCCAATCGCGGTCGGCCAGACGGTCTACGGCGAGGATGGCGCCGCGTGGGAGGTAATCGGCGTGACCTGCGGACGCGTCGAGTACCCAATAGTCGGCCGCGGCAGCGGCGGCCAGAAGCGCGAGATGAAGTCGGAGTGGCTCACGCACTCCAAGCCGACCATGGAGAGCACGCTCAGGGACTTTGCACGCGACGTCGCGGCCGAGCTTGGACGCGGCGGTGGCGAGGCGAGCGAGAGGCTCGTGGACAAGTACGCAAAGAAGGTCAACCGAATCATGAACAGGAGCAAGGACAGATGGGCATAAGACTGACAGACGCGGTTCGGGACAGAATCAGCCAAATCAGGCCAATGATGTCGGCCGAGGACGCTGGCACCCTCAGGGACGCCATTACGTTCTCGCTCAACATGCTTGACGAGAACATAGAGAACCTCTTCGTCCGTCTTCCGACCGACACGACGGGCGAGCCTCTCCGCATTGGCGACAGGCTGCTCCCGCTCGACGCGCCCGAGGACTCGGACGACTTCATCGAGATTCGTCAGCTCGTAATCAAGGGCGACGGCTGGTATGCCGTCGACCAGCATGGCCATCGCTACCCCACAAAGATGGTCGATGATGGCGAATAGCCCAGAGGGCGCCCGTTCGTACTATGATGCGTGGTCTGTCAAGAGCGGCAGGCCACAGCTTCATCTTTACCCGCACGAGTGGCCCGACGACACGGTCCACTCGTACTACGACGCCCACCGCATCATGCTCAACGAGGAGTGCCTCAAGACGACGCAGATGGCGGCGCTCAGGTTCCCCAATCGCAGGATATACGACATCTTCATCTACGAGAGCGACCACATGGTGTCGCTCGTCAACAACGGACGCGGCTGGGACTGCGAATACACGGAGAGGGAGCTTAGGTACGCCCACAACCTCATGTGCCTCTGGATGAACGGAGAGTTCGACGCGTGCTGGGACTACCAGAACCACAGGTTCGTTGACGGCTGGAACCCAAAGAAGCGAGACTACGAGTCGAAGTGGAACCCAGAGACGGGCGACCTCTTCATGGAGAGACCTGAGGTGTACGATGAGTAGGGCCGAGTTCATATCACAGTCGGTGGAATACGTTGGCGGATACGGCGGGGCGGAGTCCATAGAGAGCGCCGCCCGAACGTCAACCCAGACCGACGCGAAGGGCAACGCGGTCGAGTTCGTCAGGAGCCTGCTCAAGAGGGGGCACCTATCGCCGTTCGAGTTCGGCTACGCCGACATGAAGATAGAGTGCGACAGGGCGATTCAGCAGGAACTCACCAGACACCGCCACTTCTCCTTCCTGATAGAGAGCACGCGTTGGATTAACTACACCAAGAAGCCGATACGCTTCGTCACGAAGCCGCCGAAGGGCATGAGGGTGTCGGAGGAGGCGGTAGAGCTGCTCGAGGAGTTCTGCGAGCTTGCCGTTGACGTGTACGACGCACTGCTCGCCCTTGGGGCACCGCGCGACTACGCGAGAAAGGCGCTGACCCTCGCGCTCGCATCCAAGATGCGCATGGCTGGCAACCTGAGGACGTGGCTCGAGATGCTCCCGAAGCGCATCGGCCCAACGGTCCACAAGGAGGCCAAGGAGGTCGCGACGAAGACGCTTGAAATCCTATTGAGCAGGTTTGTGGGGGTGTTCGATGCGCTTTCTGATGAGCTTAGCAACGAGATTCATTCGGATGAGTAGTCTTCAGCTTGCGGAGGCCGACAGATGAGGGGGTGCAGATATGGCTACAACGCACCCGTTGGGAGGCTGAGGCCGTACCTCCGCGTGCTCTCGATGATGTGGGTCGCTGGGTGGAGTCCCACTGAGATGGCGCTGACGTTCAGCACGTCGATATCCCACCTCTACGAGTTCATGGACACGTACAAGGAGTTCTTCCCGAAGAGGGACGAGTACGGCAAGCCAGCATACGGGATGTCAACGGAGCCGTGGCACGACTACTACATCCCCAAGAACTCTGGCGTGGCACGCAACAGAAGGGGATACAACACGGCAAACGAAGGGTGGAGGGACAGTGAGCGGCAAAACCGCGAGGAGGGCTAGGAAGGCCAAGGGCAGCAAGAAGGCGCCGCGCTACAAGACGTACGACGCCAAGCTCATCTACGCCAACCTCATGCTCGAGATGATGGCGGCTCAGGGCATCAGCGAGCGCACGCACTCCAAGGAGGAGATAGACGACACGATAAAGGCGTGCTGCGACGTGTTCAACGACGTCTATGACGAGTATCTGGTCGACGTCCTCTATGACGGCGACAGGGACACCGCCGAGGCCGAGGCCGAGCTGGCGGTCGTGACTGGAACCCCAATTTGGTAGAATCGCCTCCTGTGACCCAATCGGCACGGGAGGTGGTCCCACTGGACCCTCATCTCATAGCGGGCATGCTCGCCGCGGCGTGCGGCATCGTGTGCGTCCTGTACACAGCCATTTTTTTGCAGACCGAGGACGGGAGGGACTTTGCCGCAATGCTCATGTGGCTCGTCGGCGCCCTCATGTACCTCCTTATAGCATTGAGAGGTTTCGCATGATACCAGAGTCTTCCGTTCAGTTCGCGCTGTTCGTCGCCAACGCGGTCGTGTTCATCCTCAATGTGGCGGCGTTCGCCACGAGCGACGAGCCGCGGGACCTCATGGCGGCCGTCGCATGGATGGGAAGCGCCGCATACTGGCTCTGGCGGGCCACGATGTGATAAAGATATCTATTGACAGTTGGCGCAAAAAGGCGTAGAATGCTTTGCAGAGAGAGAGGAGGGTGATGAACGAGGGAGTCAGGTCGTGTGGCAACCCATCGGTGACGCAGTACAGGAAGGGTTGCAGATGCGATGCGTGTAGGGCAAAACAGCTCGTCGCGAACAAGAGGCGCAACCTCAAGTCGATGAGGGACGGCCCGCAGATTGTGGACGCCACGGCGTCGCGGGAACGTCTCGCGGAGCTTGTGGCGTCTGGCATGTCACAGCGCGAGATAAGGAACTTTGGCCTTAGCCTGCCGACGATACACCAGATACTCGCGGGCAAGCGCACGACCATAAGGAAGGACACGGAGAGGAAGATACTCGCGATAGACGAGAGGAGGATGAACAGGAAGCAGAGGGTCGAGCCTACCGAGGCGTTCAAGATGGTGAGGAAGTGGCACGACGCGGGGCTGAGCTACCCGCTGATAAGCCGAATCACTGGCGTGTCGTACGGGACGCTTCAGCGCATAGGGAGCGGCAACAGCAGTTGGGTGTACGCGGAGACGATGGTCAGGCTCGTGAGCCACAGGGACGACATATTCGACGCGATGATATGCAAGGTGAAGGAGAGAAAGCGGGGGAAGAACCAAAATGGCAAAGACAATCAAGAGACACGACAAGTACGAGTGCATAAGGGACGACAGAGAGGCACAGAAGAGCCTCAAGAAGCGCCACAAGAGGCAGAGGGCGGAGAAGCGCAACCGCAACAAGGGGTACACGACGGGGTTTGAGATTGGCACCTGCGGCCGCAAGCGCTACTACCCGTCCAAGGCGGCGGCCGAGCTGAGCGCCGCATACGTACAGGCAATCAGGGACAGGGACGTGCTGGTCCCGTATCACTGCCAGCTGTGCGGTGGCTGGCACCTCACGAGCCACCCGTTCGAGGGCTGACGTGAGGCCAAGCACGCCGATGAAGGGCGACTACGCCCCGATGCAACACGTCGCCCAGCCGCAGGGCACGAGACACCCGACCGTCTGGGCGAGCGTGGAGCTTTACGATGACGACCCGCCGAAGCGGATAATCCTCGGGCGTCACGTCTACATACTGGACATGGCACACGAGGCGAAATTGGCCGAAGAAAGTTCTTGACATCAAACCAACAACGATGTATAATGCCATTAAGGCAAGCAACGAAGAAGGGAGAACGAGTTGGCACGACTGGGTTCAGCGAAGTTCGCCGTCGAGTTCCTTGACGGGAACGTCCACACGCTCGAGTTCACGGCATACGACACCGACGCGAACGACTACGGCAACAAAATGCAGCTCGAGGTCAGGGACCTCGACCTCGAGGACAAGCCGACGTACGAGTCAACGTACGTCTACGACATTCGCTACGACACCAGAATCAAGCGCGACCTCAAGAACTTCGCCGAGTACTGCCGCGAGTTCCTCATGGAGCGGTGGTCAAGCGTCAAGAGCATGAAGCTCACCATATAGGACAGGGAACCCATGGCGGGTCGCAGCCCAGCGGCCCGCCTCGCTCGGAGGGACAATGACTGGATTCATAAACGACTACAGGGACGGCCAGATTTACGCCGACAGGAGGGCGGGCATGTCCTATGGCGAACTCGCCGAGAAGTACGGCATCAGCAGGCAGCGGTGCAAGCAGATACACGACGACGTGGCCTACATGCACCACGTGAAGAGCGACTCGCTCGAGGGCAGGGTGTACGCAATCGCGCGGACGCTCGGCTCGAAGAGGCCCAAGAGGGCCATCAACGCCATGGAGAGGCACGGATTCGGCGAAGGCTCGACATGGGAGGAGATATCCTCGGCAAAGGGAATCGGACACGTGTGCGCGGTCGTAATCGCGGCCGCGGTCATGGCCGAGATACCAGAGAAGGAGAAGGCGTGGCTCAAGGACCACGGCTATCACATCGGATAGGAGAACGGGATGAAGCTCACGAAGGACGGAATGAAGCTCAACAAGAGCGAGAAGGCCACGCTCGCCAAGGCCCTCGACATCCTCTGCGACTACACGGACCGCATGGAGACGGGCATGTCGTGGAACGAGGTCGAGGAAAGCAGCGAGCACTCGTACGCCATGTACGCGGTCGTCGGACTCTCCGAGTTCCTCAGCAGCGTGGGGTACCAATGGTAACGTGGTCCCTGCGTGACGAGCGCGACTATCGGCGCGTGATGAAGAACATCTACAAGAGTTGCTTCGAGCCAAGTCCGAGCGACCCGCTCGAGAGAAGCATTAGGGACCACGAGCGGGCCATTCGGACGGGCGATGACACCTACGCCCTCGTCGGATACGTTGACCTCATAGGCGTGACCGACGTGGAGGTGATTAAGTGGTCCGAGGTCAAGCGGGCCGACATAGGCGTGGCGCCACTCGGGATGACTGGGGTCGGATTCACGTACATGTTGCACTGGCACTGGAATCCGAGCGGACTCATAACCTACGTACAGCGCGTGAAGGTGCTCCCATTGGCGGAGCGTGCCAGCGCACAGGTGCTCGAACTCGCTGGGTGAAATTGCTTGGCACCCAAAACCCCATATGGTACAATGGGTTAAACAAAGTAGAGGGGAGAACGAGATGCACTACACATTCGAAAAGGACGGCATACGGACGGTCGTGCCGTGCACCAAGGCGACCATGTCTAGGGCCTACAGGGCCTACAGGGGCCACGAGTGGGTAGATTACGACCCCAGCGTCCTAGGAATCACCCTTGCGGGAAACCGCCGTAAGGTTCGCCCTCAGGCCCTCATAGTGGCACCCGAGGAGCACGAGGACCACAGCACGGTACTTGCGGCACTCGTCGTGGCGCTCCTGATACTGCTGATGGGTATCGCGGGCGGAATTGAGAACGGCCTAATTTTTTAGTTGACAAGCTCAACCATGTATGATATCATGTTGCAAAGCAACAAGTGAAGGGAGTACGAAATGGCGGAGGACGTCTTGAGAGAGTTGCGCAAGCTTGGCTTCAGGTGCGTGAACTACTCCGAGTCCAACGGCGTGGCCGAGGTCGATGTCGCATGCGGCAACTACCAGTTCACGCTCTGGGTGGAGAAGGTTGGTGACCACGAGGTCGTCATCACGCACTAGTTGCAGGCCCTTGGGTAGTGGGCCTTCGGCAGCGGGTGTCGTCCCAGCACCCAACGCCGTTACCGTGGGACTTGGGGGCGTGGCCCAGACGCCCCCAAGCGCCCGACTGGGATGAGGGAGAACGAAGAACCGAAAGGGAGGTCGAAATGAAATTCAGGGCATTGAACGCCGATGAAATCGAGTGCAGAGTCGGAACCGTGAGCCAGCAGGGCAAGGGTGTGTCGCTCCTGCTTTACAAGGACTCTCGCGTTGACATGAACATCCTCGATGAGACTGTTGGCCCCGAGAACTGGCAGGCAAACTACTACGAGAAGAAGGGCACGCTCTTCTGCTCCCTCGGAATCTGCGTGGACCGTGGAAACGGACTCTCCGAGTGGGTATTCAAGGACAACGCGGGCGCACCCTCGAACATGGAGGCCCAGAAGGGCGAGGCAAGCGACGCCCTCAAGCGTGCTGGCTTCATGTGGGGAATCGGCCGCGAACTCTACACCAGCCCCTTCATATGGATTCCGAGCGACAAATGCAAGATTGACAGCCGCAATGGTCGATACACGTGCTACGACAGGTTCAGAGTTGCCAAGATTGCCGTGTCGGAGGACGAGGGACCACGTAGAATCACTGGCGTGCGCATCATCAACGAGAAGTCGGGCCAAATCGTCTTCTCGTGGAAGGAGGATTAGGAATGGACCCCGACATCATTGAGAACGAGGTTATAATCGCTGGCTCCGTACTGCGTTACGCCGAGTCTCGGCAGATTCGCAGCGGGCTTAGAATCATCGACTTCACGCTCTCCGTGAACGACCCAGATGGCGAGCGTGACGTGTACGTTGACTGCTATGGCACCAACGAGCTTTGCGACATGGTTGGTGACCATGTTGACGAGGGCGATGTGCTCCAAGTCACGGGGCACCTCACCTATCGCACGTTCACCGACCAGCGCGGACAGAAGCGCTCTGGCCTCGTGGTCTGCGCCGAGTCGGCCGTCGCGCCATCAAATGACGTGTCGTATGACACTTGGAACGAGATATTGAGGGGAGAATATTGATGGTCACCTACAAGTGTGACGCGTGCGGCAAGGAGTTCCACGACGAGAAGCAGCTCATCCTAGGCAAGACGTACTACGTCGAGCGTGGCAGCAGTACCATCGACAGGTGGCACGGCGACGTGTGCAAGGACTGCCACGAGGAGATGCTGTACGTCGGTCAGCGCGCCATGATGGACTGGATTATGAAGACAAGGACAAAGAGCTACATGGAAGACAGGCTATAAGATGAGTGGGTGGCATACATGATTACGAACGAACTTGGCCTGCCGCAACCGTTCGTTGACGCGGCCACGAGCGACTACAAGCCAACGGACAAGCGCTACAGCGTGACGCGCGTGCTTGGCGGCACGTGCGAGGCCGTGCTCCTACGCCGTCACGCGGACGAGCTTGACGGCGACGTGTCGGACATGGTCTGGGCCATCTTCGGCAGCGCGGTCCATCAGATTCTCCAGAACGCCAAGGAGACGGACGAGCAGCTAAAGGAGAACTGGCTGGCCGTCGACATGGGTGACGGCTACACGCTCTCTGGAATCTTCGACCTCTACGACGACTCGACGGGCACCGTGACGGACTACAAGACCACCAGCGTGTGGAAGGTCATCTACGGCGAGACCGAGGACTGGCGGCTGCAGACGCTCGCGTACTGCTGGATGCTCCGCAAGACGGGCTTCGATGCCCACAGGGGCGAGATTGTCGCACTCATCAAGGACTTCAGCAAGCGCGACGCGGCGACCAAGGACGGATACCCGCGCCACCCCGTCGTGAAGTACGAGTGGGACTTCACCGAGGAGGACTTCGAGGCAATCGAGGACAGGCTCTACAAGTGGTTCGGTGCCGTGAAGCTGCAGGAGTTCCGCGAGGACGCCATGCTGAAGCCCTGCAACCCCGAGCAACGCTGGCACAAGGACGACAAATGGGCCGTCATGGAGAAGGGCAAGAAGCGCGCCCTGCGCGTCCTAGGAAGCCCAGAAGAGGCGGTCGAGTGGGCCAAGGGCCGCGGCATCGACCTAGACGACGGCAAGCACAGCGTGGAGTACCGCCGCGGCGAGGACACCAAGTGCGAGAGCTATTGCGACGTACGCAAGTGGTGCCCACTGTATAAGGCGAAGGTCAACGAGGACTTCTAGGGATGATAGGGACACCAAGGCCGAAGTGTCACTTCTGTGGCGGCTTCGAGGATGGCGACACAATCAAAATCCCGTTTGATGTGGAGAGATGTGACAGTGGGGGTGAGCAGGTCAAGCTTCCGAAATCCCTGAAACCCCACGTCACACTTCAGTTTTACTACAAGTACGGCATGAGCGTTGACAATGAGGCGAGACCGTACATAAGCTCAGTGGTCGAGATGGAGGACGATGGGTGGCTGGAAACGCTCATCGAGATTAGGTACTGTCCCTACTGCGGGCGTGACCTATGGGAGGCCGTGAACAAGTAGAAAAGTTTGCAACGTATGTTGCATAACGCGTTAGACTATGGTACACTAATGGTAGGCAAGAGTCAGGGCAAGACAAGCGAAGGGAGAACGACATGGTAGCCGACCTTTACGTCAGCAGACACTTCGACGACGTGCGATTCGACGCCAAATACGACGAGCGCACTGGCGGCGAGTGGGTCAAGGAGATAAGCCTCACGAGTGAGACTGGGCACTACCAGAAGATTGAGTTCGCCGAGCCGTGGTCGCTCGACATGCTCATCTACACGCTCATGACCATCAAGACCGAGGCCATGGCGAGGATGAGCGGCCACATGGAGGCCACGGTTGAAGCGGTGAGGAAGGTTGACCACACGGACACGGTTGGCCACCGCTTCGAGGACGGCCTCCACCACTGCCCGTGGTGCGACACCCCGATACCAGAGGATGCTTGGGCCAAGTACAAGGTCGGCGACGCACAGTTCTGCAGGTCGTGCGGCGTGTTGCTCACCGACTTCAAGGACTAGCTCCACAATTCCTACAAAACCCAAAAACCCTATTGCATAATGCGCTCGGATGCGGTATTATAGGTTCAGTCGAAAGGACACGACGAAAGGGAGAACGACATGAACCTCGCATCCGAGCTTCGCGGCATCCGCGACTTCGCAAACGACTGCATTCCCGAGCTTGTCAGCATGGGCTTCAGCGAGAAGAAGCTCCGCAAGATGGTCAAGCGTGACTACAAGAAGGCCATGCGCGGCGTGCGCCGCCACGTCATCGGCGACCACTCCATGATGGAGGACGAGGTCTGCATCAGCTGCCGCTACGACGGCGGCGAGAGCTGGTTCCTCGTGGGCCTCATGGACCCCGAGGGGGCCACCGACGCCGAGATTCAGCAGTGGTGCGACGACCAAGTGGTCCGCATCTACTCCAACTACGATTGCACGGGACAGGCCTTCACGTGCTGGATTAGCTGGCACCGCAACCCCTGCGGCCTCGTGAGCTACGTCCACGCGATGGCGCTGGACGTCTAGGAGGCGACTTGGTGCCGACCCAAAACCCATGGTTGACAGGTCGGCACCAATGTTGTATAATAAAACAAGAACAAGCGGTTGCTCGAACCAATGAAGGGAGGACGATTATGGGATACCACGACATGCTCATGACGGCGGTTCTGCCGCTCTATGAGGAATATGCTGGCGCCCTCGCGGCCGAGGAGGCCATGGGCGACCCAAACGGCGCACAGAGACAGCTGGACTGGCTCATAGGGGCCTGCAAGGCCGTCGCCGCGGTGTTCGGCATCGACTCGAGCACGGTCATGAGCGACGCCGAGGCCGCTCACACGGGCGCTCTGGGCTACTAGAAACGCAATGTAACATATGTTCAAGGCGCTGAACATGTGTTCACAACCCGTGCAACACATGTTCAACCCTTTGAACTCGCACCCGAAACCCCAGTGCAACACATGTTCACGGGTGCAACATCTGTCCAAACCCCAAAGTTGCGACCGAACCCGTGCGCGGGTCGGCGCTGGGACACGCAAGGAGGAGAAGGCATGGGCAAGAACGAGTACACGAGCAAGATTATGGACATCATCTCGGAGAACGTCGTCGGCATTGACGAGGGCGAGGTCACCCGCTGGAAGGACAGGCTGCTGAGGTGGTTCTCCAAGGGCGACAACGAGACGTACGCGTGGATTGTCGCGGAGGTCGGCATCATCAACGGCTTCGTCATCGACCGCCTCGAGAAGATTCGCGGGTGCGACATCGAGGACGGCGCCCACATCGGCTCCGCCATGGCGGACATCGTCGTCTCCAACAAGCTCAACGACCTGTTCGATGAGAGCGCGGAGGCGGCGTTCCACGCGATGCTCGGCACGGAGGACGACGACGAGGTCACCAACGAGCAGAAGGCTGGCCTGTTCGCCGCAATCGCGGAACTCCTCGGCGGGTGCAAGGACGACGAGGAGGACTAACCGACTCCCACCCGCGCGAGGTACCCGTCGCGGGAGCGAATGGTGAGGAGGGTGCCGCCCCAAGCGCCGAATTGGATGCGGGTTACGGGGCGGCACCCAACCCGCACGCGCTCGGACGCGCGAGACCGTCCGAGGGTGCGGCAGGGCGTCCATTGGGGCGCCCTTTTTTGTCATTCGGACAGCTTTTCCCGCTGGGCGCGGCGTCAAGGCGTACCTACGAAATTGCCGTTTTCGTCGTCTCGGACACGCGAAAAGTGCCCATATGCGCCGTTTTCCGACGCGAAATTTGACTTTTTCGCGCGAATCGCGCCCATTTCCCGATTTTCGTCCGACCGACGACGGCCGCCCGAAGCGTGCAGCTTTTTTCGTTTTTCGGCCCGCCAGAATTTTCTGCTGGCGGCCCAAATCTGTGGCATTTTTTACGCAATCACTTTTTTGCGCTGGCTGGTTTGCATCGCTTTTTTGCGCTACGTACTCGCGCGTGAGGCTGCTCGGTTCGATGAGAGCAGCAGGTCTCATGTGAGTAAGACGATTGTCTTACTTAAATGAGTGAGGGGGGACTCATTCAAATAAGACGAGGCTGCACGGGGAGACTGGGAGAGCAGCCCCGAGCCAAGCCCCGAGAAGAGCAGCCCCTCTCGCTGCTTCGAGCAGCCGCGCTGCGGCCCCGCCGCTTGCGCAAGGCGTGTGTGGAGGAATTGTGAACAGGTTGACAGCACGCCACACAACATGATATAGTAGTGCCAACGACAGGGGGAAACGAAGTACCCCGACGAAGGGAGAACGACATGAGGATTGACGTTAGTAAGCTCGGTACCATCAAGACGGGTTACGAGATTGACGAGCGCACGCTGCTTGCGGACTACCCCGACGAGGTGCGCGCCGTGCGTCGCGAGATTGCGGCTGGACTCACCCGCGCCCTGCGCTGGTGCGAGAAGTGGCCCGACTGGCTCAACGCGCAACTGTGGGTCAACGACATGGTGTGCGTGCCCCTCACGTGGCACCATTGGTCGTGCGACCTCGCGAACGGCGACGGCCACGCGTTCGTGGCGGTGTGCGCGACCGACTGGTGGACGGCGGTCAGGGCCGACGAGGACGAGGGCCTCGACATGCACAAAAGAGATGCGCTTATCCGCATCCTCGAGGCCGTGCGCGGGTAACAGCAGGTAGATGGGGGCGTTTCGGCGCCCCCGAACTTTTTGAGATTTTCTATTGACAAGCCCTAGCGCATGGTGTATAGTATAAGACAACAAGCGGGGGAAACGGAGTACCCCAAAGACCAAGGGAGGTCCCACAATGGCACAGAATCCTAGCTTCCTCAAGGCCCACGGCATCGCCCCCGTCACGATGCCCGAGGGAGTGGCCACGATGATTCACGCGGCGGTCCCCATCGCGGGATGCTACCGCTCGTACTTCGACAACGCGTCCGATGCGATTTTCGCAATCGGTCGCGAGGAAGAAATCGAGCGTGTCAAGCATGAGTTCGACAGCTTCGAGGCCGTGTACAACCGACTCGTCGGCGCCGCAATCGTGATTGACGACTACAGGGCGCTCACTGGCACGGAGCCTCACGGCATCGTCGTAACCATGCTCGACATCATATACCACGCAATCGAGGTGGAGGGATAGCAGGGACGGAGGGCGGCCACGCGGTCGCCCTCTTCTCTTTTCGGCGTGCCCGAGGCTTACCGCCCATCCTTCATGAGCATGTGGCGAATCTTGCACAAAAAAATTTTCGGATTCTCGGTTGACAAGACTTAGCGTAACGTGTATAGTAATAATTGTCAGGCGGGCACAAGCCCGCACCCCGAGACCCCAAGGAGGTCACCCCATGATTGACAAGACCGAGATTATCGCCACCATCATCTCCGAGGACTCCGTTGTCCATCTGGTCGAATACGCGGCCACGATGAACGTGGTGGCCCGCGTGATTCGCAACATGTCCGAGGACTGCGAGGAGGACTACACCCTCGCGGCGCTGGGCGACATCGAAACCGAGGCGAACAGGCGCTATCGCAAGGAGATGCGCGAGATTCAGGACGCGCTCTGGACTCGCCATGGCGCCACCCTCCGACTCTTCGACGTTGATGAGGATGACCTCCATGAAGCCCTTATGAACTATGCCGAGGAGGTATACGGCGAGGTATACGAGCGTATCGCATCCTAGTCTCCAAGGGGCGCCCCAACCAAGGGGCGCCCACCCATATGTAGGAAATGTGAACGAAAATTGAGTGTTGACACAGAGCGTAAAACAGTGTATATTATTAGATGACAGAGGGGGAACAAGAAGTACCCCACACAAGAAGGGAGAACGACAATGGCAACCCGCATCACTTCCTACGCCGACCTCAAGTACTTCAAGGGCGTAAGCTTTCAGACCCCGATTGAGACCATCAAGAAGACCTACCTCGGATTGGTGAAGGTCAACCACCCCGACATGGGCGGCGACGTGGCGGTCATGGCCACGATAAACGCCGAGTGGGACTTCCTCAAGCTCCACAACTTCAACGTCCACGTCTCCAAGGAGGGCGACGTCTACACGGACGAGCGCGAGGAGAGGGCGGACAGCGTGACTGACAGATTCGTCGACATCGTGGAAGTCCTCATCCACCTCGACGGCATCCTCATCGAGATTATCGGCTCGTGGCTGTGGGTAAGCGGGGACACGTTCCCCCACAAGGACGCCATCAAGGAGGCGGGTGGCCGCTGGCAGAAGCGCAAGCGCGCGTGGTACTTCGCCCCCGAGGGCTTCAAGCCCAAGCGCCGCGCGGCGGTCGCGTCGCTGGACGAGATTCGCGGGGCCTACGGCTCCAAGACCGTGGCCGACAATCGCGGGCGCAAGACCGAGCGCCTCGCCATCGCGAGTTAGGCACCCACGGCCCCTCAGAGCGAATCTGGGGGGCCTTTTCGCGCGCCTGCGACCAAGCGGCCATTCGCCCGCACGCGCGGCCTCAGAATGGCTTAGAATCGACCTAGCGCAATATGTAGGAAATGTGGATGAAAGTTTTCTCTTGACAGTGGGTGCCGAGTCTGGCATAATCGAAGATGTCAGGGGGAGCCGAGACGAAGGGAGAACGAGATGAACGGCTTCACGCTCAATGAGATGTACAACGAGCTTATCGACTACTGGGGCTATGACCCCGAGGCGGTCGACCTCGTAGTCAAGATTAACGGCTGGTCGGAGGGGACTCTCAGGGACATCCTCTTCGCCGACACGGGGGAGCGCGTCTTCAGGTGCGAGGAGGACGAGGAGGATTAGCGCCTCAGGGGCGGGGGCGACCCCGCCCTGCGGGAAATCTCGCACAGAAAAAGTTCTTGCAATGTGTTATGCAGTCTGCTAGAATGGAATCAACAAACGGGGGCGACGGACGCGCCCGAGAAGGGAGAACGACATTGGCACGCTTCGTATTCAGCTACTACAGCGATGGGAAGCTCTACACCTACATGGAGTCCACGCCGCGCGAGGACAGGATTGAGGAAGAGAACGCGGGTAGCGGGTACCTCGGATTCTGGCTGCGGTGCAAGTCGGAGGTTCTGGGGGTAATCGGAGACGGGTACATTACGGACCTCTACACGGACGAGCAATTCCGCATATAGCCACAGGGCCACACGGGGCGCTCAGGCGCCCCCACGGCACCAAGACGGGCAAGCGCCCGCAAGACAGGGAAACGGGGCCACAGGAGGCCCCACAGGGGCTAGGAGGCCATGCAATGTTCGGCAAGACCAAGAAGGCGACAACCGAGAAGACCAAGGCAACAGCGCTGTTCTCAATCGTGAGGGGCTGGCGGCTCATAGAGATGACGTCGTACGACAGCGTCAGGGAGGCCAACGAGCGCGTGGCGCTGGAACTGCGGGACGGGTTCGACCAGTTCCCCAAGGGCACGACCATGTTCCTCACGGTGTACGAGAACGGCGAGGCCCGCGCGACCAAGGAATGGATAGCGTCTGGCAGACCAGCGGCCTAGATTCTGGGGGCGCCCAAGCGACGCCCCATACTTTAAAAAATAGCTTGACACATTGGACGCAATCCTTTATACTCGATACCAGCGAGTGGGGGAAACGGAGTACCCCACGGGAGAGGGGAGAACGACTTGAGACTTCCAAGGCTTCTGAAAGAGTGGCTCGAGGACTCGGAGATGAACCCGCGCGAGATGACCCACGGCGAAATCATGGGGGAGGCGCGCATCGTGCTCGAGCACGCGCTAAGCTCGGAGACGTGGTGGGGCGAGGACCCCGACCCGCGCTCGGTCGCGGCCCTGCGCCGATTCGTCGCTAGGGGTTAGAATCCGACAGGGGCACCCATGCGGTGCCCCATTACTTCAAAAAATTCCTCGAACCCCGAAAAAAGTTCTTGACACCAAACCAACAATGCTGTATATTATTAGACAACAAGAGGGGGAAACGAAGTACCCCAAGAAGGGAGCACGACATGAGCAACGCAATCGACTGGAACGCCCGCATGGAGACCCTGAACGACATCGCCGAGGCGGCGCTGGAGAACCCCAACGCGGAAATGCTCGTGGGCATGGCCCGTGTCGGCATCGCAATCGAGGGCTACGCCGACAACGAGGGCGACGAGGCGGCCAAGGAGTGCTCGCGCGTCATCCGCGACAGCTACATGGACCGCGTCACCGCACTGGCCACCATCGTGTGGGAGAAGCGCCGCGACGAACTCAAGCCCCTCGGAATCTCGCACGACGCAATCCGCGAGACCATCGACGAGTGCTACCTCAACGCGGCACGCGGCATCGAGTTTTAGCCACGCCCAAGGCCCTCAGAGACAATCTGGGGGCCTTTTCGTCGTCTGTGCGTCCACTTCTCCATTGGGGGGTGCACAGGCCCTTAGAAACGCTCTCAGCGCCTTACGCAAGATTGTGTGGAAAGTGTGAAGCAACAGATTCTCAGACAAAATGCTAGCGTATGGTGGTATATTAGAGTCAACGACAAGGGGAAACGAAGTACCTCACGAAGGGAGAACGACATGAACCTCTACGAGACCTTTCAGGACTACCTCCTCGAGAAGCTCGCGCCCTGCGAGGCGGGCGACCACGTGGCCATCACCTTTTCCACCGTCTGCGACTTCATGCACTGGGCTGGCATCCCCATGTGCGGGGAGCTGGTACAGGATGACCTCGACCGACTGGGGGAGTACGCATCGGACATGTTCTGGTTCCGTTACGACCCCGTCCCCGAATACGACCCCGCGGTCTGGGAGTTCGAGGTGATAAGGGGGTTCTTCAGGTCGGAGGACGGCACGCTCTACGCGGACGGCGTATTTTAAGCCACAGGAGGCCCTCAGAGCGATTCTGGGGGCCTTTTGCCGTCGTTTGCGACCAAGTGGACGGCAAGGGGCGCACGACGCGTTAGAAACGCTCTCAGCTTGTCACACAAGATTGTGGTGAAATTGTGAACGCCTAGATTGTCAAGGGAAATGCACTCAAGGAGTGGTATATTGTAGTCAACGACAGGGGAGCCAAGGAGGCGACCCGAGAAGGGAGAACGACATGAAGCGCGGAATGAACGCACGCGAGGTGCTGGCAAACGCCGAGAGGCTTCGGCGGGACGCCGAGAACGAGCTGCGGGACAACCCCTACCTCAAGGGCAAGGCCTATTACATTCGCGACGTCTGCCACGACCTCTCCATCTTCGACTGGTGGCACGACAGGCTCTCAATCTCTCAGCTCAAGCAGATAGAGGGCTTCCTCAAGACGGCAATCCGCATGGGCTATGACGGCTATGTCTGCTTCAAGGTCGGCGCCGAGGGTTGCGCAAGCGGCATGTGGGCATACAAGGTCGGTTCGCTCGACGGCAGAAGCCCCGATGACGCCGAGTTCATCTACAGGAGCTTTCAGTCGCGCCACAACTACTGGGAGCACTACACGGCGGACGGGCAGAGCCTCGCGCGTCGGAAGGGCCTCGCGTACGGGGAGATTCGCACGCCCAAGGAACTCCGCAAGGTGATGGGGTCATAGCGACCAAGGCGGGGCGGCCTCGAGAGGGGTCGCCCCAAGCTTACCGCTCATCCTTTGAAGATATAGGATTGATGTGAGAAAAGAATAACAAAAATTCTTGTTGACAATCGGTTGTGCATGGTGCTATAATGTAATCAACGAGCGGGGGAAAGGAAGTACCCCGAGATGGGAGAACGAGAGATGTACGAGGACCGCGAACAGGGCTTTTCCACCACGTTCTGGCAGGATTTCTCAATTGCCGACGCGTTCGGCACGGCGGCGATACGCGACACGTTCAACAGGGCGTTCAAGGAATGGAAGAGCGATTACCGCTACCTCACCGACCTCGTGATGGTGCTTAACCACAAAATCTGGCAACACTACGAGGCGGGCCGCATGGAGGTCGCGAGGCTCTACAACGACTTGTGGGAGACGGCGGAGGGCTATGCCTATAACAACCTCAAGGGCGACGAACTCCACTATTTCATCAGAGTGCTAGACTAGGAAATCGTGCGGGCGGGGCTTTCCCCGCCCGAACTTTTTGAAAAAGTTCTTGACAGCACGGAATACACGGTGCTATAATAGAATCAACGAAAGGGAATCCGAGAGGGGAGAACGAAATGAAACGTCACTACTACGCACGGCGCGACATGCCCGACATGAGGGTCGAAATCCTCGTGTTCGAGAGCACGCGGGCGCGCGACTACGCCCTCAGGGCGCTCGACGGCAAGGGCCGCAAGATAACGGCCAAGGAGGCCGAGAGATGGCGTCACAGCGGCCGCAAGCGGTTCGCGACGTTCTATGACATGACCATCCCCGAGTATTGGGACGGCGTGCTCTCGAGCGTCTACGACGAGATGGTCACGACCAGAAATGTGTAGGAATCGTGAACCCAAAACCCCGAAACTTTTTTCTTGACAACACCTAGCACGAGTAGTATTATTATAGATGTCAGGAGGGGGAACAGGAAGTACCCCAAGAGAGGAGCCACAATGAACTTCGCAACCTTAGAGCCGATTGTCGTCGCCCGCCTCGCCTCCCACGACTGGGACCCGCACATCATCACGGGCAAGGACGTGCGCATGGTCGCAGGCGTCCTCAGGCTCGAGCGCATGGACGCGGACGAGCTTACGGCGACCCGCAACGCAATCGTGAGGGCGTTCGGCGACGCCTCCCACGACGTGATGGAGAGCAACGGCCGCGACGGCGACTGGGACCGCCTCCACAACGGCATGAGCGCCATCACCGCGGTCATCGACCAGTACCTTTGGAAGGCTGGCGCGCTCTTTTAGGAAACAGGGCATGAGGGGGCGCACGCGCGCCCCCGCCCACGGGAAAGAAGGGAAAGACCAAATGCTCGTGAATCTGACTCCGCATGACATCAACATCGTTCGCGAGGACGGCACCACGTGGACCATCCCCGCGTCGGGCGAGGTCGCCCGCGTATACGCCAACACCCGCCGCGTCGACGAGTTCGACGGCGTGCCCATCACCCAAACGTTCTACGGAATGGTGGCGGGACTTCCCGAGCCGCAGGACGGCGTGCGCTACATCGTCTCCGCACTCGTGGCCGAGAGGGTCACGGACCGCACCGCCAAGGTGGGCGACATCCTCGTGCCCTCCGAGACCGTGCGCGACGAGCACGGCCGCATCATCGGGTGCAAGTCACTCGGTATCATCCGCTAGCATATTGTGTAGGGACTGTGAACCCAAAACCCCCGAAAGTTTTCTGTTGACAGTCCCCCTCACATGGTGTATATTATTAGATAACGAGAGGGGGAACAGGAAGTACCCCGAACGAAGGGAGAACGAAATGAGCAACGCACGCAAGCACGACCTCCAGCCCAAGTTCGAGGGCGTCAGGAGCTACTACGGGAAGGCCCGCGTCTACCAGAGCGGCACCACGAAGGAGCTTGTCTCCTACGCCACGACCGTTGCCAAGGTCATCGACGGGGTGGCCTACAGGGGCCACGGGGCGCCGCAGAGCGCCACGACCGCGCGCCACATGCGCGAGTTCTTCCAGCAGGAGGGGTTCGACAAGATGATGATGTCGGACCTCAGGGCGCTCCCCATATTCTAGGAACAGGCACGGGGACGGGGGCCTCACGGCCCCCACACCCGACGAGAGACGGGAGAACGAGCAATGGGCGGTGAATTCCACAGGTACGACGACCTATGGCGCGAGACGTGCGACAGGCACGGGTGGGACCGCGGGGACTGCCACGGCGACCACTACGACGAACTCACGCGCGAGGAGAGCTACGCGCTGATGGAGGCGTGGGTGGAGGACCTGAAGCACGGCGCGACCGAGTACATAGACTGGGACTGCTAGGACACAGGCCCCCACGGTAACATCTGTACCGCGGGGGCTACATCTGTTTCAGCCCGCAACATCTGTACCATATGGGAAACATCTGTACCACCTAATGCGCGACGCGCTAAGAGCGTTTCTAACGGGCGCACGCGCACACGATGGGCAAGTGGACCAGAGCGGGCGAGAGAGGGCCACAGAGTCGCCCACAGGCCCTCACAGGGGCTAGCGCGGCGCACGCGCACGCGTGAATCCGAGAGGTGGCGCCAACGAGGTCACGGGAGGACGGGACGAGGGGCGCGAGGACCCACCACGCGAGGGGCACGCCACAACCTAGCACGGCACGCAATTGTGGGCGAATTGTGTAGCGGCAGATTCTCACATACAAACCTAGCGCATAGTGGTATATTAGATGTCAGCAAGAGGGAGGGGCACGGGAGCCTCACCCGAGAGCAGATGGGAGAACGAGATGAGCGAGGGATACAAGACCTACGGCTACGGCGACAGCTACGGGATGGCCAACGAGGCTCAGGTGAGGGCAATCAACAACGTCATCACCACGCTCCTCGGCGACATGAAGCAGATTGACGAACTCGAGGTCGATGACAGGTGGTGCGGGATTGACGGCACCGTGAGCGTTTCCCTCGTCCTCAAGATATCGGACAGCGTGGTACTTCCCGAGCACGTGTCGAGCGACATCTACGACATGCGCACGCTCTACATCTTCAACGTGGGCAAGCGCGGCGGCGTCTTCCAGTACGAGAGGGACAGGAGGGGCGACGGATACCACAGGGAGTACCGCAGGCACCCACGCAGACTCGCGTTTGAGAATCTCTAGGAGCGACGGTGGCGGCTCCGATGGTTGGGGCCGCCACCGCATTGCGCCCGCGGCCGAGAGTTTTTTCGCTCATGCTTTGGTCGGCGAGTCGGTCGCGCGGTCGGCGTCGACGGGCTGCTCTCGGCGTTTCCGCAGGTCACGGCCCTGCGAATCGTGCAGCTTTTTTTGTTTTCGCTCGCGGGCGCTTTTTTGCCCACGCGCTTTTGATGCATTTATGTCACATGCTTTTGAGCATGAGTGAGGTTTGGAACACATTTAAATGAGTCGGGCTGCTCGAGGCGGGAAGAGCAGCCCCCGAGCGAGTCCCCGACAGGCCGCCCCCAGAGTGGCGAGGGCAGCCGCGCTCGTGACGAGCAGCAGGCCGAGAAGGCCCCCTCCCAGTGGGAGAGGGCCGCGAGGCGGCCCGCGTTCCTATTGCCCGTAGTAGATGGCCGTCTCGTCGTAAAGCTCGTCCGCGCCGATTCCGAGCGCCTCGAGCGCGTTGCCCCCGTAGTACGCGAACATATCGGCCGCGAGTCGGTCGATGAGGAAATCGGTGTGGGGCGAGCCTCCGTTTCGTTCGACCTCAGCCCAAATCTCGTAATCGACGTCGCCGTGCTTGTCGAGGTAGGCGTCAATGAGCCTGCGTGTCGCCGCGTGCATCTCGAGCGTTCCGTACATGGTTGACCTCCTCAGGTCCCGCGCGAGGGGTTATTCCCTTGACAACACCTACTATACCAGATTGCACGACGCGCTAGCGTGAGATTGCGCGTCTTCACAAACCACACACATTCTAGCTCAGTGTGCAAGATGTGATGGATTTGTGGAGACGGCCCGCGACGCTTGCAACGCTAGCGCGTAGTGCTATAGTAGTTGTTGTCAGGCGGGGACACACGGTCCCAGCCGACGCCTA